CGTGGTGCAACTGTGTATCCAGTACCACCGTAATTCAAAGCAATGCTTTGAATTTGATACGTGTAATTTTCTAACCAGTCTTTGCGACTGCTGGCATTGATAAAAACTAAATCTCTTGGATTGTTTTTATTCAACACACGATAAGTCCCGGTGGCCTTGTCGTAGATGCTAGGGAAGTCAAAATCACTTACACCAGCATTTAGTTCGTCAAGTCCTTCGTAGTCCAATAGATATTCACGTATCTGACTACGATAAGGCTTGACTTCATTGATGTACTGTTCGTAGTAGTCCTGATTGTCTTTGATGTAGTTTGTAAACTGTTCTAGTTTACGAATTCTGTGCAGTATGGTAATCAAGCTGGTTTTGATAGCCCAATCAACCACAATTTGCTCGCTCAAGATATAGTTCAGCAAGGTAAAGAACAAGTTGTTTAGCTCTACCAGATTCTCATCAATGAAGATGTCATTGACCAAGGCTTCAAAAATGTTACGCAGTTCTACACTTTGTGTTGTGCTGAATCCAACTTGGTCAAACGCACTGTTGTCAAATCCAATGCGACTTTGTGCAGGATCATACAAACCAGTGCTTAGTTGTATTGTTCCGTTTTCAACTGCAACTTCAACAAGGTTACCGCTAGTGGTATATTCATATACTGTGTACGTGCCTTTGCCGCTGTCTAAAACTTTAACTGTTTGCCCTGCTTGCAGGCTCAAGGCATAGACATCTACATAGCGAGGAACTACAAAATCAATGTTGAGATATTGATCATAGCCAGGTGCATACCAGTTGACATAATTCCACCAACGTGTGGTATCATAGCTTTGAATGCGAATCATTCGGAAACCAACAAACTGACTGTATTCATACACAGTCCAGTAATTGTAAAAATCGCTGTCACTTGTGACAAGAACTTTGAATCCTACAAACAGTTCACTATCTGGAATATACAACAGTTGGTCAACGCTGTCTACAGAGGCGTCATAAAATCCTACACCAGCAGCCGGAATTGGTTCTTCTTTAAGTAAACGGGTAAAGTTTCGTCTATTGGTCACAAGTTGTGAACTGAGCACATTGTTTACAAAAGACACAAAAACTTTTGCCGCGTCAAGATTGTTGCGTATCATACTCTGGCGAGGAAGATCACTGATGCCATAAGCGTCTGCATCAGTTAGTCTTAGATCAGGAACCACTGCGCCTGTGCTATTTTCACCAGACAAACTGTCAATCAGTTTGCTAATTAATTTGCTAGGAATACTGCTATTTCTATTTCCTTGTTGAATTAATTCAAATTCGTTGTGACTAATAATGTCACCAAGTCTGCGACTATAATCCACGCGGAACACAGTGTCAGACGATTTCAAGTATTGTTTGAAATTGTAGATATTGAATGCATTAGGGGCAATCGCGGCTGCAAACGCAATACCCTGAGCTTGTGGATCTCGAATTAAACTTTCAAGTGTGACAATACTGTTGTTTCGAGAAGTCTTAGTACGGTCAAACATCTGTTTGTTAATTACCCAGAAGTAGTATCTGGTTTTAATTAAACTACTAGAACTGTCGTAATAGGTTTGTTCAGTGTAGGCACTGTTGTCAGGGTACTTGGCTTCGCCGTCGCCGGTGGTACTTGCATACTCGCTTGGCAACACTAAACTTGACACCCATTCACAAACTTGAATTTTACTGTCTGGGAATAGTTCTCCCCAGTGTGTGGTCCTATAATTCAAACTGCCTTGTTCATAGTTGACGTAACGGCAAAGGCTTAGATCCCACCAGGTTTGGCCTTCTTGTAACGAAGTCCAGTATGAATCTGTCGCAATAGTCACAGAAGAACGAGTTCCTCGGTTGTAGGCAGCAGGATCATAACTGCTCTTGTAATCTAAATCTTGGTCTGCAATGCCAAGTATTTTTCCTTTTGCTGGATCAAAGTAATCCAAGTCTTGAACATTAACTTGTTTAACTTTATCATAAAGCATGATACTGTTAATGTAATCAATATCAACTTCTTCGCCGCGGCTGCGTAATCTGCTCCATCCTTTGACATTTCCTTCATTGATGAACATGTGTACTGCGCCTGCTTTGATGCTATGGTAGTTGCTGAATTCTGCGCCGACCAATGCCCATCCGCGATTGATATCAATTGAACTACCAAAATTATCACCAGTTAATACAAAGGCATTTTGTAACACTTGATTGTATAGCAATTTGCCTGGATTTTCTAAAGTTTCGCCAGGAGGATTCAAATAATCATAAAGGTACACAGCACCAGATGCATTCAAACTGTCAATGAATCGTGTGGTATCTGTATCAAACTCAGTTGTTTGTTTGTCAAAGGTACTGGTCTTTAGTGTGTTACCGCCTTCACTGGCAATTGCCACAGTTAGACCTGTGTCGTCAATGCTTACTTTTGTACCAAACTTTTCTGGTACACCGTAGCGTGGGTGACCAATTGTTTGTGTTAGTTCATAGATACGTAATCCGATGCCGTCAAGTGCTGTGCCGCTGTTGCCTGGTAAAATGTCAAGTACTCGAAGATTGCTGTCTTCGCTGACTCTAATGGTAAGTGTTCCGTTTTCGTTTTGCACTGTTTCCACAGCCACAGCATTGGCAGACTCAATGTTGCGTCTAATTTTAGAAATATTATCACCAAATCTAGTAAATTGTAATGAATCACCACTAGTGACTGTAACTGGAGTATTGACTGCAATATTACTAAACATGCCAGGGGTTGCAGGACCCCAACCAACAATTTGTAAACCCAATCCAGCATCAATGTCTGGTCCGATGATTCTATCACCAATGGCTAAGCCAACATTGCTCACTAGAGAAATTTCAGTTCCGGTTGAACCATACGCCGCTGTTACGTTGGTTTGAGTGCCCGGTACCACTGAAGTAAAGGTTGCAAGTCTATTGTTGATTCTGATTGTTTGGCCCAGCTCAACATTTGTTTGTAGGAAAGTTTTGTCTGTGGTCACAGTGCCATAGAACAATCCTTTGTTTACATAACGGTATACTTGCCCGTTGTAATAATTCTCGTCACGATAACCAGGACTACCAACAGCCAGACTCTTGTTGTCAGGAGCAATATCAACTGATGCACCAAATCGTCCTAGATTAACAACAGTTGGACATGGAATTGTTTGTATCAAGTTAAAAAAGTTTGTATCGGCTGTGATTGTTGCGCCGTTGCGCGGAAAATTAGTTAAGATGACAGAATTGTTTTCAATTGTATAGTCTACCAAATTGGTCAATAATGTGTTGTCAATACTAAATGATGCTACATTTCGCAATTGATCAAACGTAAAGACTTTCTTATCGCCTAGACTTAGAATAACTTCATAACTGCGGCTAAACACATATGTGCGTCCAGCAGATGGAATTGTGTTGTCTTCCTCATCCAGGTCATCTGTGTCGGGTGCGCCAACAATAATTCTATAACCACCTTGATCGCAACGCACTGCCCACCCAAAGTTGGCATCGCTGTTGATAGCGTCTGGTGGCTCAATTACATCAACCAACTGATAGAATAGATCTCGTTGAACAACCACAATGCTTGGTTCTGTTAAAAATTCATCATCTAAGAATACAATATTACTGCCAACCACTATAAATTCTTTGTTTGGTACAAACACTCGACCAGTAGCACCGTACACCAGTAACTGGTCAATGGTTTCTGGAGTTGACTCAAGTGCATAACTACGTGTGGTCAAGTTACGTATAACTGTTGGAATTATTGTGGTTTGTAAACGTTGACGTGTGATATAAACAGCCGTTTGTGATGCAATGCGATCAAAATCAGCAAAGAAAATACCACCTGCATTATCCACAGTGTAGTCAAAGTTTGGTTCAAATAATTTACCATTGGCTCCTAGAACTTTAATCTCGTTTGCACTCTTGAGTCCAAGCAAATTTGTGCCGTATGTGATTTGTCCAACTACTGGAATAAGAGTTACTCGTGTAAAAGTTTGAGTTTTCTTACCATAACAATACACTTTGTTTGCACCCGGTGCCCCAATGTATATCCATTGTTGATCATTGCTCATGGCCACACTGTGGCCAAATCTATCGCCGTCACTTAGTCCACCAGGGAAAATCATTTGATAACTGATCCACTGACTTCCTAGTGTTTGTGAAACAAACACACCACCTTGTTCTTTATATGTGCCTGGCGCACCAATTGCAGCCAATATGGTTCCAATATCAATACTGAAACCAAACTCTCGAGCATCACTGTTAAATGGCTTGATCAGCTGAGTTTCTTCAATTGTGTAAGATCCTTGATCTGGGCGCAAGAATGTTTTCACTTGACCAGTTGGGAAAATTGGCTCTACAATGGCTCCAGCGCCTGCACCACTTTGATCAATCACTTCCACAGTAGGAGCCGCTAGGTAGCCTTGTCCGTAGCTGACAACTGTGGCTCCGGTAAAGTTACTAATACCATCAATAGTTCTACCAATATTTCCTGTTGCGCCGCTGCCGCCAGCATAAAAAATGTTAGCTTTAGCAAATGCAGTTTCGTAGCCGCTGCCTGGAACTGATACAGTTATAGAATTTACTTTACCATTGGCAAATGTTGCAACAGTTCCAACAAATCCACTTCCGGTTGCACTGTTGGCAATAGTAACGGTAGTGCCTGAGCCATAGCTGGTACCTCGATCAGTACTGCTGGCAAATGTAATACTTTGTACGCCACCGTTGCCATAAAATGCCAGTGTACCAATAGCACTAGAACTTGTGTCTAAAGAATGTGTAGAAATATTAATTGTAGGATCACGATAGTCTTCACCTTTGTCAGTTACCACTATGCTGTTTACTGTGGTTAACTGTAACCGTGCTACTAAATTAACAGGAGTTGGGTTATTGGTAAGCAATAGCACAGAAGGAGCTTCTGTATATCCGCTGCCTGGATTGGTAACAGTAATTTTTTCAATGAAGTTTCCTGACAGTACCGCAGTTGCTTGTGCGCCAAATCCGCCACCGCCAATGATTTGTACCACTGGTGTTTGTACAAATCCGCTGCCGCCATCAATTACCTGAATAGCATCAACTCCAGTGGGTGTGAGGCTGGCGATTGCGCGGCCGCCAGCACCTCTATAGAATCGAATAGGAGTATTGTTTCTAACACTCAATGATGTTGCAATAAGCCAACTGCTGTGGGTACCAGATCCAGCTGTGATTTGAATGTTTGCTGTCAATACTGTTCCCACAAAACTTTCAACATAACCTTCAAGATACGTGGTTAGGTCGCCTGATACATAAGCTCGAATACCATCGCCTGCCACAATTGGAGTTGACGTTGCTGTTATTCCAGTGGTAAATGATATTGTACCTGTTGCCACAGTAATGCTGGTCGCAGATACCAACCCGCTGTAATTTGGACCTTGTACTTCAATTAAATTATTGGGTACGTCAATTTCAGTAACCTGAGTTTCAAACGGAATGCCAGTGCCAGACACATAGTCACCAACATATATTTTACTCATATCACCCGAGGACAAATAAATCTCGGCGGTGTTTAATGTTTCTGCTGTGGTTACAGTATTCCATTCATCAATGATTGTTACATTTGGTGCAATAGTATAACCTGATCCAGCAACCAATACATTGGCTTTGGTCAATGCCCCATTGCTTTTAACTACAGAGAACAATGCTTGCTGACCGTTTAGTCCTGTTGGAGATCCAATTCTAACCGTAGGGCTATCATAGTTTGCACCTGGATCAAGGACTTTCAATCCGCTCAACGAACCATTTGTGTAGTTTGGTGTACCAGCAAGAATAATCTGATTGTCAACACTGAGTCTAACTTCTTTACCGTACCCTTCTAGAAAACGATCTTCGCCCTGACGAAGTGGCAATAGTTGATTGAATTCCCATCCGTCTATTTTCTGGAACACGCCCCAATAATTATCACTGGTGTCATTGTCAATCCACACACGATCTTCATTTCTCCATCCATGTGGTGGAGTAAAATCAATGATTTCACTCACTTGATCAAAGCGAACATTGACCATTCGGAAGTACACACCCGAACTTTCCACAGTTTGAATCTGCGCAAATGTATCAAGATTTCTGTAACCAGTAACTAATGCACTCAAGTTGTCTTGCACAGATGTTACAACATAAAATCCGTCAAATTGATTGTCGTCAAAGTTTTTAATAACAATTAATTCTTTAGCGGCAGTTCCGTGAGGTTTGTCAAACACAAACAACAACTGACTTGTGTTTGTTCTAGTGATACTGAGTAGCAACACGTCAGTTTCTGTTGCTCGATACACATTCCAACTCTTGTCATTGTCAACACCAACCCAGAGCTTGTATCCTGAGCCAAGAGTGTCTACCAGTCCAAAATAATTTTGATAATTTGAAATATCGTATATGGTTCCATCAACATCGTCCAGTCGAGGATATCCTGCTGTTACATTATCTCCAATGCGAGGCAATAGATCATTTCTAGCCTTAACAATGTTTTTGTTGTACACTTCTTCTGAGCCGCGATAGATTGTGTAAGGTGTAAAGTTGATAGCACCAGGTGCATTAGCATCGCCAAAGTTCAAGAAGTTAATGGTACTTGGATCATCAGTAAAGGATTGTTCGTCCAGCTCAACTTCAATGTACTGATCACTGCCAGTTGCTCCGTACTCGCCCACACGCAATGCCCACTCTTCATAAAGTGTAATTGCACTGGTCACACGATCAAATTGACCTGCTGTCAAACTGTTGATGGCATTTTTTGTGCCTTTCTGTTTGATGTAGCCTTGGTAAAACTTTACCTGTGAAGTTTTGTCAATGCCTAGATCCTGCAGGAATTCACGATTTCTAAAACCAATCAGTCCTGTAGAATAGTTGTCAAAGTCCTCATTGCGTTTCATTTGATCAGTATCATAGATCTGACGTAAACGATTTGCAGAATTAGAGAAGTTGGTCAATAGACCAGTTTTTATCTTGTTCCTATCAATTGGCTTCCAGTAGTTAAAGTCAAACGTGGTTGTTTCTGGTACTTTTTGTAGTGCAATAAAATATTGATTTTTGTATTCTACCAGGCTTCCTATATTGTAGGATTTGCCAGCTTGCCATGCATTAACAGTGTCATTGTTGTAGATATAACCAGGTGCATTGAGTTGCCCATTCCATTCTCCACTCTTGTAGCCGGTCAGTTTCAAGCGGTATTGTCTATTGCCAATTTCGGGCTGATTGATAACATCACTAAAAACTGTTTGGTTATCAAAAATTAGAACATGTTCGTATTCGACCAAACTTAGGTCTGCCAACGCAATCATTTTTCCAAATGCTGCCGATGCAGTGAACAATCCACCGTCGCGACTCACGCTGTAGTTGCCTTGGCGAATCAAGCTGAAATTTTGATCAAGTAAACGATTGCCAGTATTTTTATTGGTCACTTGATCAACCACACCGTAGTCAGACGCCACACTGATTTTACCGCCAATTGGACTTACTACAATAATGCTTCCCTGTTTCCAGCCTTGCTGACTCCAGGTTAGGAATTCTCTAATACTTAGATCCCAGTCTTTTACAACTTCAAGATCATTGTTGAATTCATCAAATACAAATCCAAGTGATGTCAGATATCTACCGTAACTGGTCAAAAAGTCTGACAACTGTTGATGAGTATTAAATTCGTAACCGTACGGCACTATCAGCTTTCGTAGCTGGTAATCCTTGTACACCGTTACTCCAACTTTTAGTTCCTTGAGTGCGTAACCGTTGTTGTTGACCTGACTAGGAATAATAGTAAAATATGGAGTTGTGCTATTGTAACCGCTGACTTTCCAACCATTGTCACTGACTTCAATGATAACTGCACTATAGGCCAAACGTTTGGTAGGGGTACTCTTGTGCAAGTACACACGATAGTTTTCATCAGGCACAATGATATTTCGTCCGCTGCCGCCGGGACTGCTTTGCTCGGCCACCACTTCTAACATTTTCTTGTCAGTAAAGCCGCCCATCTTGTAACTTAATCTCACGTCCATACGCAAGAAATAGTCACGCATCTTGGCACTACCATCTACACCCTGTTGTGCAAGATAGTCTCTTATCCAATTGCTGTAACCAGCAGTTAGTACAACTTCCTGACCTTTAAGGCCAGACTCTGGCACTTTAATTAGTCTTGGTATTAATCTTTGACGAGTTTCCCTGTCGGTGATCTGCCCAAGGCCTGAGTCAAAGCGATATCGACTATTATCAAACTGCGTTCCAAGATAGAATGCTGGTCGTGCTAGTATCAATGCCAGCTGAACTGCATAGGTATAGTCACTGCTACGCCTCCATGCAGTTTCTACTGGGCCATTGTCACCAATACTGAATGGTGACGATGTTTCAAGAGCAGTGATACTACTCAGTCCAAGTCTCAAAGGATCAAGCAATTCACCTGTGTCATCCACCGGAATTATTTTTGTTAGGTCAGGGCGAGCAAATCTTTTGTCAATACCTGCTCTAGCACCTGAATGGATGTAGCCTGATTGAATATCTTCCCATAGTACTCTGTTACCACTAGTGTATGGTGCTGGGCCATAACGATCATTCCAGTAACTAGGTCTTTCGCTGAAGCCTAACATTTCCCACGGATGGGTGTGTGGACGGTCTGTGTCGTAGTAGTACTTGTAAACTCCACGCCAGTGTCCTGGCAGTTTTTCGCCAGTGCGATCAACAAATTTTCCGTAATTCCATGTCCATGGATCGTTAGCATTAAAGAAATCGTTGGCACTGTAGTCTAGTCTGTTGGTCCCTATCCATCCCAAGAAAGATCTGCTCAACAGTTGATTCCACTCTTGACGAGAGTAATCAGTTTCTCTGTATTTGCCAGGAATCGTATCGTATATCTCAAGCAAGGTATCTTCGTAACGAACCTTGATGTTATTATAGATGCGAGATTCAAGTTCCAGTAACAATAAATCTCTGTAGTCATTGAATGCAGGTGTGATACTGCCATCATGCCCTTCAACAACTAAAGTTGGTTGTCTATAGGTGTTGTCTACATAAATTCGAGGAGTGTATTTTGGATACATTCCAAGTTTGGTTGGAGTCTCAGGAATGTAATTTTCAACGGTGGTTGAATATTCTACTATTTGCAATTCGCTAGTGTATGTTAAATCCACATTGGCGTTGAGAACAATGCTTGATGTTTCACGTGAAAAATCAAAATCTATTTCATTAAGTAACTGGCGGTGCTGTCGAGTTGCAGAGTCTCTAATGTATATTAATACCGACTGTCGAGAGATTGTTGACAAATCAAATGCACTAGGAATTAGATATGTTCGTTGTCTAATGTTCAGGATTGGCAATTTTGTTACTTTACGGAACTTGTTACCGTAAGGCACCATGTCGCTGTCATACCATGGGCTTGCCGGACTCTTGCCTGACATCAATGACTTCAATATTAGATCTACACTTCCTGGAATATCCAATGTATCAATTTGCAGTCTAGAAGTCATGTCAATGAATTTGTTCTTGAACTTGGTGTATTCTTTTTGTGCAAACTCAACGGCTTGTATAATGTTTAGGTCTTGATCTACCAAGAACAAACTTGCTAGACTCACTGGACTTGCGTGTTGGAGAATACTTCCTTGCCAATTTTTATTGTACAGATCTCGTAGATTGTTTTTGCCAAGAGCTGGTCCAACAATGCCATAATGATTGTCTACTTTGGTTACTAGATGATTTCTAATTTGTCCTAGGGTCAGGCTTTCAAAATTGCTATTCAGCGGATTGGTATCTAGGTTCACCGGAGTTTGATAATGACCCAATAGACTTTGCTGTTTACTGTATACTTTGATTGTTATTTGCTGTCCAACGACCAACGAACTAGCAGGAATCACCACTGCGGTTCTTGCACCAGATTGCTCAACAGTGTATTGCGTTTCTAATAAACGAGTGTTGTTTACATATACTTTGAGGTAAGGAATTTCTTGACTGATCTCTTCTTTTACATCCAATTCAAAGTAATTGGTAGTTCCGTTAAATTCATGAGAAATCAATTGGTACTGTTTGCTGTCAGTTCCAATTGGCGTCCAAATATTTCTCAATTGTACATTGCCAGATTCTGTTTGTTGTTTTAGAACAAAGTTACTGATAGGAGTATTTGTTTCAGCAAATCCGTCCAAGAAGTTGAACGAGTCAGTCTGGAAATAATTACTAAATTCAATATCACCAACGTTTTCAAAATTCTTATAACTCAATGGAAAATTCAATACATTGTCGCTTTTTCCAGCACCCAACTTGTAACCAAAAATTCTAGTTCCAATAAATTTAGTTCCCTGGTACACTGATGTGTCACCGGCACTATCCCCATTGGTATCAAATGCATCATACAATGGTTCTTGATTTGTATCTTGTTTTTGTTGACTTGGTGACCAAGCAATACCATCAAAATAAAATTGATTGTATGCTATCACATTTGTTGTTGTTTGTTCCTGATTGGCAGGAATGTTGACAACAACAGTGTCGTCAACATCATATGTTTCTGGTGTGTCATCTTGATAATCAATTGCATTATTGAATTGAACAATCTGTGCCACACCTTCAGCGGCTTGTGTGAATGTAATAATGATGTCGTTGAACTCTGACTGTTTTTTATCAATTACAATTCTTGGTTCAAACACTGCGCTGGCTGTTTGTTCTAATACCAGTGCCACAACTGTTGGTCGATCTGCACCAGTGGTTACACCTACGCCTTGATTATTATAGTTACTGGTCAACTTGCTGTCAATCACTACACCATCATAGCTATCAACAATAATTACGTTTCCAGATTGATAAAGCACTGGATCTAATGTGATTGGATCCAGGTACGTGGCCAATTGATCACTTCCGGTGCAGGCACCAATTAATTCTACCACAGGCACCAGCGCCTGTATGATTATCTCAGGTGCATGCACATAACCCAGTCCTGGATCAGTAATGGTGATACTGCTAATTTCTGCAGGTGCCACAGCTGGTGTTGCTTGTACAAAATCACTGAATGTTACCTGCGTCAGCGACGGAAGGGTAACAGAATTGTTTAGTGTAATTCTTCTGGTATATGCATCAACTGTGCGGACTTGAATACCTGCAGGCAGTAACCCGGCCAGATCTCCAACCAACATGCCTGGCTGGACACCATTTACATTATCTAGTGCCATGACAGTTTCGTCAACCAATTCATTAACACTAATAAATCCAGTTTTTGTATGGCCGTTAAATCTTGCGCTACTTCCTACACCTTCTGTGGTAAAAAATCTATTCTGGGCAGTGAACACGATACGTGACCCAGCTGGGAGGTCAATCAACTCGCCGTCGCTGTCCTGAGCATTAATTGGACCGCTTAGAATAATTTGATCACTGTCAACATTGATAACTGATCGAACAATGGCAGTAGTTTTACTCACGTCCATGAATGACTGGAACGTGTTTGTATTTGGTCCTGTGGTATCAGTTGCCGCATATGGCTCTTGTCCAAAGTCTGTGAGAATTTCTTCTCCATTAATGGTTGATACTAAAAATGCCAACCATCCTGTTTGTACAGGAAGCAAATCGTCGGCATTGTCAAAATACAATGTTGTTGATCCGTAGGTAGAAACTGCCGAAGTTAAAACTTCTACTTCACTGATAATGTCGGCTGTGGTAGCCGACGTCACTGTGTATCCTGTACCAGGATCAACAATACGGATATAATTAATGATATTATCATTTGTAATAGCGGATGCAACTGCTTGATTGCCAAGGCTAGATTCAATTGTTACGTTTGGAACCGTGGTATATCCACTGCCAGGTTCCGTAATGCTGATGTTATAGATTGCGTTACCATCACTGCGAGCAACAGACTGTGCTGGCACACCACCAAACACTAGTTTGGTTCCGTTAAGAATACTAATTTCACGATTAACTTCAAATTCAGTTTCGCTCAATACTTTTGTTACTCTAGTAGTTGCATAGTCAATGGTGTACGCAGTTATCTGTCCGCCACTTAGATAATCTGTAAAGTTACGAGAGTCTTGCGCTGATGCGTCTGACAAGTCACTGCTTGCATACAAGTCAATTGCATTTTCACTAATGCGCTTGACATAGTATCGAGAAAAGTTTAGTTCTACTGTGCCTACAATATTTCGTATGTAGACAAGGTCTTTGTCAACAAATCCGTGGTTAGACGCAGTAATAATTCTTGTTGGAACAACATCAATACGAATATCAGAAATCAATACTGGGTCAATACCGCCACTTATAACCATTCCAACATCTAACATGCTGGTATCGTTGACTTTGACTGATTTGCTGGCCAATTGTGTTGCTGTGGCAGTTGCAAATGTGCCAGCAGTTGCATTGGCTTTGAAGGTCCACAAATCACCAACTGAAACTGTGCTTACTCCAGTTAATGGAGTGGCAGCTTCTAGATTTGCAGACACAGCTGGCGCATTGATTGTAATTAAATTTGCTTCATTGTCAATTGCAGAAACGATTGTGCCACCAATGATACCATTGGCAATAATTTGATATCCCGGTGTTAGGAAATCCCACAATGTGGCAGATGTTGTAACTCGACCAACTGTAGTTACTGAAGCAGTGTAGGTGTTTGCGCCAGTGAATGTAATAGTAGGCGCAGTTAGGTATCCGGATCCATAACTGCTTAATCTAATAGATTTAATTGCTCCATTTGCATACAAATAAACATTGTTTACAACTGGTACTGTGCCTGCAGGTGCAGTTGGGGCGCTGATGCTTGCACTCACGTTTGCTTGGTAATACCCAAGTCCAATATTGCCAAATGTAGCAACCACATTGCCAGATCCGTCAACTTGAATCACACCAGTGGTCGGAGGATTAATTAATGGACCTGCTGCCACTTCAAATGTCAAACCTGATGTGCCAAGACTCACATTTGTTACTGTTGCCCAATATTGATTTGGGTTGCTAATGCTGATGTTAGGAGTTGTAGTTGTATAGCCGGTACCAGCAGAATCAATTCTAACATAATCTATCTGTTTGAATGTGCGATAGTTAATTTCTGTTTGAACTTGATCAATGTAGTCGCTGTTGATTTTAATATAGGGATCAGCAATAAAGTTGACACCACCGTAAGCAATATCAATGCTTTCAATTCCACTATTTTTAAGTACCACATTGCCTTGTGCAACTCGTGTGCCGATACCTGGCAATGGCTTGGCAAAAGTAACAGTTGGTATAAAATTATAAGACAAGTTGCTGGTAATAGTTACACCAGCAACTTCGTATGCAGGTAAATCTTGTGTGTTTTGGCTTACCAAGTGAATTCTGTTACCAGTTGATGTTGTGATAAAATCCACTCGATATATTCTACGGCGCACTTCAAGATCATCGTCGGCTGCAAAAATTACTCGAACACCTGGTGTCAGCTGACGAACAATTCCGTTAGGCATGCGTACTGTATAGTACTCTTGACCTTCAACGTCTTGGAAAGCATTGGTTATTGTAAAATCAATAATGTCCACTGGGCTCTTGGATGTACGGCCATAGTCAAACAAATAGATGTTTGGATCAAACTCAATAATTGGGCGTTTGCCACGCTGAACCATTGATAGATCCAACAGTGTTGGATCTTCTCTATATTTGGCGGCGTCTTCAATGGTGCTTATATGGAACCAGCGATTGCTACGGCTCCATGCATTGAGATCTTTGCTGGCACGATTGATAGTGATGTAGTCCGGAGTCGCTAATCCGCTGTCAACTGCGTATTGTTCTGGCACAGTGAAATTACCAACGTTGATTAGTTTAATTGCTGTGCCAACACCTTCAACAATATAGTTGTTGTTTGCATATCTTGCTGGAGTAGCAGTGTTATCAAACTTGATATGCATGCCATTGGTCAATACAACTTGATTAGGGCTGGTATAGTTTTCTGTTCCAATGATGTCATTGTCAATGTTGATGGTTTCTGTGCCTGGATTGACCAAACGTATGATGCCAAAGAAGCCAGGCTCTGAATTGTCTTGATAGTACAGTGTGTCCAACGGTGCAGTGATAGGATCTATAGTTTCATAGAACCCACTGTTGTTTAACAATAATTCAACGTTGGAATATCTTTGTCCGGCTTTTACATAGACTTTCTGGCCAGGTAATACTTCAGTGATAGGATCAAGTTTTATAATTTGGCGATTGTTTCCTACATCAATTGTACGAATGCGGAACACCCAGCGACGTTTTTCGCCTGGCACCAGTTCGCCATATTCAAATGGTGTTTCGTCAAACTTGTCAAAATCAAAATTGCCGGCATCTTTCCACAGTTCGTTGTCCACATCTGCATTTGCAAACACAAGGGTTTTTCCATTCAGTCCTTGACTTACTCCGTCAATGCCGCCTTGTTTGGCCAGTTGATTTACCAAATAACTTTGAATTTTGCTGTAGCTGGCAGTGGTAGCAAAGTCCACTGTGGCTGCAGACACAGCAGTGACCTGTACGTCTTGTGCATCACCTAGTGGCACATTGAATTCAAGTATGCCTGAATCAATTCCGTTATTGCTTAGTCCCAGTATCTGTCTGTTCAACTGTTCAGCAACAGGCCCTAGTGTGCCTGATACACCAGCGGCTGTTTGAATCCAAAAAGGATTTCCTGTTTGGTTGATTAAGAATTTGTAAGACTGACCTTTTACCAATGTAATAATGGGATTTCTGTTGTCTCCATACTCGGTAAACTGATATCCACGTGCATTGAGATTGCGAACAACACTGTATTCTAATGCAATGTCTTGATTGCCAGCCGTGATAGTAATCTCTGGTGGGCCATTTGGAAGCCATAGATAATTGTTGAAGTTTACAAATTTATCAACATCAAAACATCCATCAAATGTATAACTCTGATTGGCAAATAATCTGCTATGGTCTGTGGTAATACCACCATAGTATGCAATTTGTTGCAATAGGTCTAGATAACTGCTGTAAAAATCTGTGCGGCCTTGTCCACCATCAACAATGACTGATGTTTCAAGCTGATAATTTTGTCTATCGCTATTGGTTTCTTTCACATAGGTGTCACCAGTTTTCCAAGTGGGAGCATTTTTACGACCAATGTAGGAATCTAATCTTACACTTTGATCGCCTTCACTGATCAACTGATCAATGGTTGCTGCCAGAAACTTGCGGTTAGGCTCTGTACGAAATACTTCGGGTAAAAGATTTATGCTTTTGATGCTCATACGGTCATTTTATAGTTGTACTGCTGTGATAGCTGTGATAATTTCAACGTCATCCGGCGTTGCACAGCTGATAATAATTTCATCTGGTTCTGCGTTGATTTGATAAAGATTACCAAAACTTTGTTGTGTGTTTTTAGGAACAATAATAATACTACTAATCCTTGTGTTGAGCTCGGCATGTAGATATGCGCTAAGTTCACTAAAATAAAAACTTTCACCAAAGTCCCAGTTGGCAGTATCAAAATACTTGTTGATTGCAGTAATTACTGCTACCTTTATGTCGTTGTCACTTATAACAGCTTCACTGTTTTTTACAACTTTGAACTTTGCCCGCAGGCTTTCGTTTGCCTTGGCGCCAAACACTGGCTTGAATCTTGCAGGATTGTAGATAATTGTATCACTGATAGTTTTGAAATTTTCCAATTCTCCATATGCAAGACGAAGTTGTTCAACATCAGTTTTTTCAGGCTCAGCAATTTTACCACTGGTGTCTCTAATCCAAATTGAATAATCATCTGCATATTGTTTGGTTAGAATATACAAGTCCACAATGTTGTTGGGGCTTGGATCAATTCTGCGATTGGCTGGGCTTAAATGGCGGTATTGGAAATACACATTTGTACGGCCAAACAACCAAAGATACTTGTCACCGTTGTTGCTTTGTGTGAGACTGCGTGTTTCAATTCCCCTAACAGAAGTCACGGTCAAATCATAGAATTTGTTTTCGTCAGTGGCATAAAAAATTTGTCCATCTTCGTACAAATTATAAGCCTGCACAATTTCGCCCTGCGATCCATACAGTGTGGATACCAAAATGCTGTCAATTGGTTTGTATTGAACAAAACTGTTGGTGTTGAAAGTGCGTTCAAAGTACACATACTTGTTGGTTGGGTTGACCGCAGGATTTACCAACTCTTCAAAAATGTCTGGGTTGTCGGGTACGCCGTCTCTGTTGCTGTCTGCAAATTTAACTAGAATCTTACTGGTGTTTTCACGACCATCTGGATCCACAATCATCTTGTAAATAAACCAAGTTTTGTCTTCGTACAACGCTGTGTTACCATCAGGCACACTATTAGAACGAAGCACTTTGATTTGATCGCTCAATGTGGTTGCACTCTTGCTGTCGTACACACGCACCCTGGGATCAAAATAAAATTTAGTTTCCTGCGCACTTTCAAAAATATAATTGATTTGGCGATAATAGATATTGTAACCAAAAGTTCCACTCACGAACGAAATGATCCACGAACTGTCAAGACTTGCGCTAGACACATCACCAGAATTGGTATCTGAATATTCAGCGGTGTATCCATCAGTATTAATCAGCACTGAGTCATCCTGTTTTAACTTTAAGTTCTGTGGTTGTATAATATTCCAGGTGCCTAGCACTTGGTCAAGTCTGAGTCCAAAGTTTTTCTTACTAGAAATCAATGTCACTGCACTACGCAAAACATCTTGCGGAATAATATTATATATCTTAGGAATAATTTCCTCAATGTATGCACCAGTTGGCACAAAGGTACTCAATGTAATTGGACCGCTGTCACTGACTGTTAGCACGCCGTTGCCAGTGCCGTCACCAGCAACGTTGACAACAGTGGCATACAAAAATAACTTGTCACCTGTTACGCTTGGAAAGCCAGTGACTATTTCATTTGCCGCGTTGAAATACTTGGCCACAAGAGAATTACTACCACTGGCACGGAACTTGATAATTGATCCAGGCTTGACATAACGTAGACTATTGGAGCTGGCTTGTCCTACTTTGAGTGCAGGCAGTGCAAGAGTATTTGCAGACTGATTGCCAGTGGCAGGATTAATTGTAGCAAGGTACGATGAATTCAACGTTAGAAATCCTGTGCTTTGATTGGTGCTCACTGTCATTTGCTGCCAGGCTGACGTAAAGATACTGCCGTTGATTTCAACGTCAGTTGTGGTGAATCTGCGTAGCTTGGCATAGATAAACTGACTAAATGCCACGTAGTTATCAACCAACAGTTGGTTGTTCAATACCTCATTGATTTGTCCAATAATATCACCGCTGGTGCGTGGAATAAATTCCACGCTGTCAATGGTTTCGTTACGATATAAAATACCGTCTTCAGCAAAGATATTGGTGCTGGAATATTTTCCAGTTACGTCAACTGTGTCCAAATAACGACTGATACCAGAACTAGAACGATTGGTACTCTTTATTTTAAGAATACTATTAAATTTTGTAAATGGCAGGATGTTGTAGTCCTCGCCAGTTATCATGCGATTTTGTGTGTAGTACTGCTGTGGTGCTTTGTTTTTAATTTCTGCTAGAGATTCGCGACCACTGGCATTGTTTACCGTATAGTACAAACTAGCACGTACGGTCAGCGATTCACTGCGATTCTGACGACTCACATAGGTAAAGGGAATCAATATGTTTTGCATTTCGCTTGGAGAAATTTTGTAGTCTAGTGCATTGCTTACTCGATAAAACAAACGGAATCTTCCACTTGGAATATCTGCAAATGCACCATCGCCAAACACTAGATCAATTTGATCGCCAACACGTGTGTTGACCTGATACAATGTGCGAGTGGCGCTGGTATTGTATACCACGTTGACTCCATTTACGCTGTCTACTTTTTCCCATAGCTGTGTGTAATTGCCTGCATCGTCCAATTGGTACAACCAAACATCATCATTGTTGATGTTGTCAACTTGCACGTTGACCACCCGGTTGGGCAGTTTTTGATCCAGTGTAAAGTCTAAGTTACGTAGTTCACCTTGCTTGAAGTGCAAGAACCAGCCGCTGTTGGTGCTGTCGTTTCCTAGGTTATCATTGCGATACAACAAGTTAAACAAACTGCGTGGTCTTGGCTCTGCTTCGTACAAATATTCTTGATTCACGCTGGTAGGGCTTACTACTTCAAAGCGCATCACAGTACCATTGACCTGACTTTCAAAATTAAAAGTAGGAATCACATTGTTTAATATGTTGAGACTGTATTCGTCTGTGGCAATGCCGCCAATTATTTGATTGTTTCCAGGATTTCCAACCACCTGACTATCTACCAAAGCGGAGTTTAGCAACAGATTAAACTGTTCAAGCCAGTTGTCGTTGCCAGGATCATTCCAGTTGATTGGGAAGTTTGCAAGGTTTATTCCGTTGCTGTCCACAATGTCTTCTGTGGTGCTGATTGCTTCAATGCGCAACAAACCACTGGAACTTACATTTCTCTTAGGTACATAACTTACCAAACGAGCCAGTTTCAACACACTGTCACGGCGCTCTGCTGTGTCAATAAAGTTTTCCCTAGCATTTAGATCAGCACGGAATGCAAGACTCTGCCCTAAAAACGCAATCAAGTCAATCAGGGCTATGTATTCACTGGATTCAATAAAGTCGTTGAAATCTTCAGGATAGTACGTGCGCAAGTAGTCAATCATTGTCTTGCGCAATGTTTCAAAATCATAGCTTTGGAAATCAGCGTTCTGGAAACTCTGATATACTTTTTTCCAATCCTGTTGCACCAGCAGGTTAGTTTGTCTTGTCGTGGCGGCCATCTGTTAATTCCTGTATTGTGTATTTACCGTTGAGTAAATCTGGTACTTTATTGGGCTAGGCTAACAGCTTTGTTTTCTAAATCAAACTTCAAATAAAGAACATCTCCAAGGTTCAACGGTACAAACACCAGGCTAATTGCTATATTGATGCCGTTGTCATAGGTGTCAACAATGACTTTTTCTAGGCGCACACGAGGGTCAACGGAAACAATTTGTCTAACTTCTTGTTCAATTGCTGAAGATATTTCGTTGCCAAAAGGCTCAAACAATAAATCCCACAGGCTTGTGCCAAATTCAGGACGCATGAGCTTTTCGCCTTTGCGAATGTTGAAATGATTAAAGATATCTTGTTTGACCAAATCAAAGTCAGTCAGTGTGTATCGCTTGGTACGATTGTAAGTGCTAAATCCTTTGAATACTGTCATGTTTGCTCCTTAGTACTTGTAGTTGCTTAGAATAGAGTTGCGCCCGACTGCATAATAACTGGTTGCGGTAACTCCGCTTGGGTTTCTATCTGTCACGCTAGAATCACCTCGTGCCCATTTTACTGCATTTGTTGGTCCAATTGCTTGCGCTACAGACAACATGCCTGCTACATGTTCCGGAGGACTAGTGGCGGTGATCACACCTGACGCAGTCATTGTTTTGTGTGCAAGATTCATATATTCCATTTGTGCTTTTTCTTGTAGTCCTGGACTTTGTAAATAATCTCTGCCAGTGGTCACTCCTTCACTGCGAGCACGAGAAGTCCAGACATCTGACCTGTCCACTGCTTGTGAGCCGTATAACGATGTACTTCCTGCTTTGATGTATCCAAGAGTTTCCAGGGTTTGCGGACTGTGTTGGTAGCGGCCTAGTTGTCGTGTGCTGGGATTAATCACTTGATAATCACTACCATCCCTGGCTGAATCGCCACGTGTTTCGGTGAATGCTATACCAATCAATGCAGAACTCATTTGTTCAACATTCAGTGTACCAATAGCCTGGCTAGCGCGAGGAGCAGTCAGTGCGGTAAAACTATTTGTTTTGGGCAAAAGATCAAGACCAATATTTTCCAGTATTGCTCGATCAACGCCTGGAAACTTGCTCAAAAAGTCTGCCGGCAACGGAGTGCCCACACGAGGTATATTTCCAATTACGTTTCTACTAGACGATGCTTCGCCGCCCACATAGGTCTGTGCAGGAATAGGCTGTTTGTCAATTTGAACTGGTGCCCCAGATATTGCATCGTACCCAGCACGATTCCAGGGTTCATGTGTTGGGAATATTGACACAATGCTTTTACTGCTTCGTTTGATGCTGTTCCATCCACGACCATTGTTGAATGTGTCGTCGTGATCATAAATGCTAATACCTTCTGTTGCCTTAGGAGGAGCTGGTGTTGTACCGGTTTGTAAAGCTACCTCTTTACCAGAATCAACCAAGACTTCTCCTTTGCCTTTGATTGTAACTTTTCCCGAAGCATCAATTTGTACTGGCCCATTTTGACTGAACATTGCAAGTTTTTGATAGCCATGAAGTGTAAGAGAACCACCGCCGGTAATACCAACTTCTTTTTTGCCTTCAATAATAAACTTTCCGTCGGTGTACATTTGAATTCCGGCATCACCATATATTTTTACATAACTGTCACTGTGAATATTAAAATCTCCACGAGACCGTAAATTTATTCCGCCGCCGGCGTACACGCTTATGTGTCCGCTTGGTGTCATTTCAACCCACGAACTGCCGGCTGCATTTATAATGTGCATGACGCCAGTGGTGTCGTCCATGAGTATTTGATGCCCAGTAGAACTGCGCAAACGTATCTGTTGATTTTGTCCGTAAAAGTCGCCATCATCCATTACAAACGTGTGTCCACCTTTGCGTTCATATATGGGCTTGGTTGCATCGCCGTCACCTTTGCCAGGATCATTCTTTCCTCGGCCCGGGGTGCTCCACCCATAAACATTGCTAGGCATATCTCGTTGACTGCTGCTTCTACCAGGACCTCGTGTGATGTCTCTGTCAAGTCCTTGATTGATGTAGGTAAATGCCTGTACCTCATGCACAGTTTTCTTTCGATACAACAACGGATTGTCACTGGAAGCGTATTGATTGGTTTCGCTTAGTGGAGTATTAACATCGCCCTTGGTAGAATTAATAATGCTTTTGAGATCAGGATCGGACACACTGGATGCGTCAAAATCCTTACCGGGTGCGCCACCTGGATTGCCAGGAACCATGTGATGACCATCTCTATCAAACACACAAGCAAACCAAAAGCCTTTGTCGCGCTGACCATTAACAAAAGTTATCAACACTTGATTGCCAACGTCTGGCGGCACTGCCCAGAATCCGTAGGTTTGACTACTGCTTCTATAGGTGTTGTCCTTGTTGTATTTTCCTGGTACTCCGGGATTGTCTGTACTGCCCAAAAAAGGACTGGCATAACGTACTGTGATCCAGCTTTTTGAATCATTTTCAGCGCCACCTAGTTCTGGCACCCACACACTCAATCGTCCATTGCGTTTGGGATCATTTACATTTTTTACTACACCAATATAGGTTCCTGTGTCCACAGGAGTACTGCTTTGATTTCTATCAAATTCTTTTGGTGGTGCTTTTCCAAATAATTTGTCTGACATTTTTTACCTTGAGTTAAGCTAGATCTGTTTGTTCTATCACTGACTCAGGAAAGTCGCCTGTGTTCAATAGAGCAAGTTGCGTTGGTGGCTGATTTACTGATGTTGGTTGTGGAATAGTTGGCTCTTCATTTGTGCCATTTGACAAAGTTGCCACCTGTGATGATTGATCTACGGAAACTACAGAACTAACTGCATCAGCTACAGTGTCTGAACTTCTTGCAAGATTGGATTGATCATTTGATCCAGCGCCAGTTGTTCTTTGACTTTCCGCAGCCAATGCGTCTCTATAGGCCTTGTCAGCTTCTTGTTCTTGGTAACGTATGAGAATCAGTGTTTGTACAAATTTACCTTGACTGAATTCATTTTGCACTTCCATGATTTTATAAACACCAGTAAAACTGTTTACGCTACTTGCGCTGGCGCCAAGCCGTAGGCCGCCAGTGTTTTCATCAATATCGGGTGGCACAAGAACTTGCACCCATGCAAGCACTTCGCCTGCATCTGTAATAATACTATTATTATTTAGAGAAGCATCTTTAAGATTTGAACTGTTTAGTTTTATACCATCTGAACTTTGACTTCTGCCGTTTGGATCATAGTATTCACCAATGTTAATAAACAAATCATCTTGTTTGACCAATGTCGGATCTCCAATGATTTTCATATTAACTGTCAGCATCTCCCCATTGGGACCACTGTAGATACTGTCTTGTATTGTGCCCAGCGCCACTGCTATAGGATCCTGCTGAAGATTGTTGCCTGCATTTCTAGCATCATGTGGTATTAGATTGTGTGTGACTGGTGTGAGAGTGTTGCTGTTGGCTCCGCGAGAGTCTGAAATTATTTGAGGGTTAGTTTGATCTGCGCCTTCTTTGCCACCAGATTCTTTACGACCAGTATTATCAATATTGTATTGTTTGAGTCCTGCCACGGTAGTAAAATACAACATGTCAAATTCAACCTGAAAATCAATAACTGATCTATTATCACCTGTGTAGAGATAATTGTATTGTTTTACACAGTTGGCGCGAACAGGACTTTTTTTGGGCAAATTAGGATGTTTAGTATTCCAGACTGTATAAGGTACAACAAAATACGTTATAGAATAGCTCCAGCGATTGAGCACGTTGTCAAACCCATTTAGTTTCACCTGTGGCAAAACTTTCCACCAGTCTACTGTGTTGAGTATAGGACCTGTCTTGCTTTCGTTTTTGTTGGATATCAACACCTGCCTGCGAATGTATTCACTTGACAGCATGACAGTATTAATTACTTCAATAATGTTAGATCCTGCTTTGAAATGAAACCCTTCAAATTTAGTAGTTTCAGGCACAGCAACACCTTGCTTGGCATCAGACCTGGCCATTGGGCCTTTAGCAACTACCGCGTTTGCTGGTTTAGTAAGTTTTTCAAATTTGATAATTTCGTCTGCGAACCTAACTTTTATATTCTGTGGTTCCCACTGGGGATCAGTTGCATTTAGCTCTTTCATTTTTTTCCACCAGCCGTTGTACATTGCAACATAACTGTTTACTTGGTATACTTTGTCGCTGGGATTTCCTTCAGCAGTTGCTACCCTTGTTCCATTAGCATTACCGGTACCAGTGTAAGACGAGGTATTACTAGGACCAGTATTATCTTGTTGTTCTCTAAAGTTGATGGTGGCTGCTTCGCCGCCTGCCGACTCACTGCTGGCATTGGTGTCGGCAAAAACTTCACGAAGAGTTCCAGACATCACATCCATGTGTTGCGGTGTGGTAGTAATTGTGTTCATCAATGCCTTGTGATGAAACGGTGCGGCATTGACAACATACTGTGAGCCTTTCCCACTTACTTTAATATTCATACCAATTAGTTGTATTGGTATGTATTTTCTATGATCAATCAGTAGACCTTTTACTGAATCAAAAAAATCTATCTGCAACATGTAGCACAGGTGCATGTAACTTGATTGTTTGAGGTCATTTGCAGTTCGTATCATGCGATCCAACAGTGTTAACCCATATGGTTCAATAATGGTAAATTCCATGTCCAGTGTGTTGGTTCCGCGTCCAATAATACTGGGCGACTGCAACTGAGTCATTTTTAAGTTGTCAAAATAAAAGTTATCTTCCCAACCTTTTGCTCTTTTGAAATTGCCGCCAGTATAGCTTGAGTTGTCGGGATCCCCTGACTCATTCCAACGACCGGCGCTGGCAATCAGGGTGTGTTGCGGAGTCCATTGTTTGGAATTTTGTGCTAGTCTGTCGTATTCATCTTTTTTTAGCACATGCAATGCAATTCCATAGGTATAACTTTCGTATTCGTCCAGTGGATTGTTTTGTATTGCCGCTGTGTTATTGCCCGCATTACCAGCTGAATCTGTTGTTGTCTTGATTGTACCTGATCCGTCAACTTGAACGCTATTTGCGGCAACGCTACTGTCGGCTGTTACCTCAACCACAGCCGATTGCGATGAAACAACCTTTGTGGGAGCAACCACTGGTGCTGTTCCGTTTGTGATTATTTCACGTTTTAGAGAATCATTGGCAGCGTTTGCAGCCAAGCGAGCACGTTCAGCTTCGGTCAGCGTTACAGCAGTGTCCACACTGTTTGTTGATTCAAGTTTGTCGCCAGCACCACTGCCTGGTGGTCTGCTCCTGCTATCTGCTTCTGCAATAAGGGTTTGCTGAGACACTATTCCAAATTGTTCAAGATTTGTTGCAGGTGTAGCAAAAGGCAAACGACCGTTTGCGGCTTTGTATTCTGCCAGGTGATTTTGAAAATCTGAATTGACTGTTGTTGGCAACTGTAAGGTGTTAGTGGCGGGATTCAGTACTCTGTAATTAAAAGCAGCATCTATTTCTGCTCGATCAACACCTCGTTCTTCGGCCCAGCTTCTAAAATATCGTAGTTCGTTTTCTTCTTGTTCCACAACAGAAAACTGCGTTTGTCTCTGCTTGACAAACACTTCTTGCTCGTCTCGATTTAGAACATACTGATCACCTTTGTTATCTCTAACAGTTACAACACCCGTGGTGGCATCAGTACGTACACCAGTAACTGGCGCACCACCATTGCGACCGCGTATTGCAGTTTCTGCGGCACTTTGTTCGGCAATAGTTTGTTTTTGTGACAATCTAAAATAATCACCAGACCGTGATACGGCTGCGGTCACTTCAACGCTGGCCACAGGTGGCCTTGATGTTACAACTTCTTTTATGGCATCATAGCCTGCAATGCCTCGTGCTCGAGCTTGATCTGCAGTCAACACTGTTGGTGCTACAAAAACACCACCATTGGCAATACTGATGTTGAGATCAGCATTGGTAAGATTTCCGCGATCTAGTGTGGGGACATTGTTCCAGGCCTGATCAAATCTGATGGTAGCTTCTCGAACAGATGGTCGATCCAACAGATTAAAAAGATTGTCTCTCTGTTGCGGACTGAGATATTCATCAAATTTAGTTGTACCATCATCACGTCGTAATAGAATAGTTGGATCTGATAGTCCTATCGCGGCAGCATTGCTCCGGAGATATTGTAGTTCACCCGGTGTGAGGTCTTTGAAAAATTTACGATTAGACATTGACTTACAATCCCAATGCTGTGATCAAATCCTGTTGCTTGGGCAGTCTGATTGAAAGCCCGGGCACAAAATCGCCAATTGGATCTGTGATGATATTTGGGTTGCGCACGATAAACACCCACCACAAGCCTGCATCACCATATAAATCATATGCCAGCAGATCAGGACGATATTGATATGCACGTTCAATCACATATATTGTGTCGTCTTTTCTAAAAGGAATAGAACGTTTTTCAAGTATGTCTAGGAAAGTACCATACTGCGGAGTGTTATAGTAGGGACTGTTTTTACCATAGGTGGCCATTAGATAAGTCCTCCACTGCCATTTCTAGATATGTATTCTGCGTTTACAAATTTGTCTAAACTTATTTCTTCGGCTTGTCGTTTGCGGCTGACTACTGGTTGTAGGGTAACTGTGAGAGTGCTTACTGTTGGCATCCAACCATAGTTTTCGCCGTCAACAGTTCTAAATTTAATGTAGTCGCAATCGTCAGGCATGGTGTGTGCAACTGAAGTGACCACACAGGTTAGGTCGGGCAGATAAAAATCTCCGTACCCACTGAGTCTTACCAGTGTAGGAGGAGTACCCGATGGGTGGCTACTGCCAGATTGAGTTTTTCCAAAAAACATCTTGGTACAAGCTCTCAAGAACTGTACGCAGGCCATGACATATTCTGCTTCTGCGGCATTTTGACAGGTAAATACTCCAGCTATCTGAATTGCCGCAACATCGCTACCTTCGTAAAAGTAACTTTTATAGTTGCTATGCGTTAGAGCTTGTTCTTGATATCTTGCATTATGAGTAACAGTAATTGAAGGTGTTTGTGGAAACACTACTCCGTCTGGGCCAGCAGCGTCAGAGAGAGGATACATAAAGCCTAGTGTGCTATAAGTTCCGCCTTCTCCGTTGTCTCTGGTATTGCCATTTGGTTGGCCGCTTTGGCCTCTAAAGGCAAATTTGCTACCTGGAGGAAGACTGATACGAACTCGCCAGTCTTTTGTTTTGTCAAGTTTTTCAGTTTTGCGTTGAAGAGCAGTTTGCGCATTCAGAATTGCGCTGTTGTTAGGAAGTTTGGTCTGGCCAATGTCCACATATTTGGGCAGGCCTCCGGGTAACGCATTTTTTAATCTGTCTGGCATGGTAAAAACCTCTTGCTTTTGTACTATTTACCTGCTAAAATAAGTGGTAGTTTTATAAGGATACTGCTAAACATGAAGCACAATTATCTCAACAATAAAGATATCTTGAAAGAGATACACAAGAGTAAGAACACCTACTGCTGGTATAAAAACCCACTGGATGCTGATTACGACATGATCATCACTGACGGGCGAAAAATTACTAAAAAAGACATAACCGAAGCAAAGAAAAATCGTGCCGAGCGCCTGGCTAAAATTGCCCAAGAAGAAGCCTTGCTGGGCGGAACCAAGGCCAAACTAGAAGATTTTTTGATCAAGCATACCAAGATTCCCGAAGACGAAGTAGTGTTTCGTGTCATGACATGGGAACATGTGCCCACACAAGAAATTGTAAAAGTCAGCAAAAAACGTGGCAAAGCTGAACCTGTGATTGAAGAAGATGAAGACTCCGCAGACACCGAGTACGATGCTGACGAGCCGGCCAAGCCTACCAAATTTGTCAAGGTTAATTTTCCGCCGTTCAAGCACATAAAACTTGCTCGTGACACAGAAGACAACCTGTTGCAAGTGGTAGTGGGCATCAGTCATTGGAAAGGCGATCCAGACACAGGATGCTATTCTAGAGACCACGGAGCAATGACCAACAAGCTGGCTCACATGTTTATGAAACTGTGTGAACGCTATGCCACAAGATCTAACTGGCGTGGCTACACATACAATGATGAAATGCGCTCACAAGCTCTGCTACAGTTGAGTCAGATTGGTTTGCAGTTTGATGAAAGCAAGAGTCAAAATCCATTTGCTTATTACACGGCAGCTATTACCAACTCATTCACTCGTGTGCTTAACATTGAAAAACGCAACCAGAATCTAAGGGACGACATCTTGCAAATGAACAACTTGAACCCAAGTTACACACGTCAAATGGCCAGCAGTGGAGGCGGCGGTCACGAAGAGTAGATTGCCAACTTAGTTGCATTTCAAACGAATTGTGTCTATAATAAGTTACTATGCCTAATCTATTCAAAAAAGCCGCAGTATGGACTGATATCCATTTTGGATTGAAATCCAACAGTATCACGCACAACGAAGACTGTTTGGCGTTTGTCAAATGGGCCACCGCCAAAGCCAAAGAAGAAGGTTTGAAACCTGCTTGTTTCTTGGCGACTGGCACAACAACAGATCTGCGTTGAACATTCTGACTTTGAACTACAGTCTCAAAGCACTGGAGCATATGAATGACAATTTTGATGCTGTGTATTTTATCCCTGGCAATCATGACTTGTACTACAGAGACAAACGTGATGTGCAGAGTGTAGAATGGGCTCGACATCTTCCTAACATTCACATTTGCAATGACTGGTTCAGCCAAGGAGATGTGACCATTGCTCCGTGGCTAGTGGGTGATGATCACAAAAAGCTTCTGAAGAAAAAAGGCAAGTACTGCTTTGGACACTTTGAATTACCAGGCTACTTTATGAACGCCATGATTCAAATGCCCGATGTGGGCGAAGCTCGTAGAGAAGACTTTGTGGGCTTTGAAAAAGTATTCACTGGACATTTCCACAAGCGCCAAACTGCCAACAACATCACATACATTGGCAACTGTTTTCCGCACAACTATGCAGATGACGGTGACGAAGATCGCGGCATGATGATCCTGGAATGGGACAAAGAGCCGGAGTATCACGCATGGCCAGATCAGCCTACCTATCGTGTGCTGAGTTTGAGCAGTGTGGTCACTGATGCAGAAAAGGTATTCAAACCTCGAATGCATGCTCGAGTGAACATTGACATTGATCTCAGCTACGAAGAAGCAAACTTTATCAAAGAAACTTTCATTGAAACGTATCAGTTGAGAGAACTCAGTTTGATTCCTAAAAAAGAAGTAGAAATGGTGGACGGAACACAAGGTGAAATCAAATTTGAAAGCGTTGATACCATAGTGCAAAATCAGTTAAACGCAATATCCAGTGAGCATTATGATAGAAATCTATTGCTGGATATCTACAAACATCTATGAATGAAAAAACCTTTTGCGTTAATCCATGGATTTCTATAAACTATCAATTTGGGCAAGGTTATAGCCCTTGTTGTGTCTACGCCTCGTCCCACGGATTTGCAAGTATCAATGAATATGCCAACAGTACTGAACTTGCCACGCTTAAAAAACAATTACTAGACGGAGTTCCTGTCAAAGATTGTGTGCATTGCTGGGAGGAAGAATCACAAGGATATTCCAGTAAGCGATTGCGAGACAATCAACTCTACAGTCAAGTGTTTGACTACAAGTACAAGCCAGCATTGGATGTTGTACAGGATGAGTTTGTTCGTTACTATGTAAGATTGGGAAATCACTGCAATCTTCGCTGTGTTACCTGTAATGATGATGTAAGTACTGGCTGGATTAGCGAAAACAAAAAGTTTGGTGATCCAGCCAGTCGTCCTATCATGCTGAAAAAAACTGATCCAGTCTGGCAGAGTTTGAGAGACCGTGCCGCAGGTATTGGTATGATAGAATTTATTGGCGGTGAACCGTTCATGATGTTGGAACAAGAACAAGCTGATTTATTCAAGTACTTGGTTGAATCTGGACATTCCAAACACATTACCTTGTTGTACACCACCAATGGTACACGCATGCCTGATGAGCAATTGGAATACTGGCAGCACTTCAAACGAGTTGATATAAACATCAGCATGGATGGCATTGGTAGTAGATTTGAATATTTAAGATTTCCGGCCAGTTGGGATACTTTGGTTAAAAATATTCAACAATATAAAAAGCTACAAAAAGTTAGACTGCTGATCTTGCACACGACCAGTATATTCAATGTGGGTTATCTTGCAGAAGTAGAAGAATTTTGCAAAACAAATGATCTTGAAGTGTTCTACAACAAGTTGCAGGATCCATTGATTCTTAACATGCATCGAGCTCCGGTAAAAACTCGAGCCTGGATACACAGTCGACTCAACGGCATTGATAATCCTTCAATCAAACAAATACAAACACAACTGCACACGCCGCATTACAGTGCCGCGCAGGACATACTTGACTATTGCCAAAAACTAGACCTCCGTCGTGGCAACAGTGTTGCAGAGTCTTTTCCAGAACTGGTTGAACGACTAAATGCTGACTGTTAACGACATAGTTGTGTTAGACGTTGAAACCATAAACAACTGCAATGCAGGATGTGTCCAGTGTTTGCGACACCCGGGCATGCGTACCAATGACACGCTGGACTGGCATCACGTTGTCAAACAGGTTCCGTTGCATGTATGGCAAAATCTCAAAACAATCAATTTTAATGGTACCACGGGTGACAACATCATGCACCCAGATATTTTCAATATCATTGAGTGGGTTGTTTGCAATACCACCGCTGAGATCAACATACACACCAATGGCAGTTTGCGCAGTACCAGCTGGTGGCAACAACTGGGCAAACTATTGAGCAAACACAATCACAGTGTGGTATTTGGCATTGACGGACTTGAAGATACACACGAAATCTACAGAACCAATACCAATTGGCAAAAGATTATTGACAATGCCCAGGCATTTGTGCAAGGTGGTGGCCATGCACATTGGCAGTTTATTTTGTTTGAACACAATGCACATCAAATAGAGTCTTGTAAGCAGTTGAGTGAGCAACTGAATTTTGAAAAGTTTTTTGTACTGCGGCAAGATAGATTCAACTTGAAAGACCAGTCGCAGGCACACCTACAGCCTGCCAATCTAGAACTTGTGCCAGCCACAGTGACTTTTGTTGAAAAAGATTTCATAAAACCCACAACTGGAAAAATTTCATGCGAAAGTCAGCGCGAAGGATGGATATCTATCTATGCTGATGGCACAGTATGGCCCTGCTGTTATCTCATGGGGTGGCACAAGGCCACACAACAAAAACTAACCTATGAAGTGGTCAACTATCATTTTAGGAACACGCTGGCTATTGACTTTGACCAAATAAATCTCTACACTAGCACATTAGAGGACATAATCAATGGTGACCTGTGGCAAAAAAGATATCCGGCAAGTTTCAATCAATCACCTAATTTAATCTGTACACAAAAATGCTCAAAATAAAAACTCTAACTGTTAAAAACTTCATGAGCGTGGGTAATGTAACTCAGGCTGTGAATTTCAATAGAAATGATTTGACCTTGGTACTAGGACAAAACTTGGATCTAGGCGGAGATGATACTGGCGCACGTAATGGCACAGGCAAAACTACAATTATCAATGCCCTGAGTTATGCCATGTACGGTGAAGCTCTTACTCGTATTCGCAAAGAAAACTTGATTAACAAGACCAATGGCAAAGCCATGATAGTCAATCTTGAGTTTGAAAACAACGGACAAACCTATAGAGTTGAACGTGGACGCAAGCCCAACATCATGAAGTTTTTTATTGGCGACCAAGAACAAGAAGTCAAAGACGAAAGCCAAGGTGACAGTCGCGAAACACAGCATGCAATTGAACAACTGTTGGGCATGAGCCATGAAATGTTCAAACATATTGTTGCACTGAACACCTACACTGAACCTTTCCTGAGTCTAAGAGCCGCGGATCAGCGTGTGTTGATTGAGCAACTGTTGGGTGTTACACAACTGAGTGAAAAAGCAGAAAATCTCAAAGAACAAATCAAACTTGGCAAAGAATCTATAACCAAGGAAGAATATCGTATCAATGCTGTGCGTGATGCCAACAAACGCATGGAAGATCAAATTGAAAATCTGCGTCGACGACAAACTTTGTGGCTACGTAAAAAGCAAGAAGATCTTGACAAGCTAGCAATAGCCTATGACGAGCTGGGCAAGATTGACATCGAAGCCGAACTGCTAGCACATCAAGATCTGGTGCGGCACACTCAATTGGTCAAGGATCGTGCTGATTTACAAAAATATATTGCACGTTGCGAAGTTGACGAAGCCAAAGAAAACAAGACCATTGCCAAGCTCAAAGCAGAAATTGCTCAACTGGAAGAACACAAGTGCTATGCTTGTGGACAGGAAATGCATGATGAAAAGCATGAGCAGGTGTTGGCTGACAAACGTAAAAGTCTGCAAGAAGCCGCACTACAAGCACTGGCAACAAATACTCAGTGGATGGAGCATACTGATGCACTACAGGCACTAGGCGAGCTTGGACCAGTTCCAGAAACATTCTACGACAAAGAAGCAGATGCATTTGAACATCGTGCGAGCTTGGGCAATATATTGAGTCAAATCACAGCCAAACAGGACGAAGCAGATCCTTATGCTGAACAAATTACAGAAATGGAAAACAAAGCAGTAGAAGAAATTGATTACGATGAAATGAACCGCTTGGTAAGTTTGCGTGATCATCAAGACTTCTTGCTCAAGCTCTTGACCAGCAAAGACAGTTATGTGCGCAAACGCATCATTGATCAAAATTTAACTTATCTAAATCAACGACTGAGTCACTACTTGGACAAGATTGGACTACCGCACACTGTGATATTCCAAAACGATCTCACAGTGAACATCACAGAGCTAGGACGTGAGCTGGACTTTGATAACTTGAGCCGAGGCGAACGCAATCGTTTGATCCTGTCATTGTCCTGGGCGTTCCGTGATGTGTGGGAAAGTTTGTATCAGCCTATCAATTTGATGTTTATTGACGAAGTGGTTGACTCAGGTATGGACAGTTCAGGTGTAGAAGCCGCCTTGTCTATTCTCAAGAAGATGTCACGTGATCGTAATAAATCTGTTTGGTTGGTATCACACAAAGACGAACTGACCAGTCGAGTAAACAACGTGCTAACAGTCACAAAAGAAAACGGATTCACAAGTTATGGTACAGACACCGACATTGTTTGAAGACATCCAAGTTCTGCATCTTGAGCTAACCACTCGCTGTCAAGCCAGCTGTCCTCAATGTGCTAGAATGGATCCCGAGTCAGGGTACACTACGGATCACGATGTTGGTCTTGCACTTATTAAACGTACATTTCCTGAACAATTTGTACGTAATCTAAGCAAGGTATTTGCATGTGGTAACTTTGGTGATCCATGTGCGGCGCGAGAATGTCTGCAGATATTTCAGTGGTTCCGTGAAGTCAATCCTGACATTGTGATCGGACTCAATACCAATGGTGCGCTACGTGACACACTGTTTTGGTTAGACATGGGCAAGCTATTAAGCCGTGAGCTAGACTACTGTGTATTCAGCATTGACGGCATGGCCAGCACCAATGACATATATCGCCAAGGTGTGATGTGGCATCGAATCATGCTCAATGCAGAAACATTTATTTCAGCTGGCGGTAGAGCACACTGGGACATGCTGGTGTTCCAACACAATCAACATCATGTTGACACCTGCAGAGAGCATGCTAGAAAGATGGGCTTTGTGCGTTTCCGTACCAAAGTCAGTTCACGCTTTCAAGAGCGACCAATTAAATTTCTTGCTCCACCCAAGGACTTTGTGCCGGTAACAGCAGATGGTCCTGTGGACTGTCATGCCATGCGCGAACAAAGTATCTACATGGCCGCCACAGGCGAGATACTGCCTTGTTGTTTTATAGGCAGTGAAGTTTTTCGCATGGACAAAAGACTCAAGCAATTAGTAGCAGATCCTGTTACACTGATTGCTAGCTGGAAAGACAATCCACACCCTGTATGCACCAAGTTTTGTGCAACCACAAATGACCAAACAAGATTTGAAAGTCAGTTTCAAGAGGACACCGCATTATGCTAGCCACGTGGCATTGGCACATTGAAGTGTCCAGCAAGTGTACGTTACATTGCCCACGTTGTGCCAGGCAAGAAGTTCCCAACGGACTTGTGAATACAGAATTAGATCTAGAGTTTTTCAAACGAAACTTCACACAGCAGTTTGTCGAACAGCAAGTGCGTAAAATTACATTCTGCGGTGACGACGGTGACCCTATCTATGCACATGACTTGATATCTATCATTGCTTATTTGAAAAGCCTGGCTGATGTTGAAATTGTCATTATTACCAATGGCAGTTACAAAAGCACCGACTGGTGGCGCGGTCTAGCTCATGTGTTGACACATCGTGATCATGTACACTTTAGCATTGATGGCTACGACAACATCAGCAACAACCAGTACAGGGCTAATTCTGATTGGGACAGTATCATGGAAGGTATTGATGTGCTTAGAGCTCACAGTTCAGTGCAAATGACCTGGGCCGCTATAGCATTTGAATTCAATCAAGATCATTTGGACAAAATTGAACGTCATGCCACAAGTCGTGGATTTGATTTTTTACAAATCACACGTTCAACCAAGTTTGCACAGGTATACCCAATATACGGGCCAACAGATGTGTTGCAACCTCGAGCTGAACACATAGCTCAAAATCAACGTTTTGAGCGAACTATTAAACAACTGCGCGATCGTGTGCCAGCGAGTGTGCATGCAGAAAACACTGCCGCGTGGCACAAAACACAAGCAGAATATCGTGATAAACCAGTGATTCCACTGTGTGCAGTAGGCAACAAGGGCGTGTATATAAACTCGCAGGGTCACTTGTTTCCTTGCTGTTGGGTGGCAAATAGATACGAACATAACGCAGAATGGCAGGAACGAGGTCGCTACTTTGACCTCACTCAGCGCACGTTGAAAGACGTGTTAGATGATGTTTTTTGGACTACAGAATTCCAAACTTTCCGCTGGCAAGAGTGCAAAACCAAGTGTTCTAAACAGGTTGTAAACAAAGAATATGCTACCGAATGGTAGCAAAATATGAAATTTTATCATGGCACAATTTTAACATAACTAACTTAGCATTATGACATCACCACAAAAAGCCAAAGGCAACGCATGGGAACGTAGGGTAGCAGATCACCTTACAGTAACCTACGGAGAACGCTTTATCCGCGTTCCGCACTCTGGCGCTTATATTGGTGGGTCAAATGCCTCACGCAAAGAGGTATTGCACGAAGGACAGATTCGAAGCTTCAAAGGGGACATTATCCCTGGACAGAGTTTTCCGAAGTTCAACGCTGAGTGCAAAAGTTACAAAGACTTTCCATTTCATCAACTCTTTCAAGGCTCATGTAAGCAACTAGACGAATGGATTGAACAAACCATGGATGTAGCCGACGAAGGCGATTTCAACATTTTGTTCATGAAGTTCAATCGCAAAGGAATGTTTGTAGCAGTACAAGCACAGCCCAACTCAACTCCCCTTACTTTTACACGGCATTTTAATTATGGCTCCGCCAAACACGGTCATTGGTTCATCATGGACTATGATACGTTTTGGGAAATAAACGCAGACGCTGTCAAGCAACTCTGCAAATAATCAACAGTTAAGGCTAGCACAGGCCAACATCGTGTGCTCTAAACCTGGATCTCGGATCACAGGGACGGAATTCTCTGCGCTGTACAGAGTACTCAATCACTATCCTTTACAGGACGAAGATCGCAAATTGCTGTGGTTTGATTGTTTGAAGATAATAAAGGCAAAAAGACGTGCTAGCGATAGCACACGGTTTGTATGTATGTTAGCGTATGTGTACAAGCCCGCCGTTGTAATAAAGACGCAACTCGAGGTACCGGACAACCGCCTCTGTAATGTTGTAACGCTATGTGGCTATCAGAACTCAGATGAAGCTAACCTTTGCCCGGCCAGGGCGAAGTGTGACCATAGAATCTAGATGAAACTTAATTCGCTTGAGCGTAAAGAAAAAAACAATATTGATGAGCGATAGCGAAATCAATAGATCGCGCAAGCGATCTTAAAAGAATGGCATACCTGAAGTTTTTGTTGCTTCCATATTCTCTTTGATGATCTTGCGAATGATATCGTTCTCGTCTGAGCTTAATGAATAAGCATCATCATAACTCAATCCTCCACGCATCCACCAGGTAAATCGCAACATCTCTTCTCGTATGGCCCTTGACTGCTGATCGTACTCTTCTAGGAGTAGACCAATTTCATCATCGTCGAGAGTCAAGAGCCGACTACGAAAAAATTAGCGTAGTCAAACAGTATGGTTATTTCCATGGGCTTTTGGCAACTCAAGCAGTTGACAGACACAGGTTTAACTGAACCTTCTTTTTGTATCTTTGTGATTTCGTCTTGAATCTTGTCAAACATTATTCTACCAATCTGTCCGTAGAATTCTTCAATCTGCTCAGGACTTTCAACCCTCTCCCCAGAGTCAATGATTTCAATGTACTCTGTGCTTTTGGCCATGATGTTGTGATTGATTTCGTTAACACGTTTGAGTTGTTGTGTTACTGCACGAGTTTTTTCTTCGTCTTCTTCGGTAACCGGCAAGTTTTCCAAGGCCATCTGTAGCTTGCGCACTTCAAATGCTGTTTTGTTAGCGTGATTTACTTCCCAGTACTTTTGCGGTCTAAATCGAATTTTTATCACTTCTAGGTCTAGATGTTTGGTTTCATAGTCTGGTGCAGTGATAGTTTCCAGCATGTGTCGTAGATCTAGAGCATAATCATGCTCTTCTTTGCAGTGTGGGCACTGATTGGAAAAATCCATTTTGTGTCCGTAGCTGGCAATGCGCATGGCAATAAGAGCCGCATCCACATCGGTAGCTGGCATTTTCCATGCATCTTTGATGTTGGGAATGCAACTTTGTATGACTTCTACCACACCCTGCCCGTTGATCAGCGCATCTGGAGTACGAATTAAAATTTCGTCTTTGTTGGTCATTGGGTAAACTGCAATTTCGTTGGATTCGGGCAGGTCCAAACTGCCCTCTGGCCACCATTTTCCACCAGATGGCAGCGAAAAGTAAATGGCCGGAGTACGGAAAAATTTACTCAGTGGGTTTACGCTGGCTGTTGCGTTTGGTTCTGTGCTCATATTTTGATCCTCATAAATATTGAAATACACACTTATTTATAGGCAAAAAACTCCACCATGTCTGATACTGAAGATCTAAAACGAATGCTCAGAGAGCTCATGTCCGAAGGGCGTAACCCGTCTGCTGGCTCAGCTGGTGCGGGCAACACAGACAACCGTTCTTATAAAGAGCGCATGGACGATCTGATCAAAAGTTCAAAACAAGCAGGTGACAGTTTTAACAAACTAAACGGTGGACTCAAATTAACCAGTCGGGCACAGTATGAACATCGCATGGCCATGAAAGAAGCCAACGATGAGTTGTATGAACTAGAACTAGCACTGACCAAGCATCGTCGAGGCACCAATCTATTGACTGATGCTCAATTAAAATCTGTTGAAGCCAGACGCAAAGAACTGGAGAGCATGACACAACAGAGTACGGCAGCACAAACGTTTGTGAACAAATTGCAAGACGGTGCCAAGTTCTTGATTGGTTACTATACTGCTGTTCAACAGGCCACACTGCAAGGCATAGGACAAGTACTCAGCACAGTGCAAGCAGGTGGTAGTGGATTTGCTATTGCCAATGCTCAAATGGCCATGCAACTGGATGTGGCCAATGTGCATGTGCAACAACTAGCCGGTGCCACACAGGCCGCTGGTGGTGCTATTGCCATGATACCTGGTATTGCCAGCAAGCTGGTAGGATTTGGTTTGATCATAGGTGCTGAAGCTAAAAAATCATCCAGTCAACTGCAAACAGACGCCAAGAAAATGTTCAACAACCTGCTGATGGCAGGTGGCGACCAGTTGCTTAAATCTTTTGAAAACTTGACCAGAAGTGGTGTGGTACTGGCCGGTGGTGCAGATCAAATAAGAAGGTCACTAGCAGTTAATGGTACCATGCAGATCAGTTTTCAAACATTTGAAAAAATGATAGCAGGCAACACAGAACTATTGGCCAACTCCAGGATGGGAATGGCCCAGGCATCAGAGTTGTTGGGCAAAGTAGCAGCCAAACTCAAGTCGCAGGGCATAGATAAAGGTCTGCAGGCCCTGGGTATTGGCTTTGAAGAAACAGGAACTATCATTGCCACTGTCATGCGAGACATTGCACAACAAGGCCGAACACCTGGACAAGTAGAAGTTGAACAACAGACTGTAGTGTATGCTAAAAATCTTGCATTGATGGCCAGCCTGTCAGGTAAAACAGTAAAAGATCTACTGGCCAACAGAGCCGCGGCACAAAGTGATTATGCCTACAGATCTTCTATGGCACGACTGGGTGAAAAAGCCAACAAAGAACAAAAAGGCACCATGGATGACCTGGATGCCACAGTTCGCCGCGCTATTGTAGACATTGCCAATCTAGGATATATCAGTGATGAAGAAACTCGCAAATTAGCAGAGGTGATACCTGCGTATAAAAGTTATCTAACCGACATGGCTATTTTGTTCAAAGAGGGCAATGTTGACAGGCAAAAAGAATTAGATCTCAGAGCCAAACTAGCACCTCAGCTGGAATACGCATTAAAGAACGACGAGATGTTGACTATTCTTGCGGCAGCTAACACTAAATTCAAAGCACCTCTTGACGCATTTACAAAAATAATAGATTCAACCTTGGCATCAGCTGGCAAAACAGTAGAGGGGCAAAAAAAGATAGTAGATGAGCAATTTGCAAAAGGTAAAAACGCCCAACTAGATGGTAGCGACTTGACTTCGGTGTTGTTGTCAATGAAAAGCATTGGTGAAGAATTCTCTGCCAAGTTTCAAGATGAAATTATTACAAGGATTCCACAGATTGCCAAGTTGTTGAAAAAGGCTCTGGAAGACGCTGAAAAATTATTAAAGACAGGTCCCACTGTCAACACAGGGCCGTTGGATAAAGTAACGGATCTAGCTACGATATTAACAGGCCTGGCAGCGGCCGCACTGATAGTGTCCAAAGCATATGGCGCTATCAGGGCCATATTACCTGGCGGTAAACCCACTGGCACTACCACCACAACAACTGAAACAGCTAAAACAGAAACAGCCAAAGCGCAAGAACAAAGCAGACTGTCAAAATTAGCAGAAAAAGTCAAACCCAAGGCCCCAAGCGGTGCCCAATTAGATATTGCACGAATGCAACTTGGGCTGAGTGGCAATGCGACTCCTGCTGAGATTGAAGCCGCAAGAACAGCCAGAATAACAGCCAAGTATGGCAAGTACATAAAAGGTGCTGGTGCGTTAGGTGTAGCAGTGCAAGGTGTTACAAACATTTCAAATGCGGCTGACATTCGTCAACAAGAGAGAGAAGGCAAAATTAGTGCAACAGACGCCAATGCCAAAGTCACAGCCGAAGCATTTGACTTTGCAGGCGCACTTGGCAGTTCAGCCGCCGGCGGTAAAATTGGCGCTATCATGGGTGCTAGCATTGGTGTGTGGTTTGGTGGTGTGGGTGCAGGCCCGGGCGCTATCATTGGTGGTATACTAGGCGCCATTGGTGGCGGTTTGTTGTATTATCTTTCACCTTTACAGACCTGGACAAAGAAAATTGGTGAAGGATTTTCCAAATGGTGGCAGAGCTGGACCTTCAAAGGCATATGGGACAGCATTGGTAAAGGACTTGGCAGTGCCATGACTGTGGTCAGTGACTGGGCAGATGGTGCTTATAAAACAGTCACCGGATGGTTTAACTTTGGAGACAAACCCAAGCAACCACCTACACCTGCTCAACAGGCATCGTCTTCACAGCCACCAGCACCTGTACCGGTGTCAACACAAGTTACCACAGCATTACCAAAAGGACTTGCAATGTATGCCGGCGGGCTTGGTGTGAGTTTAATGAAAGATGGTAATTTTGTATCATTGGATGCACAAGGCAAAATAGCATTTGCAGAAGCGTTTACTACCGCATTGAAAAGTGCTCAAGGCGGTGCTGGTTCACTGGGCACCACGAGCCCTAGCACAGGATTCTATAAACCCAAACTGAATCCAAAAGGTGCTGTAGTGACAGAAGCAGACTTTGCTGAACTAGGCAAAGGTGACCCAGTGGTATATGCAATTGGTAAACTGACAAAAATTGCTGCCGAATCAGCTGTTGACATGCGTAGTCTGGCACAGAAGATGGGTGCATCTTTGGAAACACAAGGCGATTCCAAACGTTACCTCAGAAACATGACCAACGCCTTTAGATAACGTAAATACACAACACGGAACATATTCTCAATGTCTTGGAAAAAATATTTTAAGAGCAGTAACATTCCCCAGAACATGGGGGGAGCAGTCAGCCCATTTACTTTCAACAGTCAAATGGCCGCACCTGGTTATCGTAACTGGCAAAGCAATCTGCCAGAGATCTACGTTGGACATCCAAACCGTGTGGAACGCTACAACCAGTATGAACAAATGGACATGGACTCAGAAGTCAATGCCGCACTGGATATTCTAGCAGAATTTTCAACACAGGACAATGACGAAAACGGTACTGCTTTTCAACTTGATTTCAAAGAGCAACCCACAGAGAACGAAATCAAAATCATCAAAGAACAGCTACAGCAGTGGGTCAAGCTGAACGAATTAAACAAACGTATCTTTAGAATTTTCCGTTCAGTGATCAAATACGGCGACCAAGTGTTTGTACGTGATCCAGAAACATTCAAAATGTACTGGGTGGAAATGAGCAAGGTTGTAAAGATCATTGTGAATGAAGCCAAGGGCAAAGAACCTGAGCAGTATATTATTAAAGATTTGAATCCAAATCTGCAGAATCTCTCAGTGACTGCTGTGGCCGCAACAGACACATTCTTGAATCACCCACAGGTGGGTGGTCCTAGTGGCAGCTACATACAGCCAGCCGCACCTTTTGCTGGTGGCAGTAGATTCCAACAAGCACAAAATGAACTGGCAGTCAACGCAGAACATGTGTTGCACATGAGTCTAACAGAAGGCCTGGATGTGTACTGGCCCTTTGGCAACTCAGTACTAGAAAACATTTTCAAAGTGTTCAAGCAAAAAGAACTGCTGGAAGATGCTATTATTATCTATCGTGTGCAACGTGCTCCAGAGCGCAGAATCTTCAAGATTGACGTGGGCAACATGCCCAGCCACATGGCCATGGCGTTTGTGGAACGTATCAAGAACGAAGTGCATCAGCGTAGGATACCCACACAAACAGGTGGTGGTACCAACATGATGGATGCCACATACAATCCATTGAGTCAAAACGAAGACTTCTTTTTTCCAACCACAGCTGATGGACGTGGTTCTAGTGTGGAAACACTACAGGGCGGACAGAATCTAGGTGAAATAACTGACTTGCACTTTTTCACTAACAAGCTGTTTAGAGGCTTGCGTATTCCATCCAGCTACTTGCCTACAGGGCTTGATGACGGTGCAGCCGGCAGTTTTACAGACGGCAAAGTAGGCACAGCACTGATTCAAGAATGGCGCTTTAACCAGTATTGTTTGCGACTGCAAAAGATTGTGGGCGAATACCTGGACAAAGAATTCAAGCTGTACATGCGCTGGCGCGGCATTAGCATTGACGGACAACTGTTTGATTTGAAGTTTAATCCGCCACAGAACTTTGCACAGTACCGTCAAGCTGACGTTGATATGGCACGTATCAACACATTTTCACAGCTAGAACAATATCCTTACTTCTCCAAACGTTTCTTGATGCAACGTTTCTTGGGCCTAACAGAACAAGAAATGACAGAAAACGAAACCATGTGGGCACAAGAGCAAGGAGATGTAGAATCTGCTCCAGCAGATCCAGCAGGCTTGCGCAGTGTGGGCGTGACACCAGGTGGCATTCAAGGTGATCTAGATGCCGCTACACCACCAGAGCCAGGTGCAGAAGGAGACCCTGGTGCTCCGGTAGATGCAACAGGCGCCACAGGATTAGCCAGTCCTGTAGCAGGCGCGGCACCAGCTGGCGGCATGCCAGCACCAGTATAAACTCAACATTAGGTAAATATCAATACCATGTTGATTTATGAATTTTTTGATGCAGCCATTCCCGGAAGAGAAGATCCGTCTCAAGACAATTCCACGATCAAAATAGACGACAGACGTAAAACACGCCTGACCCTAGCACAAATTAACCGCTTGCGCATGATGAATGATGTGCGCAAAGTGGAACACGAACAGCAACTTAAACGAGTGAGTAAACAGTACAAAGCACCGTCAGAAGAAGGTGCGGCAGGCGCTGGAGCACCTGCAAGCCTATAAAAAGTTGCAAATTATTCAAAAACATCCACATAACTGGCTAAATCTTAGCCGTTATCTTAAATAACTTAACAGCCATATACCAAGAGGAGTTCTCATGAACAAATATGAACAGCTTATAGAACACATTATCAATGATGACGAGTCCAAAGCTCGCGCTCTTTTCCACCAAATTGTAATTGAGCGCAGTCGCGAAATCTATGAATCATTGATGGACGAAGAACAACCAGCAGTGAGCAACAATGCAGTCGGTAATCTCGAAAACGAAATTGAGATGGACGAAACTGGCATGCACGAAGCCGACGATGAGCTAGGCATGCCTGGCGACGACATGGGTGGTGAGCCTGACGACATGGGCGGTGACATGGGCGATATGCCTGGTGACGACATGGGCGGCGATAGCAGTGCTCCTGCTACCAAAGACGACATCATGGACCTAGAGTCAGCAATTGACGAACTCAAAGCAGAATTTGATCGTTTGATGAGCGACGAAGGTGGTTCAGCTGATGACGAAATGGACATGGACGGTGAAGAAGGCGACGACGAAGGCGGCGACGACGAAGGTGGTGAAAATCCATTTGCTAGCGCCGACGACGAAGAAGGCGACGAACCTGCTGATGATGAAGAAGAAGAAAAGCCTGTTGCTGAAAGCCGTGCAAAGCGTAATGCTAGCACAATGACAGAAGCAGAGCGTATTCGTGAATACGTAGAAAAAGTTGGTACAGACTGGGACAAAGGAGCCTACAAGGGTCCTAAAGGCGAAAACGTCGGTACCGGCAACAAAAGCGAAAACCAAGGTGAAAAGAACACCAAAAGCCCAGTAGCTGGCAAAAACGACATGGGCGGCACAAGTGCTAACATGATGCGTCAAGGCAGCGAAGCTGATCCAAGCGGTACATCACCAAAAGGCAAAGCAGGCGGTTTTCTAAAGAGCCCACAAGAGATTGATGTTGCCAAGCGCAATGTCAACAAACCAGGCGGCAACAAGGGTGCTCAAGACTATTACAACAGCAAAGCAAGTGCTAAAACTGGTGAGCAAAGCGTAAATGCTAACAGCCCACTAAATGGCGCACCTGGCCGCGCAAAGTAATTAGGCAAATTATATGGCAGTGTACTTAAAAGAAAATCTTACCTTTGATGCAGCCAAGCTGGAGCTTCTCAACGAAGAAGCTCCAGACGGCAAGAAAAACTGGTATCTTAAGGGTACATGCATCGAGGGTGGAATTAGAAACGAGAACAAACGTATCTATCCAATTCCTGAGATTGAAAAAGCTGTAGGCCAAATCAACGAGCAACTAAGAAGCGGAAAAAGTGTACTGGGTGAAGTTGATCATCCAGATGACTTAAAAATTAACCTTGACCGCGTGAGCCACATGATTACAGAAATGTACATGGACGGACATGCGGGCATAGGTAAACTAAAGATTCTACCAACCCCAATGGGTGAACTGGTGAAAGCCATGTTAACTAGTGGTGTTAAGTTAGGAGTGAGCAGTCGTGGAAGCGGAAACGTAAACGAAGGCTCTGGTCATGTCAGTGATTTTGAAATAATCACTGTGGACATTGTAGCACAACCATCTGCACCTCACGCATATCCAAAAGCAATTTATGAAGGTCTACTCAACATGAGAGGCGGTCATAGAGTGATGGAGGTAGCAGGTGATGCAGTACATAATCAAAAAGTTCAGAAGTATCTGAAAGAGGCAGTTGTGCGCCTGATCAATGATTTGAAACTATAGGAGATAGGTAATGTTTGATGCTATCAAACCGCTGGTTGACGCCGGTATTGTTAACGAAGACACCCATCAAGCTATTTCAGAAGCATGGGAAACCAAGCTTCACGAAGCACGTGAAACTATACGTGCAGAGTTGCGTGAAGAATTTGCGCAACGCTACGAGCATGATAAAAGTGTAATGGTTGATGCCTTAGACAACATGGTTACCGAAGCTCTCTCTACTGAAATTAAAGAGTTCGCAGAAGAAAAACGTGCCCTTGCTGAAGATCGTGTGAAGTTCCAAACTCGCATGGTTGAGAACGCAAACAAGTTTGATCAGTTCATGGTTAGCAAGCTAGCCGAAGAATTGAAAGAACTACGTGCAGATCGCAAAAACTATCAAGAAAGCGTAAGCCGTCTTGAGAAGTTTGTTGTTTCTGCTCTGGCCGAAGAAATTCAAGAATTTGAAACAGATAAGAGAGCAGTGGTAGAAGCTCGTGTTCGTTTGGTGTCAGAAGCCAAGCAAGAATTGACCAAGTTAAAAGGTCAGTTTGTTACACGTAGCGCCAAGTTGGTAAAGGAAGCTATTGCTAATAATCTACAAACTGAAATGGTTCAGCTCAAAGAAGACATCCAAGTTGCTCGCGAGAACATGTTTGGTCGTCGTTTGTTTGAAGCTTTTGCTAGTGAGTTTGCAGTCACACACCTCAATGAGAATCGTGAGATTGCTAAACTACGTGTAGAAATGAACACTCAGTCACAGAAGTTAGCAGAAGCTACACGTGCGGCAGAAGAAAAAACCGCACTGGTGGAAAGTAAAGAAAAAGAAATTAAGATTATCAAAGAGTCAACAACTCGCAAGGAAATCCTTGTAAACTTGTTGAAGCCTTTGAACAAGGAGAAAGCTTCAATCATGAGCGAACTTCTTGAATCAGTGCAAGCTGACAAACTTCAGCAAGCATTTGATAAGTATCTTCCAGCCGTGTTGAACAACACCCCAGTTAAAGCGCAGCCAAAAGCTATGCTCAGCGAAGGTCGTTCGGCAGTAACTGGTGATAAGACTGCTAAGGTCAGCGCCACTGAAGATTTCACTAACGTGATTGAAATCAAGCGTTTAGCAGGGCTAAAGTAAAACCCTAAACAGGAGAAGGAAAAAGAAATGACAACCGCACTACTAGAGAGCCGTTGGGGCGAAACAAAAGATGCCCTGTTAGAAGGCCTAAATGGTTCTAAAAGAACTACAATGGGTGTAATCCTAGAGAACACCCGCAAGTATCTGTCAGAAAATGCAACAGGTGGCGCTACAGCTTCAAGCAACGTAGCTACATTGAATCGCGTGATTCTGCCAGTGATCCGTCGCGTTATGCCAACCGTTATTGCTAACGAAATCGTTGGTGTACAACCTATGACAGGTCCAGTTGCACAAATCCATACACTACGTGTACGTTACGCTGACACAGTTAGCGCAACCACAAGCGGTGATGGCGCAACAGCCGGTGATGAGGCTCTAAGCCCATTCCGTATTGCTACTGCTTACTCCGGTAACAGCGCAACTTCTAGAGCTAGCAACACAGCTACACTAGAAGGCGTACCAGGTAATCGTATCAATGTTCAAATCTTGAAACAAGTTGTTGAAGCTAAGACTCGTAAGTTGTCAGCACGTTGGACATTTGAAGCTGCTCAAGACGCACAAGCCATGCATGGTTTGGATGTTGAGGCAGAAATCATGGCCGCACTTGCACAAGAAATCACAGTTGAAATTGACCAAGAAATCCTAGCTAGCCTACGTTCTTTGGCCGCAACTGAATTCACATATGACCAGTCAAGCGTTTCTGGTACAGCTACATTCGTTGGTGACGAGCATGCCGCATTGGCAGTTCTAATCAACCGTACTGCTAACTTGATCGCTCAGCGTACACGTCGTGGCGCGGCAAACTGGGCAGTTGTATCTGCTGAGGCTCTAACAGTTCTTCAGTCTGCTACAACTTCTGCTTTTGCTCGCACTACAGAAGGCACTTTCGAAGCACCTACAAACACCAAGTTTGTTGGTACATTGAACGGCGCAATGCGTGTTTACGTTGACAGCTATGCTAACACAGGCACAGCAGTTCTTATCGGTTACAAAGGTTCTAGCGAGGCAGATGCTGCCGCGTTCTATTGCCCATACGTACCGCTAATGAGCTCTGGCGTTGTGCTGGATCCAGCTACATTCGAACCAGTCGTGGGCTTTATGACACGTTATGGTTATGTAGAATTGACCAACACAGCATCGTCTCTTGGCAATGCTGGCGACTACCTGGGCAAGATTGGTATCACTTCTGGTACTTTGTCTTTCCAGTAATCACAAAAGTAAAATCGACTCAGGGATGGGAAGAGCAAGAAAGCGCCGCAAGGCGCTTTTTTGTTGGCTAAAAAAATACCCGAGCATATTTCTACACTCGGGTACCAACTAAACAGGATGCTGTCTGACTAGCACCTGTAGCTATTATATAGCAGACACAACTACAAAGCAAACTATTAGGTAAATATAATGTTCACTTGACACTCAAGTAACTTATGCGGTACCCACCGCGTAGGCCTAGAACGCTAATCATATTAAGGAGAAAACAAATGGGACGTCCTCTAAATAAAAAATTCTTTGGTGAATCAAACCCCGACAACATTGGCGGTGAAGGTATCTCCAGTGTCACATTAGGTGGCACTAACAATTCATCTGGCTACACAACAGGTGATGCACTAACAATTTCTGCACCGCAGATTGCAGGTAGTACACAAGCAGTTGGTACTGTCAATGCTTTTGCAAACGGTGTAATTGGCAACGTGTCCATTAGCACAGTTGGTTCTGGCTACACATCAGCAACTATCTCTGCAGACACAGGCACACAAGGTACACTAACTTTGACAGCAGTATTAACTTCCGTATCGGCTGCAACTGCTCGTGCTAATGCACTGGCACCGCAAGTGCGTATCAGTTCCACAAACCGCACCACTGGCAACGACATTTTGAAACAAGTTGGTAGCAAGCGTTTTAGAGTTAGATCGCAAGACGGCACCGCAGTTTGCAAGCTAGTGGCCGCTACACCAAGCGCCGCTGGCGAAATGGCCATTGTTGCTACAGACAGCCAAAGCAGCACATACTGGGTCAAGAAGATCAACAAGAACAAAGTTGAATTGGTACAAAACACCGACGGCGGCACAGGATTTGATGTTCCTGATGGTGATACTGCAAAATGGACCATTACTGGATCTGCAGAAGCAGGCACCAGCGGTGGAAACCCATCAGCCGCAGACGGCCCATCAGTAGTAGAACTACCTACTGTTGTGTTAGCCAACGCTTAATATCCTCGTTTGCAGTGGATCCTAAAGAGGGCTTCGGCCCTCTTTTTGTTTGAGCTCCTTACCGCATAAATAAAGCAAATGGCGAATTCATATGAGCATTATTAAAAACGTTAGCGGTCCATACACAATTAACACAGTCAATAGAAGTGATCCTATCACTTTGGATTCAAATGTGGTAATTATCAACGGAAATCTGCGTATCAATGGCGATACATACCTGTTGAACTACACTGCCGCAAACATCCAAAACACTTACATAACTGACAACCAGATTACACTTACTGCAAATTTGGCGCCAGATGCGGCACCTTCATTAAGTGCTGGTATTGAAGTCAATCGTGGCAGCTCTCCAAACACATATTTGTTGTGGAATGAAGATTTTGATTCGTGGACAGTAAAAGACCCTAGCGGACTTGAATCTAACATTGTTGCCACCAGCACAGGCCTAACAAAATTAAACGAAGATCTTGCACCAGAGTTGAGCGCCAACTTGAATGTAGGACCAAACTGGGTGACCAGTAATACCAATGTGAGCATTGCCGCAGAAGGAGTTACCACTCAGTATATAAAAGTAAACAGCAATCTAGCTTTGCAAATATATCCAAGTGCTCCTGCCGTGGTCAGCGACAGAAATACCGTTCACGGTGGCAATGTTGCCGCTGGTGGAACAGGTGTGTATGTTACCACCGGTGATGGCACAGTGGTTGGCGAAGAACTTATTAGCAAAAAAAGAGCAATCGTTTACTCAATTATATTTTAGGAAAAATAAAGAATGGCAATTACCAATTCTCCAATGAAGTACTCGGCAACAGCATTGCCTATCTTGACTGCAAACAGCAATGTTGCGGTTACCACCATGTACTTGTGTAATAAATCTGCAAACACTTTGACTTGCAATATATTTTTAATGCCAAGCGGCAGTACAGATTATGCAAACACAGTCATTTACCATAACTTGCGAATTGCAGGCGGTGATACATACATTTTAGAAAATGAACGTATTCTATTAGACACAGGCGATTCAATTCAAGGCAACGTGGGGGTGGATAATCTAACTGACAATTTGCTCATTGCCACAGTGAGCTTTACAAATATCTAATATGGGACGACATCTTAAAAACGACAGGATTAGAACAGCTGGCAGTGGCGCAGTCATGCCATTTGGCCCAACAAGTCTACGTCCACTCACACCAATTTCAGGTGACTTTAGATTCAACACAGATACCAACTTGGTAGAAGTATACTACAGTGCTCAATGGAACACGCTCACACGTGAAGGTCCGGTTAACGTTACTAAAGACACATTCACTGGCGATGGATTCACCACACCATTTACAATGAGTCAGAGTTATTCTGCAGGACAAGAAACTCGTATTATTGTGGTTGTTGGTAACATTTTTCAAAATCCTGGTGTGGCATACACAGTCAGCGGTACAACAATTACATTTACTTCAGCACCTCCGTTTGGACAAACTGTAATAGTTTTGCACGGATACGCCAGCACAGTAGCGGCATAATCTACTCGGTAAATACAGAGTAGGAGGAAGCAAATGGCCATTGGAAGAGTTGCAGGACCCATGCTATTGCAGGAATTAGACCGGCAAGGCATAGATCTGACTTTTACGACCAATTCGTTTGAGTTGGTTACTTTGAATTTCTCAGAGTTCATAATGGCGTTGCGAGGTGGCAGCGGTGGTCCATATGTTTTCAACGTTGGCGGCAATGCCGCAATAGGCAACGTGGTGCTAGACGCAGGTGCTCTAGTTACTACCCAAGGACTAAATCAAAATCTTACGCTACAAGCCAATGGTATTGCCAACGTAACAGTTATCAATGCAAATGTTATCAGTGGTCGTGTGGACGGAACTGTTATTGGTGGACTAGATCCTCGTCCAGCTACTTTTACATATTTGAATGCAAATGTACTAGGAACATTTGCCACAGCCAACATCAGTAATTTATCAGCTGATCGCATTCCCTTTGTTGCTGCCAACAACAACATATTGATTGACAACCCTGGCCTTAAATTTTTTAATGCCAACAGTGCCATGGTTTTGGCCAATCTCACTGTCACAGGTTCTCAAACATTTGACACACTAGCACCTGCTAACCTAGTGATACAAAACAGCAATCCAACCAGTATTGCATACATTGCGGCAAACAACTGGGTAGTGACCACTACCAACTTGACCTTCTTTAACAGCAACAGTTTATTAAGAACTGGCAATATAAGATTGGACAACGTCAACACCAATCAGGTGTTGTTTGCTGATGCAGCTGAAAATAGCAAGATCAAAGGAACCAGCTTTTTAACCTATGACGGGCAAAATTTACGAGCCAACGGTATTACCAGAATGGGTGATGTTGAAGTTCTCAACAACAGAATAAGAACTGCTACTACCAATCAAGACTTGATTTTAGATCCCAACGGCAATGGCGTAATCACTGTTAACAACCACAGAGTAACAGATGTTGGTGTGCCAACGCTGGCCAGTGATGCGGCAACCAAATCATATGTTGATTCTCTTATCAGTGTTAGCGCGGCATCTACTAGAAGTATTTTTGATGGTCCATTGGGACGCAGTAGAGTTATTGTAAACGACAACAGTGACGCAGGCGGAATCTTTGCAGGCAACGTGATTTTTAGCGTGAGAGGTGTGGAACAGGGCAGGATTGAAGATGGCAAAATAACCTGGCAGGACATAACCATCGCTGACAACACTGTTAGCACTGTTGCAGGTGAACTAAGACTAACTGGCTTCAACAATGATCGTGTGGTAATTGATACCAGCAGTGTTTTGAGATTGCCAGTTGGCACAGAAGCACAACGTCCAACTCCAGGACTGGAACAAGTGGGCGATCTTAGATTCAGCACAGATCTAGGATCAATTGAATGGTACGATGGTGCTGGCTGGATCAATCCCACAACCAATGTAATCACTAGCGAAACTATAGTTCCAGACGGAACATCAGCATCGTTTAGCCTGGCACAAGAAAGTACCACAACATCTGTACTGGTCAATTTCAACGGTGTGATACAGCGACCAAGCACCACATACTCTGTGGCAGGAAACATAATTACTTTTTCCACAGTTCCGTTGACCACAGACATTATTGAAATACGTTCTCTTTCAGCTGGAATATCGGTTGCAACAAATCCAATTGTGGTGGACACAGCGTATGCCAATGTAGGTGTTTCTACTTTTACTGTTGACACTTGGGACATTCATTTATACCGTGCTGCCAAATATACCTACACAGCCAAAACTGTAACAGGTGACAATTACGAAATAGGTGAATTGTATGTTGTGCATGATGACCTGGCAGGATTTCACACCAGCACGTTTGTGAGCAAGACTGGGTCGTCCATGCTAACCTGGAGCACTGAAGTTAGCTTTACTGCTATAATGAATATCAAAGCACAGGGCACCAATGCAGACACGCAGATAAAATATCACGCGATGTACATCACAGACCCAGTTATCTAACCAAAATTTACAAATTTTGCGTCAAAACCAAGCTAGAATCAAAAGCTATTTGGTCTGCTAAATAGCTATAACCGATGCTCTAGGAACCAGAATAATGGCCGTAACGCGGATTAAAAATAATCAGATCACTGATGCAACTATTTTTGCTAACGTAAAAATTGCTCCAGGTACAATCGTTGGGTCTTTGTTTAACCCAGATGTAACAATCAATTCTAATATTGCTATTGTTGGAAACCTTACGGTTTCTGGAAACACCAACACAATCAACAGCACAAACACACTGGTCAATGATCCGCTGGTGATATTCAACAATGGATACGCAGGCACTCCCAGCTATGATGTGGGTATTCTAATAGATAGAAACCTTCAACCAGTTACACCAACCAATTATGGCCCACTGAATTCAGCCTGGGTCTGGCGCGAAGCAGATGGCAGTTTTCAAGGCCTGCTAACAACAGAAACAGGAACCACACAGGGTGTAATCAACAGAACAGCCTATGCCAATTTGATAATTGGCAATACCACAATTAGAACAGCTGGAACAGACTCCAGCGTGGTCGAAGCAACTGACACCAACACAGGTGCTCTGCAGGTAAAAGGCGGAGCAAGTTTTACACAAAATTTGCAGGTTGGTGGCAGCGGATCAGTATTTGGAGCCAACACAGGTGCAGTTGCAATCAACGGCAACATACCTGTTGTGCAAATCACACAAGAGTCAAGCACACGTTATGGTCTGATGATAACAGATACCAGCAATGCTGGTGCGCTTGCTGTCAAAACAAGTACAGGCTCTGGCGCAGAGATACACACATTTGGTGGAACCAACAACGACATATACATACAGCCAGATCGTAAAAAGAGCATCTGGTTGCCCGCAGGCAATGCCAGTGTACTGGTAGACAACGGTCTCAACAGTTCAAGTGCAAACATTGGCGCACTGGTAGTGACTGGATCAGGCGGCGCAGGCATTGGCGGCAATTTGAATATTGGTACCAGCGCCAGCTTTGAAAGCAAAAATGTTTATGTTCAAAGCAACAAGACCAATGACGTTGTAATTGGTAAAGATCAACTCAAGATAGGCATTGGTGCAAATGTAACAGCACTGGGCGCCGCACAAGGCATAACCAGCATTGGCGAAAACACAACCATCATTGGTATGGGTGCAGGCGCAGGTGCTCCTGGCGCAAACTCTACCTTGGTTGGTAAAAGCTCTGGCAACATTGTCACAGGCACAGACAATCAATTCTTTGGTCACAACTCCGGGCGACTGATCACCAGCGGATCATTTAACGTAATCCTTGGCTCGTATGACGGCAATGTAATTGCTGACTTGAACAATCAAGTGGTTGTGGCAGATGGTAGCGGTGCTCCACGTATTCGCATTGATGCCACTGGCAACACATTTGTTGTCAGCGGTGTAAATTCCACAACTGCCAACACTGGTGCGTTTGTTGTTCAAGGTGGCACTGGTATTGGTGGCAACTTAAATGTTGGTGGAGTGATTGGTGTATCAAGCGGCAGAGCTGTTCTTGAAGCAACTCAAACTTCTATTGTACTAGCAGGCAACACTGCCACATCATACCTATCAACAGACTCAGTTATTATTGGTCAGAAGATTGGCAGTGGCACAAATTTTGGCGCCAAGTCTACTATCATTGGTAGCGAAGCAGCCGCAACAAACACAAACGGCGCTGAGATAACCCTGGTTGGTTATCGTACTGGTACCGCAGGTCCTGGACAAAACACAACTGCCATTGGATCACAAGCTGGCTTGAGTCTACAAAGCACAGCACTACAGAATCAATTTTTTGGTTATCGTGCTGGTAGCCAAATATCAACAGGCAACAACAATGTGATTCTTGGTGGTAACACTGGCAGCACAATTGACACGTTGAGCAACCAAATTATCATTGCTGATGGTCAAGGCATTGCCAGAATCAACATCACCAACACAGGTTCTACAGAAATCACCAGCACAGTCGAAACTGATTCAATTGGCACAGGTGCATTGATTGTTGACGGTGGACTGAGTGTTTACAAGAACACACGCATTGGTGGCAACCTAACAGTTACAGGCAACTTGAATGTGATTGGCACAGTAAGCACAATCAATTCCACGTTCATGACTGTGGTTGATCCTGTTATTGAAATGGGTGGACTAGCCAATGCCAGCGTACTAACAACCAATGATGGCAAAGACCGTGGCCTGCGCATGCACTATTATGAAGGTGCTGATCGCAGTACCTTCCTGGGTTGGCAAAATACCACCAGCAACTTGGTTTACCTGCAAGCCGCAGTTGAAAGTGCTGGTAACGTGTTCACAGGCACATATGGCAGCGTACAGTTTGGTCAGCTGAAACTCAGCAATGTAAATCCCAGCACAAGTCAAACAACCGGCGCCTTGCAAGTTGTGGGCGGAGTTGGTATTGAAGGCAGACTAACTGCCAACAACGCTGTTGTTGACAACAATCTAACAGCAAGTGGATCAAATGCTATTATTACATTTGCTCCAACTGCCAATGGTTATGTAACAATTAACCCAACAACCACTGGCACCATTGACAACATGATCATTGGCAGCAGTACGCCAGTTAGGGCAACCTTTACCAACGTCACAATCACTGATACATTGACTATCAGTGGCAGCGGTAGCGGTAACATTTCTCCATCTGGTAACTTGGTATTGAATCCAACACTGCCAGGTGATATGAACAATATCTACATTGGTAACAGTACTCCACGTGGTGCAACATTCACCACTGCCAATGTACAATACGATTTCCTACTAGGATCATTTGAAGCAAACTCTATTTTGTTCATGAGTCCAAGCGGCAATCTAGCAGTTGATCAAAACAACGAAAACTTCAATTACCAACGTGCAACTGGCAACACAATTTCTACTGTGAGCCTGAGCATTGGTACCAATGGCGACTTCACTGGTACTGACACGCTAAACATCTACTATCAAGGTGATGCTTACTTGCCACAGAGCGCAATCTCTGCAAACACTGTGGGACAAGCACCTGGATGGACCACATCATCAAGTCGTGGCACAGGCCATGCTCCTGCCAACTTACAAGACGGTGATTTCACTGGTGTGGTTGGCGCATACGGATACAGTGCTGGTGCATATAGAGAACTGTCTGGTTGGCGCCATGTGGCACAAGGCACCACAGTTGTCAGCAACGGCCTCGGCGGTGAAGCTCAACTTTGGACCAAGACAGATGGCCTAGCGTCAACTACTCTTGCTCTGCGTGTGGACAACAATCAGAAAGCCACCTTCTACGGTCAAGTGTCTATTGCCAACAGTACCGCAAGCACAACCACTTCAAGTGGCGCATTCTATGTACAGGGTGGCACAGCAATTGGTGGTAACCTAAACGTCAGCCAAGGCGCACGTTTTAACGATCAACAGAACCACAACAGAGATTTTTATGTTCGTGGTGGCAATGATGCAACACTGATCTGGGCCAGCACATCAAGTGCATACAATCAAGTAATAATTGGTAATTCAGCAATTGGTGCCAACCTGGTAACCGGTGCAAAGTTACAAATCAACTCAACTGATGCAATTCTAATACCACGTGGTACAGAAGCACAACGTCCAGGCTTTGCAGGATACGGTTCGCCAAGTGCTGGTATGATGCGTTTCAATACCATTGTCAATGACATGGAATATTGGGATGGCGGCAAATGGTATCAACCACAAAGCGGCCAAACAGCAACCATTGTGGCAGAAACATTCAGCGGTGACGGCTTAACAACACAGTTCACAACTTCTCGTGAAGCAACCACAGCCGCCACATTTATTGCCATTAACGGTACACTACAACAACCAGTTACTGCCTACAGTGTGACCGGAAATGTGATTACATTCACTGAGCCACCTGCTCCGGGCGATGTGATTAGCAGTAGATACCTGGCGTTGTCAGTCACAGCAGGTATGTCGGCTGCACAAGGTTTGGTAACTGTACAATCAATTGACGAAGGTGTACTAGTCACCGGAGCCAACGGTACTCTCACTGCCAACACCATATTGTTCAAACATGACGGCACAGTTGGGTGGAATGGAACACCACAAATTCCTGTTGCATACAACACACCAACACTGATTCACACATTTGATGCTGGACGATATCGCAGTGCAAAATATGTTGTGCAGGTTGAAAATGACACAGTTAATGCATATGAAGTCAGTGATGTGATGGTAATTCACAATGGCACCTATGCATACAGAACACAATACAACATGATCAGTACATTTGCCAATGCGGCAGCTCTTGGGTCAATTACTGCGGCACTCAGTGCTGGAAATGTCAGCTTGTATTATACATCAGCAGTTACCAGCAACTGCACAATAAAACTTCGTGCAGACATGATCAGCAATGACCAACCATGGGAGCCGTTCTGATCTAAATGAATAAATAAGATGGACAGGAATAAAAATGGCTAACAGTAAATTTGTAGTTGACACTGGGTTAGTGGTAGGACCATTGACAATCTTTGCCTCAAACGGCGATATACGAACCAGCGGCAATATTGTTTACACACAAAGTGGCCCAGATACTTCAATTACATCCCCCAGCACTGGATTTGTCAATTCAACCACTTTGTATTTTCCAGGCGTGCAAGGCGGGTCAACAGATTATGCCCAAACTACCACAACAGTTGACGGAGTAGCAACAACCGTTGACGAAACAGTGGCAGGGCTAGCAACTTTAATAGCTGTAACAGATGCATTTGGCGTTGTTACCGCAGAAAGCGCCGGCGGCGCAACAGACATTTATGATTGCATGGAGCCCATTGGGTCAATTGAAACAGTGGATCTAGGCGAGCTCGCATAAATACCATATAAATACGAATCAGGAGTCGGTTAACAAATGCCAACACAAGTACAGTTCCGAAGAGGGACAACGACCCAAAACAACAGTTTTACCGGCGCTGTCGGTGAAGTTACCGTTGACACCACGCTAAAAGTACTGCGTGTGCATGACGGCTCCGCGGCAGGTGGTCAACAAATGGTTGGACTAACTGCCAACCAAACGCTGACCAACAAGACACTGACCAGCCCTACGATCAATAGTGCTACACTAAACAATACGACTTTTGCAGGAACTGCAACTTTCAGTGGTGTAGAAACTTTCACCGCCGCAACTTTTAACAATCCAACCCTTGGAACCTTCTCAACTACGGCCAATTCAATTGTGCCTAAAAGTTACGTGGATTCCATTGGAATTGTGTTCGGTGTATAAATAAAAGAAGCATATTAACCATAAGGTAGACCAAAATGGCAAGAAAGAGCATACAATACTATATTTTCACACCTGGAGCCGCTAACACCGGAACAGTGAAAATTCCAGATGTTTATCAATTAAAAGACATCCTAATGATCACAAACGTGACCACAAACACGGTGATCTACAACTTCAGCGACGCCACTCGCGGTGCGTTTGCATTCTCGTACAACGAGAATGATACAACCACATTCCCTAACTATCAAAACGGTGTAACAACACTGACTTTGGATCTTGACACCAGCGCCATGAGCGCCAATGACAAGCTGATGATCTATGTTGAAGCCACCGAAATGCGTGTTCGCACTCATGACTTTGGTATTGATGCGGTTGAACGCCAACGTGTTGCTCAGCCAGAATCATTGATTGACGCTGACTTTGAATACGGTCTACAACAAACCAAATGGGCCAGCTGGACCACAGTGTTCAACTACCCAACCACTTTTGAAGTTCCTGGTACAGACGTTCAAGCCAACGTGTTTGGTTATGCCACATTGCTTACCACTGCAATTTCTGCCGCAACCACAACATCAATGACCTTGTTGAATCAAGGTTTTACACCAGCAGCTGGTTACGGTGGTAACACTGCACCAATACACTTCACTGGCGATTACAAAATTGTTATCAACCAAGGCACAGGCACAGGCGCAACAGCACCACGTGGTACTACTTCTTTGGCCAACTCTGCTGTTATAGCAGGTGCAAGAAGTATTACTACTGCCAACGGTGGCCCTAGCCAACGTACTTTCACTGTGACACGTGATATCACATCGTGGAACGCAGGTGACGTTGCAGCCTTGATTGGTATTCCAACCACAGACACAACAACAATCACAGCTGGTCTGACCAGTACTGGTACTACCACAGTGGCCATTAGTGGTACTGCTGTGCTCAACGGTGATATTATTGCTGTTGAAACTGTTGATCCAGGTGAATATGAATTGATGAGCGTCACATCAGGTGGCGGCACAAGTTCATTGACAGTGGTTCGCCAAGTGCTTGGCACAAACCAAAGAGCCGCTAATCTTTCAGCAGGCGCACGTTTGAAGCGTTTGATTCCAACTGCCACAGCCGCTGACGCATCCAACATTGAAATTGTTCGCGTTGACTCAGTGGATCAAGGCACAAACTCACTAACAGTCACTCGTGGCTTCATGAACACCAATGCCGCACCACAGTTCAATCCAGGTTCTGCTATCGTACGTGTTAACATGTTCAACGATCGTGGTCCTGGCATGGGCAATGGCCCTGCCGCAGTTGGTACAGGCGCTACAGGTAACATTGAAATTGTTCGTGTTACAACTCCAGCAGTTGGCCTAAACGGTTCACAAACTGTTGTTCGTGGCGCACTGGGTACCACAGCATTGAGCTCAATTACTGCAGGATCATTGGTTGTGACTGCCGCAGGTGTGTTCGTAGCAGGTAACATTAACGTTCCGGTCATTGGTATCAACGCCAACTCACACGGTATTGCCAGTGCTGTACAAGGCGCAGGCCCATTTGGTCTAAGTGCCGCAGTTGCTGGTACAGGCAACGCCAACGCTTATGTTTCTACCTTGGGTCTAAACAACGCCAACGTAGAAGGTGTTTACTTCAACCAAATCAATGACATTCACTACGCAGCCTACTATCCAAAAGTATGGCCAAATCGTGAAATTGGTCAGCAGTTGAATCCAGTCAGCAATCAAACTGACGTGACAATCCGCAAAGGCGGCGTGTTTACTGGTGCCAACATTCAGTACATCAGCTTTGTGTCCAACGGTGGTTCACCAAGTTCAATCACAGTGACCACAAACGAGCCACATGGTGTGTTCCCAGGACAGTTGATACAAACAGTGATGTATGGTGCAGTAAATGCCAACACACACGCTTCTGGTATTTTCACAGTTAACAGTGTTCCGTATTTGAACCAGTTTACGTTTATTGCAAAACCAGGTGCAACTATCACACAACCAAACGCATTGGTTGCCGCACTAGGCACACAATCAACATTGTTTGGTAACATTGTGATGTTCCCAACCAGCTTGGTACGTCACCGTCCAATTGACGGCGGTACAAACATTGGTGTTAATGCTCCAGCGTTTGGTTACGAAGTTGCTCGTCAAACCAAGAAATACTTCCGCTACCAGTCTGGTAAAGGCATGATGTTCACAACTGGTATCAGCATGTGTCCACAATTTACTGTGACCAACATTGCAGCCGCTGGCACCAGCGTTGGCAGTGCAATTACTATTGTTACAGAACTAGACCATGGTTTACAAGTTGGTGCCAACGTTCAGATTACAGGCGTTACAACTTCAGGTTACAACACATTCTATCGTGTGGCCACTGTGGTGTCACAGAACTCATTCACAGTTCTAGCCACAGCTACATTGGGTGCAACAACACCACAATATGGCACATTCCCTAAATTCGCAGTGCTCAACTGGCACGGTGGTAAAGTGCGTGTGGGTATGTTTGATGACCAAAACGGTGTGTTCTGGCACTATGATGGTCAAAAGGTCTACGCAGGTCGTCGTACTTCAACACGTGAAATTCTAGGCCGTGTGAACATTGGTACCAACACATATCGTGTGAACGGTAACCAATTCACTCGCTTCCAGGATCAAGTGCTAGCAGGTGATCAAATTGTTATCCGCGGTATGAGTCACACTGTGAGTCGCATTGAAAGTCAAAACACCATGTACGTTTCACCAGCATATCGTGGTGTGGTAAACGCAGAAGATGCACGTATGGTTGTGGTTGACGAGTTCTTGATTCCACAAGACCAGTTCAACAAAGATCGACTGGACGGTACAGGCCCAAGCGGCTATGTAATGGACAAGACCAAGATGCAGATGGTGGCCATTCAGTACACCTGGTACGGTGCTGGTTTTATTGACTGGGGCATGAGAGCCACAGACGGTCAAATGATCTGGGCACATCGTAGCAAAAACAACAACACAAACGATGAAGCTTTTATGCGTTCTGGTAACTTGCCAGCTCGTTATAAGACAGCTAATAACACAGCGTACACACGTTTGAATCTTGGCCTGGCACCAAACGAAACAGGCAACATCAACCTAGCCAGCATTGTTGGATTCCCAACAGCCAACGTGACCTACCCAGCAACAGTACTTGTTTCTGGATTTGGAACTGACACAGATGAATTGATTACCTACAGCGCAGGTCCATTTGCAGCCAACGGTAACATTTGTACTCTAACACGTAGTGCAGTTATCTCCAACTACAACCTTGGTCAAAATCGTTCATTGAGTATAGGTGTGCAGCCACAAGGTTCGGGTGTTCAGCATGCAGTAGGTGTTGCAGTTCGCTTGTTCAGTGTAACAGCTTCACCAGACTTGAATCACTGGGGCTCTGCTGTTATTCTAGACGGTGGATTTACCAAGGACCGTTCATACCAGTTCACATACAACCTGGCCAACGTTAACGTGCTTGGAACAGCAGTGCAGACTCTGTTCATGATGCGCTTGGCACCAAGTATTACAAACGCTATCACAGGCGACTTGGGATCCAAAGACATTATCAACCGCGCACAGATGTTGTTGCAGAACATGTACATCAACGTTGCTGACACATCAGCCAGCTTGAAGCCACGCTTCTTGTTGCAAGCGATTTTGAATCCAACCAACGTATTGTCATGTAACTGGGCACCGTTGAATCAACGTTTCAACGTAGGTGGTTCAATTGGTGGTACCAACCAAACTGGTGGTTTCAACCAACCATCGTTTACACAGTTCGTTGCTAACGTGTATCCAGCCAGTGACAAGCCAACAACACTACATGGTGTTAACAACGTGTTGTTTGACACACGTGCAAGCGGCCAGCACAACGGTCAGCCATATGCACAGGGTGGTGAGCAGTTGTTCTCCATTCCAGTGTCAGCTCAGAACTCTGGCTTCATTGACTTGACCAACGTTAAGGAAATTGGTGGTGCTATTCTTCCAGGAACTGGCTTCTATCCAAACGGTAACGAAATTGTTGCGTTTAACATTGTGCCTGCTCAGGGCTCACAAGCTAACGTTGACATTCAAGTTACATACGTTGAATCACAGGCTTAATCCAAAGCCACTCGAGAGAAAGGCCCGCAAGGGCCTTTTTCTTTGGGCTGTTTTTCATTTGGACGCTTTTCCATAAATAGTACAAACGAGATAGATTCCCATGGCATTAACAAGACCGCGCTATAGTCAGATACCTGACACCGATTGGAAACAAAGTGTCCGGGTGGCCACGACTGCCGATGTAGGTAACGTGATGTTGGCAGCAATGCCAAACTCAGTTGATGGCGTTACACTTAATTTCTACGATCGTGTTCTTCTAACGTCACAGGCCAATGCGGCACAGAATGGTATCTACTATGTCAAAGCAGTGGGCACAGGTGTCAACGGCATTTGGGAACGTACCAAAGATGCCAGTTCTGGTGGCGCACTGGGTGCAGTTACTCCTTCTATTGTTACTCAAGTTGAAGAAGGTACTGTTAATAAAAATCGTACCTTCAAGTTAACCACAACAGGTAATATTGATCTTGGCACAACAAATTTAAGTTTTGGAATACAAGCCGCAGAACCAGCGGGCGCAACAGGACAGCTACAGTTTGCCAACGTCAACAACGTGATTGGTGGTGCAACAACCACCAGCTACGATTATGTAACAGGCAACTTGGTTCTAACAGGCAATGTAAACACCACGCTACTGTATCAAAACGGCAAACGTGTGCCGCAGGTGTTTACCAGTGCAACACCTCCGTCTACTCCGGCAGTGGGCGACCAATGGTATCAGGTTGGCACAGACATTTTATACGAATGGTTGCAAGACGGCGCAACAGCATACTGGATTGACATCAGCGGTGCAACCATTGCCAACATCAATCCAATCACTGGGCAAAACGTTGGCACACTGGTAGTCAACAGTGGTGACGAAAGCACAAGCACAACCACAGGTGCTCTACAAGTTGTTGGTGGTGTTGGTATTACTGGCAATCTAAATGTGGGTGGGTCAGTATCTTTTGGTGGCGGTCAGCTAGGCAGCGATCTAGTAATATCATCAAACACAACCAGCACTAGCGAAACAACAGGTGCCATTCGTATTGCCAGTCCAGGCGGGCTGGGTGTGGGTGGTAACATCTGGGCTGGCGGCGCCATTGTTGCCAATAGTAGAATTCCAAGTACCAGTATCACAACTGGTGCAATTGTTGTTCCTGGCATAGGTGGATTGGGCGTTGGCGGCAATGTGTTTGTTGGCCAAAACTTAAATGTAGCTGGAAATATCACTGGTGGCAGTGTACGTCAAACTATCAGTTCTGGTGCTCCTGCAAATCCTGTGGTTGGTGACCAATGGTACCAGCTGGGCACAGATATTTTATATCAGTATGTGAGTGATGGTACTGGTAGCTATTGGGTTGACATTGCTGGTGCAACAGTTGCAAACATTTCTGCACAAAGCCAACAAAGTTTAACTGACATACAAATTGTGAGTGGTACTCCAAGTACCAGCGCCAGCACAGGCGCACTAACAGTCAGCGGTGGTGTTGGGATTCAAGGCAACTTGAATCTACAAGGTGGATTTAATATTACCAGCGGTAATATTGTTGCCAATCAAAATGTTACCAGCATTGACACTACCACAGGATCAATGGTTGTTACTGGGCAAGGTGGTGTTGGCGTTGGTGGCAATATCAACGTTGGCGGTAACCTAAGTGTTGCACAAACTGCCAGTTTCCTACAAAACGTAATCATTTCTGCTAACTTGATTTCAAGTGGCACATACTTTACTGGTGGTGGACTCAGTGTAACCAACGGCAACGTAGTTGCCAGTGGAACAACAGCACAAATTGGTGGGCTAACAATTACCGCAGGTGCAATCAGCGGACTTACCAATCTTGGTGTAACCGGCAACATTACACTTGGCGGCGCACTGATTGCAACTGGTGATATCAGTACAAGTGGCAACATTGCAGGTGGTGGACTTCGCAAGTACGCACAAATTAATACTCCTACCAATCCAGTTGTGGGCGATGTTTGGTACAAAACAGACACAGACGTATTTTATCAATACATCAATGATGGCACAAACAAATACTGGGTTGACTATGCAGGCGCCACTGTGGCCAACATCAGTCCACAAACAAATCAGACACTTAGCGATATTGTAATTGTAAGTGGTACTCCTGCAACAGATACAACAAGTGGTGCCTTACAAGTACAAGGCGGAGCAGGTATTACTGGTAACGTGTTTACTGGAAATCTAAACACAGCAACCGTTTCTGCAACCAACTTCACTTATGCAAACGGCGTAAGTATTTTAGAAGGCAATCAAGGCACTTATTCAAACGCCAACGTTACGGCATATTTGGCCGCAAGCAACATCAGTGTTGGCGGAAGCATTTTGGCAACTGGTAACCTAACTGCCAGCGGATCATTCTTTTCTGCAGGTGGATTAAGCGTTACAGCGGGCAATATACTAGCAACAGGAGCCAGGGCAGTTATTGGTGGTTTGACCATCGAGAACGGCGGTATTAGCAGCCTTGCAAGTCTAAATGTCATTGGTTCAGGCACCTTAGGTGGCGACTTTGCAATCACTGGTAACATTACCGCTGGCGGCTTAAGAAAATACGCACAAGTAGGAGCACCTGCCAACCCAATAGTGGGTGACGTTTGGTACAAAACGGATACTGACGTATTCTATCAATATGTCAACGATGGAACCAACAAGTATTGGATTGATTATACCAGTGCCACAGTTTCTAACGCCAGCCCAACCAGCCCACAAAGTTTACAAGATTTACAAATTGTTTCGGGCACACCCTCAACAGGTTCTGGCACAGGCGCATTACAAGTAACAGGCGGTGCCGCAGTAACAGGCAACGTATTCACAGGTAACCTAACAACAGCAACCATTGCCGCAGATCAATTCACTTATGCCAATGGTGTGAGCATTTTGACCGGCAACGAAGGCACGTACTCCAACGCCAATGTCACTGCTTACCTAACTGCTCGCAGTGTCACCATTGCTGACGGCAACATCACAGCAACCGGCGGCTATCTGGCCGCAGGTGGTTTCATAGCCACAGCAGGTAACATTCGCACAACATCTGCCAACATTGGCGGTGTTATCATTGAGTCAGGCGGCATTGGTCAGCTGGAAGTTTGGGTGTGTTGGGTGCTGCCACTATTGGTGCTGACCTAGCTGTTACAGGCAACATAACAGGTGGCGGACTGCGCAAGTATGCCCAGGCAGGCGCACCTACTAACCCTGTTGTGGGCGATGTGTGGTACAAGACAGACACAGATGTGTACTATCAATACATCAATGATGGCACAAACAAGTACTGGGTTGACTACTCAAGTGCCACAGTTTCTAATGCAAGTCCAACCACATCACAAAGCCTGCAAGACCTACAGATCGTAAGCGGCACACCAAGCACAAGTACATCAACTGGTGCATTGGTTGTACAAGGCGGAATTGGCGCAAGCGGAAATGTATTTGTTGGCAACCTATCCACTGCCACAGTATCTGCTGGTAACTTTACCTATGCCAATGGTGTAAGTATCCTGGTTGGTAACGAAGGCACATACTCCAACGCAAATGTAACAGCATATCTAACAGCACGTACAACAACTATAAGTGATGGCTTCCTGTCTTCAGCAGGCATGACTGTCACAGCAGGCAATCTAAAAACTACATCTGCCAACATTGGTGGTGTTGTTATTGAGTCAGGTGGTATTGGTCAGCTGGCAAGTTTGGGCGTGTTGGGTGCAGCAACAATTGGTGGCAATGTTGCTATTACTGGTGATGTTGCTATTACTGGCAATATTAGCGCAGGTGGCCTTCGCAAGTATGCTCAACCAGGAGCCCCTGCCAACCCAATAGTTGGTGACGTTTGGTACAAAACAGACACCGATGTATTTTATCAATACGTTGATGACGGTACTAGCAAGTACTGGATTGATTACACCAGTGCCACAGTTTCTAATGCAAATCCCACAAGTCCACAGAGCTTGCAGGATTTACAAATTGTTTCTGGTACACCAAGCACAAACACCACAAGCGGTGCATTACAAGTAACTGGCGGCGCAGGCATTTCTGGCAATGTCAATGCAGGAAATGTAACAACAGGTACAATAACAGCCACAACAGTGAATTCATCTGGAGTTGTTGTTGGTACAGGATTCACTTATGCAAATGGTGTAAGTATCCTGGTTGGCAATGAAGGCACGTACTCCAACGCCAATGTCACTGCTTACCTAACAGCTCGTACCACAACCATCAGCGATGGCTTCTTGAGCACAGCTGGTATGACAGTTACCGCAGGTAACTTGAAAACCGCATCTGCCAACATTGGCGGCGTGATAATTGAAGCAGGTGGCATTGGTTCGCTTGCAAATTTGAATGTGATTGGTGGAGCCACCATTGGTGGTGATGTCACAATCACTGGCAATGTTACTGGTGGCGGTATTCGCAAGACCACCAGTGCATCTGCACCAGTCAACCCTGTTGTGGGTGATCAGTGGTACAAGTCAGATACTGATACACTGTACCAATACATCAACGATGGCACAACCAAATATTGGGTTGACGTTGCTGGTGCTACAGTTTCTAATGCGTCTATCACAAGCGATCAAATTGCCTACGATATTGTTATCACAACTGATACTCAAAGCACAAGCACAACAACAGGTGCTGTTCGAGTCCAAGGTGGTATTGGTTTAATTGGCAATATCTATACCACTGGTATTGCTGACTTTGGTGGCAATTTAACTGCTGGCAATATTCTAGCAAACAACAACCTGCAGACAACAACCTTGCAGGTAATTGGTGACACCAATGTAAACAAACTAACAGCAGTTGGTAATATCACCAGCTCTGGCACATATTTTTCTGCAGGTGGTATCAGCGTAACAAATGGTAATGTAGTTGCCACTGGTACAACAGCCACAATTGGCGGACTAGTTATCAACAATGGTGGCTTGCCAAGCCTACCAACTTTGGGTGTGATTGGTGCCGCAACATTTGGTGCCAACGTAGATGTAACTGGTAACGTAAACATAACTCGCGACATTATTGCATCTGGCAATATCGTTGCAGGCGGTGTGCGCAAGTATGCTCAAACTACCAAACCCGCCAATGCAGTACCAGGAGATGTTTGGTACAAAACTGATACTGATGTTTACTACACCTATGTCAATGACGGTACCAGCAGTTATTGGATTGACTATGTAGGTGCTACTGTTTCCAACGCCGCAGTTGACAACAGTACAAATAATGATTTTACCATTGCAAGTGGAACAGCAAGCACAGATGCTGACACTGGTGCGTTGGTAGTGGTTGGTGGAGTTGGAGTAACAGGTGATATCAATGTCACCGGCGACTTCTCAATTGATGGTACATTCACAGCATGTACCGCAGTGACCGCAGGTTATCTAAACGTTGCAGATGGTATTGACAGCTACGGTAACGTTGTTATTCACGGCCCAGGCACACCAAATTACACAGTACAAGTTCGTTCTAGCGATGCCGCAGATGACGTACTTGGAATCAAGACCAGCGTGGCAGGTGGCGGCTTTGAAATTGATGCACTGAACAATGAACTAACTGGTGCAACTCCATTTGGTATCAACGCCAACACATTCAGTATTGGCATTAAGAATGCAATTGGATCCACAGTACAAGCTGATGCGTTCAAAATTAACACAGCAGGCAATGCCAGCGTAGCCAAAACTTTGAGTGTTGGTCAGCATGTAAACGTAACAGGCAATGTAAATGCAGGCGTGGGTACATTCACATCGTTGTTTGCTTCTTCTGCAAACTTGACAACATTGAATCTGAGTAGTACACTGACAGTACCAACTCTAAATGTAACCACAAGCATTGATGCTCCTGGTATCCGTAAGTATGCACAGACAACTGCTCCAGTTTCCCCAGCAGTGGGCGATGTATGGTACAAAACAGACACAGATGTTTACTACACCTATGTCAATGACGGAACAACCAATTATTGGATTGACTATGTAAGTGCCACAGTAAGCAATGCCGCAACTACTGCAAGCCAATCAGTTGACTTGCGTGTGGCAAGTGGTACAGAAAGCATCAATACCGATACTGGTGCAATTACAGTTGTTGGTGGTGTAGGTGTTGTTGGTAATATCTTTGCAGGCGGTATTGTAAGCGCACAAGGACAACTACGTGCCATTAGCGGTGTTCAAAGTACTAGTACCACAACAGGTGCATTGGTAGTCACTGGTGGACTTGGTGTAAGTGCCAACACCAATATTGGTGGTGCTCTTGCCGCAGACAGTTTAACAGTAGCTGGCCCAACAAACTTATCTGGTAACCTATCTGGTACCAACATGAGCCTAGCTGGCCGTGCTGACATTGCTGGAGCAATGGCTATCAGTGGCGCTGCAACCATTGGCGGCAACTTGGATGTCACAGGACGAGTGGTTGGTGGTGGTATTCGCAAGACCACAAGTATCAACGCACCAGCCAACCCAACAGTGGGTGATATTTGGTACAAGACTGACACAGACGTTTTGTACCAATACACACACGATGGCACAAACAATTTCTGGATTGACTATGTTGGTCCTAGTGTAAGTAACGCAAGTCCAAGCACTGGCTTGTTGTCTGATTTGGAGGTTGTGACTGGCACCTCTAGCACCAGCACCATAACAGGTGCGGCAAGAATCACTGGCGGTGTGGGCATCACTGAAAACTTGTATGTGGGTGGTTTGTCAATAATTGGTGCCAACCTGGTTGCAAACAACATCACAGCAAATCTCAACCTACAGTCTGCTACTCTTGCAGTAACAGGTGCAGGCACAATTGGCGGTAATTTAACCAGTGCCAATTTGTCCACAGGTATTGCATCCATTGCTCGTGCTGACATAGCTGGCGCACTTGCAGTTGGTGGTGATGTAACTGTTACAGGAAACATTGTTGCTGGCGGTGTGCGTAAAACACAAAGCACAACTGCTCCTGTTAATCCAACAGTTGGTGACCTGTGGTACAAAACTGATACGGATGTGTACTATCAGTACACATCAGATGGTACCAACAAATACTGGATTGACTATGTAGGTGCAACTGTTTCTAATGCCGCAGTTTCTGCAAGCACCAATAATGATTATCGTGTTGCCAGCGGTACAGAAAGCACTGATGTTGATACAGGTGCGTTGACTGTTGTTGGCGGTGTTGGCATAACTGGAAATGTATTTGCTGGCAATGCAACAGCAACCAGTTTCCGTTCAGACAATTTTATATTTGCAAACGGTCAATCTTTAGCATCGCGTATCACAGGTACATTCAGCAATACCAATGTAGCCGCTTACTTGACTGGAGCAATCACAACTGGTAACATTGCGGCTGGTAATATAATTGCTGCCAATGTTTCAGCATTGGATATTGTTGCTAGAGATGTCACATTGTCTGGCAATATCACTGGCGGTGGACTACGCAAGTATGCACAATTAGGTGCTCCTGCAAATCCAGTGGTGGGTGATGTTTGGTACAAAACTGATACTGATGTGTACTATCAGTACATCAATGACGGTACAAACAACTATTGGGTAGACTACATTGGCGCTACTATTTCCAATGCCACTGTTAACAACAGCACCAACAGTGATTTTTTAATTGCTAGCGGCACACTCAGCACTAGTAATTCAACCGGCGCACTACAAGTTGTAGGAGGTGTTGGTGTTGTTGGTAATGTAAATCTAGGTGGAAACTTAAAAGCAGACGGCACTGTTACAGGTACTGCATTCACTTATGCCAATGGTGTGAGCATTTTGGTTGGCAATGAAGGTACCTACTCCAATGCCAATGTCACTGCTTACCTAACAGCTCGTAACGTTACTATTGCTGACGGAAATATTGTTGCCACAGGCAGTTATTTGAGCGCAGGTGGATTTACAGCAACAGCTGGTAATATTTTTGCACCAAGTGCTAATATTGGCGGACTAGTTATCAGCAACGGTGGGTTGAGCAGTCTTGCAAGTTTGGGCGTGATTGGTTCAGCAACTGTGGGCGCTGATCTTGCAGTAACTGGCAACATCACTGGTGGTGGCCTACGCAAAACACAAAGCACAACACCTCCTGTGAACCCAGTGCAAGGCGATGTTTGGTACAAGACAGACACAGATGTGTACTATCAATACATCAATGATGGCACTGCCAGTTACTGGATTGATTATGCAGGCGCAACAGTAAGTAACGCCGCAGTTGACAACAGTACCAATAGTAATTTTTCAATTGCCAGCGGCACAGAAAGTACCAGCACCAGCACAGGCGCACTCACTGTGGTTGGCGGCATTGGTGCAACTGGAAATCTAAATCTTGGCGCTAATGCAACCATTAGCGGTAATGTTGTTATTGATGGCGACGCTAGAGCAACACAGCACAACACTGGTGCACTGGTAATTGCAGGCAATGGTGGTGCCAGTATTGGTGGCAACTTGTTTATCCAAGGGGCTATTGAAATTGACAGATATTTTGTGTCACAAAGCTATGCCGAGTTTGGCGAGTTTGTTGGCGTCAATGGAAACATTATTGGTCGCGGTAACAAAATTACCGGCGGCGGATTCCAAGCAGAATACGGCAATGTCACTGCTACAGGACAGTATTTTTCAGCAGGCGGTCTAACTGCTCTAGCAGGAAATGTAACTCTAGGCAACATTGTTGGGTATGGATTCTCAACCAACAACGGCAATTTGATTACCACAGGTTCTCGAGCAGTTGTTGGTGGACTCACCATTGAAAATGGTGCGTTTGGAAATGTTGCAAGTTTGGGAGTAATTGGCTCAGTCACAATTGGCAACGACCTTGCAGTAACTGGTAACATCACAGGCGGCGGCATCCGCAAAACACAAAGCACTACTGCTCCAGTAAATCCAGTACAAGGAGATGTTTGGTACAAAACAGACACTGACGTATTTTATCAATATGTCAATGACGGTACCAATACCTACTGGATTGACTACACTAGCGCCACAGTAGCAAATATCAGCACAGCCAATGCTCAATACGGAACTGATGTAGGATTTGTTTCCGGCACATTGAGTACAGACCAAACAACAGGTGCTGTGGTTGTGATTGGTGGTGTTGGCGTCACAGGAAATATTAATTTAACCGGACAAGTGACAGCACTAGATACCGTTACTGGTCAACGCATTGTATCTAATACCAGCATCACAGGTGCAACACTGAGTATTGCAGGTGCTGCCGTAGTTGGTAATCTAACTGCTGGTAATATCACAGGCTATGGATTCTCCACTAACAATGGCAATGTAACAGCAACTGGGCAACTGACAGTTGGCGGCCTAGCACAAATTCCGGGTAATCTAAGCGCAACTGGTTCTTATTTTTCAGCTGGTGGATTGAGTGTCACAGCAGGCAATATCACAGCTTATGGATTCTCAACCAGCAACGGTAATGTAATTGCAACTGGTACCTATGCTCAGATTGGTGGACTTGAAATTATCAATGGTGGCTTTGGCTCACTGGCAAGTTTAGGTGTAGTTGGCTCAGCTACAATTGGTGGTGATGTTACAATCACAGGCAATGTCACGGGCGGTGGTATTCGTAAAACCACAAGCACTAATGCTCCTGTGAATCCAATAGTAGGAGACATCTGGTACAAAACAGATACTGATGTCTACTATGAGTACATCAATGATGGAACTGGCACTTATTGGGTTGACATGGTCAGTCCAACTGTTGCAAATGTAACACAAAGCGCAGAAACAGTTAGTGATTTAGAAATTGTTAGCGGCACGCCTAGTATAGATTCAACCTCTGGTGCATTGCGTGTTGCAGGTGGTGTTGGTGTTGTAGGCGATGTAAACATCAGTGCCAATATCACAGTTGGCAATGTTATTGCCGGCACTGTGTACACTCCAGCAATACGTGCAACTGCGTTCACATATCCAAATGGCGCAAGTATCCTAGACGGATATTATTTTGGCACATACTCAAATGCCAATGTTGGCGGATATTTAACAGCACAAGGAATTACCACAACAGGCGGAAATCTTGTTGCTACAGGACAGTATTTCTCAGCAGCCGGGCTAAGTGTCACAGCTGGCAATATCACAGCTCAAGGGTTTAGTACCAGCAATGGCAACATATTGTCAACAGGTGCTCGCGCTGTTGTTGGTGGACTCACAATTGAAAATGGATCGTTTGCAGACATTACAAGTCTAGGAGTAATTGGCAACATCACAGCAGGTGGTGATGTCATTGTTACTGGCAATATATCTGGTGGCGGACTTCGCAAGTATGCTCAAACTTTTACCCCAGCAAATCCAATTGTGGGCGATGTTTGGTACAAAACAGACACAGATGTGTACTATCAATTTGTCAATGATGGCACAAGCACATACTGGATTGACTATACTAGTGCGGCAATTGCCAACATCACGGTGGCAAACTCACAGTATGGCAGTGACGTAGGATTTGTTTCTGGCACATTGAGTACAGATCAAACAACCGGCGCTGTGGTTGTGATTGGCGGTGTTGGCATAACAGGCAACATTAACTTGACTGGTAAGGTAACTGCGTTAGACACCATTACTGGGCAAAGCATTGTTTCTAACACAAGTGTTGCTGGTGCAACTTTAAGTATTGCAGGCAATGCAGTGGTTGGTAATCTAACTGCTGGTAATATTACAGCATATGGATTCAGCACAAATAATGGTAATGTAACAGCAACTGGGCAACTGACAGTTGGTGGACTATCTGTTGTACCTGGTAACCTGAGTGCAACAGGCTCATACTTGGCTGTCAATGGTTTTACTGCGCTAAACGGTAATATCACGGCAACAGGTACAACTGCCGTCATTGGTGGGTTGACTATTGCCAACGGTGGCTTTGGATCTATTGCTAGTTTGGATGTGATTGGTAGTGCCACAATTGGCGGCAATGTAACAATTACCGGCAACGTAGTAGGTGGTGGTATTCGTAAGACAACCAGTATCAGTGCTCCAGCAAGTCCAACTGTGGGTGACCAGTGGTACAAGACTGATACTGATATCTTGTATCAATACATTGATGATGGTACAAACACATACTGGGTTGACTTTGCGTCTGCCACTGTGGCAAATATCACAAACGATTTTGATGGGCTTGGCGACTTTCAAACTATTGGAAACGTGATTGGTAATGGTATTGTCAGCGACAACTACTACTATGCGAACGGTGTGAGTTTTGTAACTACAACTGTTGCTAACACACAGAATATTGTTGCTAATATTACAAACGGTTTTAACCTAGGACTTGACCTAACACCTACAGGTGTTGCGGCAGGCAACTACGGAAGTGCAACAAGTATACCAACTGTGGTTGTAGACGACAAAGGTCGTATCACCAGCATCACAAGTAATTCAGTTAGCACAACATTTGGCTTGGTTGGTAATGTAGGAACCAGCTCAATCAATGGTGGCAACACACTGGTTGTTGTTGGCGTACCAAATCAAATCAGTACCACAGTTGCTGGCAATACAATCAGCATTGGTTTTACACCAAATATTAGCTTCACTGATTTCACAGTAAACGGCAACTTAATATACCAAGGCGGTGGTATCAAAACTACCACAAGCCCGACCCCACCGCCTGGCCCAGTCAACGGCGACATGTGGTATCAAAGTGGCACAGACATTTTATACCGTTACATATTTGATGGCACAAATGAATACTGGATAGATCTGTTCTCTACTCCGCTACGTGCTGTACTTCCAAGTCAGGATATTGCTGGCGGAGACGGCGAAGTACAGTTCAACGACAATGGCACTTTTGGAGCAAATGCAAACTTTGCTTTTGATAAAACTACGGGCACTCTCAAAGTAGAGCGTTTCCGTGTAACCAAAACTCAAAGCCCTGCCACTCCGGGTAGCCCAGGACTTACTGGGGAAATTACCTGGGATGGCGGCTGGTTGTACGTGTGCGTAGCACCAAATAGCTGGGTACGTGCAGGCTTGTACACATGGTAATTTTGAGTTCGGCATAAATACTTTGACAAGAAAAAGGTACGGTAAAAATGGCATTTCCATCATCACCAGTTAATGGACAACAGGCTACAGTTAATAACATTCTGTATACCTATAACTCCACCTACGGTACGTGGACACGTCAAGCTACCCAGATTTCCAACGTAACTATTGCTGGTGCAACCAGCCTAAGCCCAACAACAGGTGCTTTAGTAGTTACAGGCGGCGCTGGTGTTGTTGGACGACTAAACGTGGGCGGATTAGTAAGTGCGTTAAGCGATGTTTATGTTATTGGTAACTTGTTTATTGCAGGTAACACTACTACTGTAGGTACCACAGAAATCACAACCAATGACAAGAATATTACCCTGGCAAATAACGCAGCCAGTGCAACACAAGCACGAGGCGGCGGAATCAGCATTGGTCCAGGCGGCATATACGGTAACATCAGCGTTTATGATGGACAATGGGTAAGTCCAGAAAATTGGGATTTCAAAGGTATCGTTACAATTAACGGTGCGCCAGTTACCACAAACAATTTCACAGCTGATTACGGCTTAATTACCAACGCACCAAATTTCCAACAAGATTACGGGAGTATAGCATAAAATGACTGCACAAGTACAATTTCGCAGAGGTACATCAGTACAACACAGCACATTCACTGGTGCGGTTGGTGAAGTTACTCTCGATACAAATAAACAAACTCTGATTGTTCACGACGGTTCAACCGCTGGTGGTATCTCTGAGTTGGTTAGCCTAACAGCCACACAGACACTGGCCAATAAAACATTGACTAGTCCTACTTTTACTGGCAACATGACTGTACAGAACTTTACAGTTAGTGGTACATTGAGTTACGCATCCGCACCAACTAGTGCGTTCACAGCATACAGCATTGTTCCAAAGAGCTACGTTGACTCCGTTGGGATTATCTTCGGTGTCTAAAGTTGCAAAAGCTAAACAAGATCTATAGGGCCAATTACGGTGGTGAGCGTATTACCACCGAGGCCGCGTTTCGAGGATCTGAATGGCTTTACAAAACCGAGTGGGTTCCTACAGCAGTAGCCAACAACCAACTCTCCAAAATTGCCACAATCATTGGCAATGGTAGTTCTAGAAAAACATTCCCTACCAAGTTACTCATGACGCACTTAGCCGGAAGGCTAGGTGCTAAGAGCATGCAGACCTATGCATGTAATGCCGCATATAGAGATATCAACCCAACATTCTTAGTTGCAGTTGGCAACGACATATGCGATGAAATTGCAGACAATGGCTACTGTGACAGAAACATTGTGTATGCCAACAGCGACAAAATTCTTAAATATCCAAATAAATTTTATCTAGTTCCGCAAGACTACGTGAGCAATGCAGGTACGGTTGCTGTGTACTTGGCTTGCTTTGATGGACATGAAAAAATATATCTACTGGGTTTTGACAATTCAGCTGGCGCCAACTACAACAACAATGTCTATGCTGGCACTCCAGGCTATGCAGATCCATCACACAACTACAGTGACGACTACTGGATACTGTCCATGGAGCATGTGATGTCAGTTTATAACGAAGTAGAATTTGTTAGAGTCACCAGCACACCAAATTATGTATGCCCGCCAGCGTGGCGCAAGTTATCTAATTTTAGACAGATTAGTTTTAACCAATATATCATTGAAGCCGACCTTGGCGTCACTTGACAATTTTTTCAATTGTTTTTATTTTATTGATGATTACATCAAATTTGAATGTACGCCAAACTCCTGGGTGTAATGGCTTTGGATATTTTTCTAACGGAACCCAACAATAGCCGTCGTGCTCGTTGTTGAGTTGGGGAATAAATTCCTCATCAACTACAATTAAAAAAGTGTGATAACAAAATTGGTTGTTGTCGCTGGTGAATTTTTCAATTGGGCGAATTTTTGCATCTTTGATTTCACCGCCAAGTTCTTCAAGTATTTCTCGTCGCAGGCCTTGTACTATGGTTTCTCCTGCTTCAATTTTGCCGCCCACAAGTCCCCAACTGTTTCGATACTTACTGCTGGTTCTCAGCAGGAACAAGTACCTATGCGTGTTCTTGGCATAGATCAATGCTCCGGAGCTTTCTACAACACTAGTCTCCATGATGATTCTCTGTACAGGCCTTCATAGCTTTTTACCCAATTTTCCCCATCCCAACGATACTGCACATTGGTAGTGGTGTTAGTTACATAGTGCGCTGTGGTTGCATCTCTGCTGTTGAAAGACACTGACCAACGCGAACCATCATATTGTACAATATCATTGGCATGTGCCACAACCGGAATATTGTTCGGTGCCCATGCTTTTGCAAATTCTGTACTAGACTCTGATCCTATATCATTCAGTATCAAGAACCTGGTTCCAGCAGTTACTTTATATGTACCATCGTTGTTGAACAGCAGTTCGATAATGTTGCTTTTGAATGGGTCAATAATTGCATTGATTGAATTCAAGGTATTGGTAGGAACAGTGTCGCTGATTACATTAAACAATAGCTGTGCTTCATCAGTTGGATCAAATGCCACTGTGCCAATTACTTCTGCACCAGTTTCTGTTTCTAATCGAATCTGACTAACACCATTGGTGATAGTGCCGTATTGGTTTAGAACATTGCGCCATACAACTTTGTCAGTGCCGTAGACTTCTGTGGTAATATCAAATTCTTCAGATGATAGGCCCTGTTGTTGTTTTACTAGTTTGAGTTTGTTACCAACCAACACCACACCGTAACCAAGCAAAGTCATAACACGACGAATTAAAATTTTATCTGGATCAAATATATCTTTGTCCAAATTGCCTGCATTGTCGTACACACTGGCAATAATACGTTGTATAACATTCATGTGTGTAACTTTGGCAGGAGGTGCAATCCAAATTGGCATCTCAAAAGTCATTGTGGCAATGTCAATTGGATCATCGGTGCCCACTGGAACACTACGGCTACTCCAAGTCATGTCGCTTAACATAACATAGCTCAAACTGGTCCAGTCAATGTAGTTGTCAGTGCTTTGTATTTCCAAGCTGGGATTAAACAGTGTGGCAATTTGTTCAATAAGTTGCAGTTTTTGATCAGTGTTGCTGGTCCAGATATCCAACTTCAAGGTCATCAGATACGGCACTGGCATTGGACGCTCAACAGTATAGGTATCGCCTTGCTCGTGTGTTTGCATGCCAGTATTGGGATCGTAGCGTCTTTCTCGTATGTTCATTGTTCCAATAAAACTTGGATCCTGTATGCGTTGACGATCATACTGTAGATTGGCAATATAAAATGCCATGGCAGGAACTGCGCTGAGTGCATTCTCACTGTTGTTGCGAAGTATTGCAGATGCTTGACGACTACCGTCACCATAGAACACTGGTACAGTTTGTAACGCCAGTTTGCCTGTAGCGGCATCAGTGGTTGAAAACTGCACCTGGAAGTTACTGACCAAACGTGTGAACTGTAGTAGAAAACGTCTGATTTGATTATCGTAGAAAAATTGCACAGCCATTAATTATCTGCCTCAGGGGTAAGTGCCTTGCTAAGGCTTTGTCTTTGTGGATGCACGTTGCCTTGCAAATCAGTGTAGGTGTTGGTGTTATTAACATAAAGATTTCGTGCCGTTTTGTTGTCTACTGCGCCAGGGGTAAGATTGGTGCGAACTGCATCTTCAATCTTGACCCAGCGTTTGCCATCATATCGGAACAGCCTATTGGGCACAAAATCCAAACGCAAGAAATAATCGCCTTTGAGTGATGAGCTAGGAAATGCCACACCCATGCTTACATCCAGTCCATTTGGTGCCAAACCATCTCCGGCCAAATAGCCTTGGATCTTGCCAGCCGGTGATGTTATTCCACTGTCTGCGGTCAACGAATCTGTAGCAACATTTACATTTGGATCAGCAACATTAACACCATCGGGGTCTCCAAGCTCTTTGCCTTCGGCTGGAACTGTGTAATATTTGCTGGTATCGTATCCACTCTTGGGTAATTCTATTTCAGCTTGTTCAATGATAGCTTCATTGATGCTCATGTACTTGCTGTAGGTACTGAGTACTGAACCAATGCTTGGATTGGTGTTTGCATTTATGTTACCAGCAAATGGATCAGAGCTGGCAGAAAGTTTGTCCAAGATGTCTTTGTATTCTTGCGAGTCCACTAGCGGTTGTAGTTTGCAACGCCACAGGTGCGGCCACCAAGTTGGTGAGAATCCTTCTGCGGCTCTAGTGGCTTCAGCAATAACGTAGAATCTTTTGAGTGCGTAAGGAACTGACGTGTCCAGACTATCATAGTCTTTGAGGTGCATGAGTTCAAGTACATCACCTGCCATGAGTCTACGACCTAGCAGTTGTATCATGTCGTTGATGTGAAACGTCATGAAAGTTGTGCCAGTAGCAAGAAAAATACCAAATTGTTTTAGATCAAAATCGCTGTCAGTCAATTGATATATACCGCGCATGCTGTACACATCTGGTTCGTACTTTCTATCGCGGTTTTCCAAAAACAATAAATCTTGAATGTTTAGTTCGCTTTGATTGGCATAGGCAGGACGAGTTGCATCTGCTTCGGTGCTGTCGTTTGTGGTGCCCAGATATTTGTGGATCAACACACCAGTTCCGCCAATGGTAAACATTTCGCTTATGCGGCGATCTATAAACTTGTAATCGGCGCCGTGATTTTCACGCCATAAGCTCAAACGAGGCATTTTGGATCCTTATTGTGATATTTATCAGGATTGACACTATGTCCAAACGGTGCTACAATACTGCTATGCGTGTAAAAACAGCCCTGGATTGGAACCCAATTAGTACGGAACTTCGTGCCCAGATGCACTCCGCACCAACCAATTGCCGCAAAGATCTAGCCCGTATGATAGGTGGCATTGAAAGCCTGGTACACAAATTGGGCAGTGAAGAAGTTGAGCTCCGGCGCAACCGAAAAGAATCAAGTCCACGACAACAAGAGTTGCTGGCCCGTATAAACGAAAGTATTATAGAGTACGAAAAATGGCTAATGTTAGCTCATTTGCAACATGGTTGACCTTTTTTCCGTTTTATTGTATAATTACTAGGTAATCAATTTTCCAAGGAGCAAAAATGGCAACGGCCACTAAAAAAGCACCCGTTAAAAAAGCCAACACTGGCAAAACAGTGGCGGGCGTTAAAATTGCAAAGAAAAAAGTAAGTGTACGCAGAGCTCACTTAGCAGACGAAAAGTACACAGGTGGTGAACCTCAGTGGGACACTGAACGAGCACTTGCAATGAGTGATGCAGATTTTGATCACCACCTGCGCCGTAGTTTTTACTACTACAATTATCACTTCAGTGTTAAAGACTTGAAGCCTGATTTTATCACATGGCTCCAAGAGCAAAAACACTTTGTGGTCACTAAATCTGATCTCAGCAAGGTGATCAAAAGCCGTTGGGTACCAATCACTGCATGTAGTATCATTGCCGCACATGGCAAAGGCATGCCACTCAAGCCTCGTGCATTGCAATATCTTGAAACAGCAGTTCGTGACGTCGTTGAAAAATACACCGAATACAACGAAGAAGAAGATGACCTGGCAGTAAAAGAAGACACGCCCAAAGTATACGTACCAACCATTCAAGACCGTTTGAATGAAAAGTTGTCCGCTACCATTGGTGAACTTGAAGGTCACTTTGATGATGTTGTGACCAACACCAAGAGCACGTTCAAGCCCTATGACTTCCTTGTTGCACAAAATGTTGCGCAAGCCCAGTTGGGCAAACTTGAATCAGCGTTTGACTCTACCCGTGCAGAGTTAGAAGCCGCACAGGCCCGAGAAGATGAGCAATTGGTTGAAGGTTACAAACATTTCAAAGCCGCTGACTACAAGCGTATCTACGCCTGGTTGGATGAACTGCAAAAAGCAGTTGAGCAGTATCGTGGTGTGAAAAAAGCCACAAAGAAAGCTAGAGTTAAAAAGAGCCCTAGCAAAGAAAAACTGGTGGCCAAGCTCAAGTATCTCAAGCAAGATAACACATTGAAATTGGTCAGTGTTAATCCTGTGGATATCATTGGTGCTCAAGAGCTGTGGGTTTACAATACAAAAACTCGCAAGCTAGGACAGTACATGGCAATGTCAAGTTCTGGGCTGGCTATCAAAGGTACCAGTATTGACAACTACACTGCCAAAAGCGCAAGCAAGACCCTGCGCAAACCAGATCAGCAATTGGCTGATTTTATGAAAGCCGGCAAAGTGGCATTGCGCACTTTCCTTAACAGTATCAAAGCCACAGAAACCAAACTAAACGGACGCATAAATGCAGACGTGATGTTGCTTCGAGTACAGTAACAAGGACTGTTCCAAATCCCTGTGTGCTAAATACAGCATACAGGGATTTTTTATGGCCACACTCAAAACAGGGTTAAATGGTAGACAAGCACTATTAACGGACAGCCTAGGCGGGCCGGGTCCAATTGCCTACGATGAAACCACCGTTGATTCAAATGCGCTAAAGCGCAAAGAAATTGAAGACTATATCCGTTTCCGTCTGGGTGACGGCATGGTTGATGTTGAACTAGATCCTGCACACTACAAAGTGGCCATTGACAAGGCACTAAGCCGGTATCGTCAACGAGCACAAAACAGCCAAGAAGAAAGCTATGCGTTTCTTGAGCTACTGCCAGAAACACAAGAATACATACTGCCAGCAGAAATACAAATGGTACGGCAAGTGTTTCGTCGTGGCATTGGCAGTGTCACTGGCACAACTGCCAGTCAATTTGAACCGTTTGCATCAGGCTATCTAAATACCTATATGTTGGTAGCAGGTCGCGTGGGCGGCTTGGTCAACTACGAATTGTTCTCGCAGTATCAAGAGCTGGCCATGCGTATGTTTGGTGGCTATATGAATTTTACATTCAACCCAGTCACTAGAAAACTGACCATTGTCCGCAAGATGCCAAACACTGGTCATACCTACAAGCGCATGAAGACACTCAGCGCCAGTGGCACCGCAGTTGGTAGCACTATCACATTTGAACTGTACGACCCTTGGGATATTGCAACTGTGGGCAGTACCATTGCCATTATCAATTGCCCCAAGAACGGCTATAACAATACCTATGAAGTACTAACAGCCAGCAACAACAATACCTTGTTCACAGTTGAAAGCAAAGAAATATTGAATACTACAGCAGTGACTGGATTTGATCTCAATGTGACCAACATCTATGCACCAGCCAATGAAGATCCATCAGAAACAGTACTGCTTTGGATATATAACAAAAAACCTGACAGCATGATATTCAACGACTACCGAGTGTTGCCTTGGATACAAGACTATGCCTTGGCTGCGGCCAAAGACATGTTGGGTCAAGCACGTGAAAAGTTTGCTACCATTGCTGGTCCACAGGGCGGAACGCAATTGAATGGTGCGGCACTCAAATCAGAAGCCAAAGCCGAAATGGATGCGCTGGAAGAAGAGCTCAAGCGTTTTATCGACGGCAGTGAACCATATACCTGGGTAACAGGATAAAGGAACAAAAATGAAAGTAACTGAAATTGTTGTAGAAGAAAAAGTCCGTTTGGATCCCAAGTGTTGGACAGGTAAAAAAATTGGCAACCCTAAAACCAAAATGAAGGGTGGAGTACGTGTAAACAACTGCGTACCTGCTGAGTCAGTGGAAGAAGCTGCCAACCCTGCACAGCAAGCGGCTATTGCTATCAGCATGAAGAAGGCAGGCAAGAAGCCAAAGAACGTTGACGAGGCCGCTCCGCACCCACAAGAACTAGAAATGGATGCCAAAGTTCGATCAATGCAAATACAAAATCGTGCTGATGATGCTGAACAGCGTTTGGCCGCACGTGCTGGCCAACCAACAAACATAGTTCAAAAAATCAAAAAAGACATCGGTGGTCCTATTGCCAAACTAGCCAAGGGTAACATTAAAGGAGCCTTAGGTGAACACGATCAGTTCAATCCTGAGTATGACGACGAAGCAGGCATGGCAGACAATAACCTTGAAACACTAGAACGTGCAGTCGACGGCATTGATGATTTAATTCAAGCTGGCGATAACTTGCCTGAATGGTGTCAAGAAAAGATTGCTGTGGCAAAGTCAATGCTGGTTACAGTATGGGACTACATGAAGTCTGAAGAAGGTAATGAAGATCCAGAGATTGCAGAAATGTACGAAGCAATGGAATTGTTTGCTGAAGAAATTGCAACCAACACACAGACCAGTGCTGATGCAGTATGGGAAACATTTGAAGCCATGGACGATCGTGCTTTGTTTGAAACAGCAGCCTGGAGACGCAGTGCTGGCAAAAGCAAAAAAGGTGGACTCAACGCAAAAGGTGTTGCTAGCTATCGTAGAGAAAATCCAGGTAGCAAACTACAAATGGCAGTGACTACTAAACCCAGCAAGTTGAAGCCAGGCTCTAAAGCAGCCAAGCGCCGCAAATCATTTTGTGCTAGAATGGGCGGAGTCAAAGGGCCTATGAAAAAGCCCAATGGCAAGCCAACTCGCAAAGCATTGGCATTACGTAAATGGAATTGCTAAATGAAAATTAATGAAATTATCACGGAAGTGAAAGCCGGAGACATTCCTAAAAATTACAAGGAGTCGAACCCGGGACTGCATACCTTTAGCGATGCAGAACGAGCAAACACAGATTACACACATTTTAGATTAGGATTGGCCTTGGCTTGTGCAGATGGCAAAGGCAATCTTGCTGACATGGATCCTAAAACTTTCTACGGCAAGAAACACACAGCACATCCTTACACACAAGAAGAAGCAGACATGCTGAAACAAAGCTACAAACTGGTAGGGGCCAACTACAAAGACATGAACAAAGGCAACATGAAAAGTTTAGAAATGCAAGACACTCATAAACAAAGTCCTGTTGCACCCAAGAAAAAGAACAAATACGGCGTTTGACTTTTGCCATTTATTTGTGTAAACTAGCCTCTATATACTAGGGGCTTTTTTATGATCATAGGAATTTGCGGTTTCATTGGTAGTGGCAAAGACACAGCGGCAGACTATCTTGTGGGCTTTCATGGCTTCAGACGCGACAGCTTTGCTGGCACACTCAAGGATGCAGTAAGCGCGGTGTTTGGTTGGGATCGAGAACTAATTGAAGGACGTACTCCTGAAGCTCGTGCCTGGCGCGAGCAAGTGGACACCTGGTGGGCAGAAAGATTGCAAATGCCACTCTTGACGCCACGGTGGATTTTGCAGTGGTGGGGTACAGAGGTATGCCGTAACCACTTCCACGATGATATCTGGATTGCCGCACTGCAATCAAGACTTGCCCGGCGCAGTGATCATACAGTTATTAGTGATGTGCGTTTTCCTAATGAAATCAAAGCAATCAAAGAACAAGGTGGCCGTATAGTATGGGTACAACGTGGCGTCATGCCGCATTGGCATGACATTGCTTGTATGGCCAATCGAGGTGATACAAAAGCACAACAGTGGCTAACTGACAATGCTATCCATGCAAGTGAAACAGCCTGGGTAGGCACAGACTTTGATGCCATAATTGATAACAATGGCACTATCGAATCCTTGTACACTCAGATTAGAAGTCTTGTACAACCTCAGCAGGTCGCCACGGAAGCCGCGATTTATAAACCGCTGGCCGACAGTTTAAGCAGATAGTTTTTAGATTACTACGGTCGTTGTTGTGCAGGTTACCGTCAACGTGATATACTAACAACTGGTCACCGGGCATTTCAGCCTTGAAGCTACAGCGTTCGCACTGTGGTTTTTTTCTATATCCAGACCGATACCATTGCGGTGGTTGGTGTTTGACTTTCTTGCCCTTTTTACTACAATACCCACATAAACCTCGATAATAGGTTTTTTCGTTGCGTATGTAGTTGATTGCAACCGGATGTTGATTGCATTTTGGGCACAATTTACGTGTTGTCATATGGTATTTATGCGGTGACCTTTATAAAGGTACCTGTAATGGGTGTCTTTTGCCGAAACCAAATAAATATCTAAAACGTCATCATATAAAGGAAAGACGAACATGGCAACTTTAACTTCACCAGGTGTAAGCATTACAGTAACAGACGAAAGTCAATATGTTACTGCCGGAACAGGAACCATTCCTCTGCTCCTACTTGCTACACAACAAGACAAAACTAGTCCTGCTACCGGTGGCACTGCTACTGGTACTACCAAAGCTAACGCAGGCAGACTTCAGTCGTTTGGTAGTCAACGCGAACTAATCAACGCATTAGGATATCCAACATTCCGTACTTCGGGTGGCAGTCCACTACACGGCGATGAGCGCAACGAATATGGTCTACAAGCCGCATACAGTGCTTTGGGAATTGGCAGTCAGGTATATGCCATCCGTGCTGACATTGATCTCAATGCTCTCACAGCCACTAGCATTCGTCCCAAAGGCGAAGTTGCCAACAACTTCCTGTACCTTGATCTTACTGCAACAGATTTTGGTTTGTTCCAGTGGAGCGCGGCAACCCAGGCCTACAGCAAAATTACTCCTACAATAATTACCAGCGTAAACGATGTTCAAAATGATGATTTGAACACACCAAAAACCAGCGTGGGTAGCATTGGATCATATGCTGTTGTGGTGCGTAATGCAAACAACCCAATGTTCTATAAAGATCATACCAATACCTGGGTACCACTAGGTACCAGTGCTTGGCAAGAAACATGGCCAACAGTGGAAAGCACTGTGGTTGATTACACCACAGACAAAGTTAACGATGGTGACTATTTTAGCATCAATGGTGTACAAGTTACTATCAACGCTACAAACAGTATTACAGCAGAAACTGTAGCGGAAGTTGTTAGCAGTATTAACAACACCGCAGGATTGACTGGTATCACTGCTGACACTGATACAGCAACTGGATTGCGTTTGATTATTCGTGCAGATGCAACAGCAGCCAGCGGCGCTGGAACAGTCACTATTCAAGAAGGCAGCAACAACACCGCTGTGACTTTGGGATTGTTGGCAGCAGGCGTGGCCAGCAAAACATACTATGCACCAATGCTAAAATTTGGTACTTATACTCAAGTGCCAACATTTGCCACAGGCGAAGCAACACCTGCACCAAGCGGTAGTATCTGGATCAAGACTGGTGCCACAGGCGGCGGCGCAAGCTGGGCAGTTAAAAAATACAATAGTTCAACATCAACCTTTACCACACAAAGTGCTCCTTTGTATGCTTCACGTGCAGCCGCACTTGCGGGTATTGATGCACTGAACGGCGGAGCAAGCATTGTTGATTCCAGTGTGTTTATTCAATACGGATCATTGGATATCACAACAGATGGCGGAGCCAATCCTTACAGTCCAAATGCCAAAACATCATATCCTGCAACATTCCGTGTGTTCAAACGCAACGGTACAGGCCAAACAAAAGTAACAGGTACCACAAGTCCAACATTTACTATTGGACGTACATTTACTCTCAGTGTAACACAAGCAGGTAGTCCTACAGTTTCTGACTATACATTTACTACCAATGGTACCACAGCTGATGCTTTTGTAGCATTGGTCCTGGCCAAGAATATTCCAAATGTGTTTGCACAAAAGGAAACCACTGGCGCAGTAAGTTTAATTCATCGTTCAGGTGGTGACATTATTTTAACTGACACAACTGGTAACCAGGGTGTGGGTAACAATCAAATCAGTGAAGCAGGCTTTAGCACTACTATATCTGGTATTGAACGTATCGAAAGTGGTTCATATTTTGGTAGTTTGGTTGCCAGCAAGTGGACAACACTGACAGACTTGACTTACAGCACCGAAACACCATACATTGCTCCAGAAGATGGCGCACTGTGGTACTATGGAAATGCTACTGAAGCAGATGTAATGATCTGTGGCACAGACGGTTGGAAAGGGTATCGCACAGTAACCAACGATGCTCGTGGTTACAATCTGACCAACACCGACCCAGCTGGTCCATTGTTTGCAACAACACAACCAACACTGCAAAGTGACGGCACTGCTCTTGTGGCAGGTGACTTGTGGATTGACACAGCTGACTTGGAAAACTTCCCAGTATTGTATCGTTACACAGGTGCAAACTGGACATTGCTTGACAACACCGACAAGATCAGCCAAAACGGTGTGATATTTGCTGATGCACGTTGGGACGCAAGTCTTGATGGTGCAACCAGTGTTGGTGGCATTGTTGACCCAGTAGCAGGCGATCTACCAGAGGTTGCAACCATGTTGCTCAGCAACTACATTGACCTTGACTGCCCAGACTATCGCTTGTATCCACGTGGTACATTGTTGTGGAACACACGCCGCAACGGCATGAATGTAAAACAATTTGTCAGCGCCAAATTCACAGCCACAGCTTATCCAGAAGCAACAGATGATGGCAGCAACGAAATTGGTACTATTCCAACTTATACCAGCACATGGGTAAATGCCAGCGGTGTACAAAGCGACGGAACTCCATATCATGGACACAAAGCTCAACGCCAAATGGTTATCAAGGCTCTGCGAAGCGCCATTGATAGCAATACTGACATCCGTGAAGAGCAATACAACTACAACTTGATCGTTTGCCCAGGTTATCCAGAGCTGATTCCTAACATGGTAACCTTGAACAAGGACCGTAACGAAACTGCATTTATCATTGGCGACACACCACTTGATCTTACTCCTGTTAGCACAGCAGTAACTCAGTGGAGCGAAACATCAGAAGTGTCTGGACATGTGTACCTAGGTACATATTATCCACATGGATTGACCAATGATATCAACGGCAACGAAATTGTAGTCCCAGCAAGTCATATGGCATTGCGTACATTCATCTACAGCGATAACATCAGCTTTCCTTGGTTCGCACCAGCTGGAACACGCCGTGGACAGATTGACAATGCCAATGCAATTGGTTATGTAAACTACACTACTGGGCAGTTTGTACGCACTGGTATCACACAAAGCCAACGCGATATGTTGTACATCAATCGTATCAACCCAATCAGTTTGTTGCCAGGTGCAGGTATCACTGTGTATGGTAACAAAACACGTAGCGCAGTTGCTCAGAGCACAGATCGCGTGAACGTAAGTCGTTTGGTAAACTTTATTCGTACCACTTTAACAGGTATCAGTAATGCTTATTTGTTTGAGCCAAACGACAAAGGCACACGTGACCAGATCAAGAATGCAATTGATGGCGCAATGAACGATCTAGTAGCAAAACGTGGTATTTACGACTACCTAGTAGTTTGTGACACCACCAACAATACGTCAGATCGTATTGCACGTAATGAGCTGTATGTGGATATTGCTATCGAGCCAATGAAAGATGTTGAGTTTATCTACATCCCAATTCGCTTGAAGAATCCAGGTGATATTGCGGCAGGCGGAAGGTAATTGGAATGAGTTATAGGTCAGCTGGGGCTGATTTATAACTCTCCAAAAAGGATAAATAAAAGTAATAGGAGATTACAAAAATGGCTGTTGCATCATTAACAAAATTTACAGTACCGTTGGCTACCAGCCAAAGTGCGTCAACGCAAGGTCTGTTGATGCCCAAACTGTCCTACCGATTCCGCATTACATTTAACGGCTTTGGGGTAAGCAACCCTAAAACAGAACTTACCAAACAGGTTATGGATTTTACTCGCCCTCAAGTAACATTCGACGAAGTCACAGTCGATGCTTACAACAGTCGTGTGAAACTACTTGGAAAACCAGCTTGGCAAGACATTACAATTAACCTACGCGACGATGCGCAAGGTAACGTAAGCCGTTTAGTGGGCGAGCAATTACAGAAACAGTTTGACTTTATGGAGCAGGCTTCTGCCGCTTCGGGTATTGATTATAAGTTTATCACAGTTTGTGAAATGCTAGATGGCGGTAACGGTACTGCTAGTGGTGGTGGACCAAACGTGCTTGAAACTTGGGAAATCTATGGTTGCTTGCTGAGCGCAGTCAACTATGGTGAACTAAACTACACATCAAACGATCCTGTCAAAATTCAGTTAACAATGAAATATGACAATGCAATTCAAACACAAGGCGTCTCAGGAGTAGGAGCCGCTATTGGAAGAACATTGGGTACAACAATGACTGGTTGATCCAGACGGCAACACACTACAAAAGCCCGGCATTTGCTGGGCTTTTTTTTGGTCATAAATACTACTAGGAAAACACCAATGGCCAATTTACTAGAAACCCTTACCCAAGGATTAAACTCACAAGACACTTTGAAGTCGTATCAACACGCTTCAAAAATATTTGTGGACGGCAAATTTATTCGCAGTCCCAAATATGCGTTCATGTTCTATGTGCAATTTGATTTTGACGATGGCCCGCAAGGTCTATTGACAAATGCAAAATCAGCAATCCAAATGGGCGCCTTGGCCAAGTCTGCACAGCTTCCAAAGTTTACCATTGATACTCAAACTGTAAATGCCTACAATCGTGCCAATATTATTCAGAAGAAATTAAAGTATGATCCGGTGACACTGAAGTTTCATGACGACAGCAGTGATATCATTAGAGAATTTTGGTATGACTATATGTCATTTTACTATAGAGATAGTGACTATGTACTGGGACAGTATCTAACTACTAATAAAAGTTTTCCTAGAAATAAAGATGGATGGGGTTATAATCCTCGTCCAGGTTTTGACGAGCTGGCAGGAACTCAAAGTTATAACCCACTGCGAGCCATTCGCATCTTTAGTTTTAGTCTTGGTCGATTCAGCGAGTATGTTTTAATCAATCCAATTATTACAGCATTCCGCCATGGCGAACATACCAATGACGGATCTAATCTACTAGAACATGACATGGTTGTTGCCTACGAAACAGTAAAGTATTTTAGAGGTGCAGTCACGCAGGACAATTTCAGCGACAGTTTTTTATTGTTGTACGATAATGTGCCAAGTCCTCTTAAAACTGGTGTTACTTCTAGTGTGTTTGGTACTGGCGGTCTGGTAGATACTCTAGACAACGTTATGGCAGACCTGGCCACAGGCAACTTTGGTGCAGCATTCTTAAAACTAAACAAAGCACAGCAAACATTCAAAGGTAAAAACATTGGAGACATGGCAATCAATGAAGGGTTGAACACTATTCAAGTGGCACTTGGCAGTGGTGCAAATCCTTTGTCTCGAGTCACCGTGCCTAGTGTTGCTGACTCAACAAATACCATACGTGGTAGTGGCTCGCCAATCATTGCAGAATCATCAGGCGTACAGCCAGGCACTGGTATCAATGCATTAAATGCCAGTGGTAATAATCCACGACTACCTAACGGAACTACTATTGTTGATGTTCTCAATAGAGAACAACTGCGCGACGAAACACTGCCTTCAATAGATTACAGAGCCAGTAGTGATGGTGCATTGGTATCAACTGTGCCTTCGAGCACTGGACCATTTACGCCAGCACCGTTTCCTCAGTTGCCGCAAGCTACAACAAACACATTGGCAACCAGTGCTCGCACTCTTCCTCAATTTAGTGTTGAAGAACTCACAGCTGAGATTGCAGCCAGATATGAAATCAACATCAATGATGCTGATACCCTATTAAGAAATTTATCACAAGGTAAAACAGTATAATGTCAACATCTAGCAATCTACCAAACAGTGTGGACCTGACACCAGGCGCTCGCAAAGACGTAGAACAATATTTTAATAACTTGTTCCAACCAACATTGAATGTGCCAGTGGATGCTGAAGGTGCTATACTAAGTTACTTTGAAAGTGTAACTGGCGATAAAGAAAGTGCAAAAAATTTAACCAATGCAGTGGTGTTCACTAGTCTAGCCAGTGGAAGTACTCCTATGAAAATTTTAGCAGACTTCAAGAAAGTGCCACCTGGTGAACTTAATTTGTATCTAGCAACTTTTCTTAATCTCAATAGAATAAACACCAGCTTGCTTGGCCTAACCAATCAACCAAGAGCCAGCGTGTTTGTCAAACGTAGCATCTTGGCATAATGGCAAAATACGCACAAGGCAAATTTCAAGTACGCAATCCTGCCAAGTACATTGGTAAAGGAACTCCCACCTATCGATCAGGATGGGAATTTGCGTTTATGCAATTCTGCGACAACAACCCTGCGATACTGCAATGGGCAAGTGAAGCAATTAGTATACCTTATCGCAATCCTTTCACAAACAAAAACACAGTGTACATTCCAGATTTTTTAATAATCTACGCAGACAAGAATCAGCAAAAACATGCTGAGGTAATTGAAATCAAACCGTCAACTGAAACCACAATGGAAAGCGCACGTAGCATGAGAGACAAAGCCTATGTGGCGCTTAATCATGCAAAATGGGCCGCAGCCAATGCCTGGTGCAAACAAAACGGTATGCGTTTTAGGGTAGTAACTGAAAATGAGATTTTCCACCAAGGTGCCAAGCGGTAAATACCTGCATGACCAAAAAATTAGAACAACTTTTTGACCTTCCTGCAGAAACATTTATAGAGGACCCAAAATCCACTATCAGTGATCATAAGGAACACATACGTGACATTGATGCGGCCATTGACAAAATTGATGCCGCACTGCCTGGTGTGCGTGATTTAGAAGTTGCTGATCAAGAGATGGATGACCTAGCGGCACTTGCTCAAGACAAGTTTCAAGATCTAATGGATCTGGGCATGAATGTAGAAGCACGTTATGCTGGTACAATCTTTCAAACAGCAGGTGTGTTGTTGGGACATGCAATTACTGCCAAGCAAGCCAAGTTGGATAAGAAACTGCGCATGGTAGATCTACAGCTCAAAAAGCTACGCATAGATCAAGTTGCACAAAAAGAAGGTACTAAAGAACCGCCGATTGATGGTCAAGGTGTAGTGTTGGACCGTAATACCCTGCTCAAAGAGATACTTGGCCAGAATAAAAAGGCATGATAATGCTAAATATGTGATATAGGATCCTGTAATGAAAGCGTTTAAGAAATACCTAGCAGAAAGCCACCGAACATTTGATTTTCGTGTGCGTATTGCTGATTGCGAGCTTGATAATGAACTGCTGGACAAAATTGAGCGTGGACTCAGCGCATTTGATCTAGTGGACATCAGCAAGCCCAAAGCACAGCCAATCACAGTGACCAGAGAATTTAATAGTCTTGGTCCTGTTGCACGACAACAGTTCGAAGTAAAGCTAAACTATCCAACCACAGCTGAAGCTGTACGTGCTGCCATTCATGCCAGCACAGGAATACCTGCTGTACAGATTGTGGCACGTTTCACTCTCGAAGATGAAATAAACGGTGCCGACTTGCATGTGCATCCAGAAGAGAGTCTCGAGCCTGGCAAGGATAACTTCAAAGAAGATGATCAAGCACAAGAGCACGTGGGATTAAAACGTGTGGACAGTCTTCTCAAAGAATTACAAAAAAATCGCAGTGAGCCGCAACAAGTTAAAAATGTCAACGACAACATCTTGGCCGCATCTTTGCACAAAGAAAAAACTGCAAAGACCACAGCAGACATTGCACAGAACAACACAAGTCCTGTGAACACAAAAAACCCTAATCCGCGAGGAAAGCAAAAATGACCACAAGTAATAACATTTACAATATATTGAACAAACTAGCCTCGCTGGAACCACAACCTCCTAGGCAAGAGAGCCTGCTCAAGCAATTGAATGAAGGTGCTGTTGCATCTAATCCTCTTTCGTTGAAAGACCGTTTGGCCAAGAAACTGGCTGAAGCAAAAGAAGTTGATGAAGACATGCTTGCCAAGAAAGACTATGACGGCGACGGCAAAAAAGAATCTGGTAAAGATGAGTACATGGGTAGCAAAGACAAAGCTATTAAAAAAGCCATGGGTAAAAAGAACATAGTAGATGAAGCTGAAGAGCGCACAATGAGTCGTGCTGCCAAAGGTTATGAAAAGTACGGCAAAAAAGGCATGGAAGCACTAGCCAAGGCCGGACGTGAAGGCAAAGACCTAGACAAAGTAAGAGACAAATATAACAAATATAAAGACGATGTCAACGAAGGCGAAACTAAAGGCGCCAGCACATACACAGTAGCCTACAAAGATTCTAAGAAGCCAGGCAAATCACACAGCACTCAAGTCAAGGCTACTAGTGCAGTTGAAGCAAAGGCAGCGTTTCAAGAATGGGACAGCACAAATCGTTTCACTTACTTGGGTTCCAGACCCGATGTTGATACAGTTTATGAAGGCGAATATCAAGACGGCCCTAACAAGAGTGACATTCCTGCTTTCCAACGCAAAGCCAAAGCCGCTCCTGGTGACGACAGCTGGAAGACAACTACAAAAGACCTAGACGACGAAGCCAGCAAGAGCCCAACTGGTTCTGCAGGTTTGGCCAAAGCCAAAGCACGACTAGGCATGAATGAAGAATTACAAGCTGACGATGGCCGCCACTATGACAATGCAGATGATTTCTTTAGTACCATTGAAGGTGACTGGTTGGATCGTGAAGAAGAAAGTGACGACGGCATGGAAGTGCGTGGCTACATTGACGATGTAAATGTAATGGTATTCCGCTACGACGATGAATCAAAGACCAGTGGCCACGGTGTTTACGATGATGATGCATTGAATGACGAAGTCAAAGAAGAACAGTACGACGAGAACAATGCCAACAGTTCATTGCCAGGCACACGTAAAACCACAGAAGAAGAACACAGTGAATACGATGCGGCAGCACATACTGTTCGCAAGTGGATGCGTAAGCGTGGGTGGGATCCCAAGAGTGAATTCAAACCAGCAATGAAATACATCATGGACAACTTGGACAGCAAGCATGATGACACGTTGACTGACGAAGTCAAAAACGCTTGCAAGAAATGCGCAAAGCATCATGAGACCATTGATGAAGCTGGCCTAGACATGAATCTACTCAAAGGCGCACAAGGCGGCATGAGAGGTGTTAACACTGATCCTGAAAGCGAACGCAATCGCAACAAGAAATATGGTGCTCGCAGTGATCGTGACGACACAGGCAACGATGATGACTACGACGAGTACGGCAACGAAAAGAAAGGTGTGAAAAAAACTGCACCCGGTGATGCACCCAAGACCAAAGGTCGTCCAAAGAAAAACTTTGGCCCAGAGCGTACCACAGCCAAGGCATACAAACACAAAGGTTCACGTGTTGCTGAGTCTATCAATCTTGAAACTTATGTTGAAGACACCATGGCTGAACTTGAAGCAATTTTCGTAATGGAAAAAGCCAAGAGCAAGTCACAACAAAAATTCTTTGGTATGGTACACGCCGCACAAAAAGGCGAAAAGCCAGCCAGCAAAGAAGTCGGCAAGGTTGCCAAAGACATAGGCAAAAAAGATGCTGAAGATTTTGCATCTACCAAGCACAAAGGTTTGCCAGACAAAGTTAAAAAGAAAAAAGTTGACGAAAGCGTTCTGACAGAAAGTACGTTACAAGCAATCGTTCGCCGCTTTGGTAAAGAAGTTCGCGAATTTGCACAAGGCGGACATTTTGATCAAGACTTGTTTGAAGCATTGTATGACTATTACTTTGACGACATGCCATACGGTGTTAAAAAAGGTCGTGATGGTGATCCGTATGAATGGGTTGCTGATGAATTCCATAATGCGATTGAAGGCGGCGATGTAGAAATTAGTGAAACCAAAGTTCATGACAGCCTAAACGAACTGGCAAGACTTGCGGGATTGCCTAGCGCAATGGATGAAGTGGCCACTGACGAAGGCAATGAATTTTCAGGTGCTCGTGCCAATGCCATTCGTGCAGGCAAAGACTCTTTTGAAGTAGGCGGCAAGTCTTTCAGTGTCACAGGCGCCGAAGACGAACAAATGAATGAAGGCGGATGCAACATGACTGCTGAAGGGCAGTACTGCGAAATGCATGGCATGAACGAATGCGGCATGATGGAAAGTGAAGAAAAGCCAGACTATGCTGATATTGACGGTGACAATGATGAAAAAGAGTCCATGAAAGACGCTGCCAAGGACAAAGAAGAGCTAGAGGAATGCGGCGACATGGGCATGGGCGGAATGAGCCAAGAAGATGGTGTCAGCATCAATACCAGCATGGACACCAAGACAGGTCGCAAGACTGTTACTGTAACTGCTGACGGTGAAGCCGCAGAAGAGTTAGCCAGTATGCTCAAGATGGCAGGCATGATAGGCAAAAAGCCAGAACCACAAGTGGTAAGAGTTGGTGACTTGGACGAATACGCCAATGAGCCTGATGAGCGCACTGCACCTGTATCTGCTGTGACTGCCAGTGGCAATGACATGCACAAGAGCAAAGTCATGTACAAACACAGCTACAAGCAAAGTGACAACCCAATGGCAATTCCAGAAGGCAACAACTATTTGGAAGCACGACTGGCTCGCATGCTGGACAAAATTAGAAACGCTGAGTAACTCAAGGATCATTGATGAAACACTGGATTTCAATTATAGCGATAGCACTATTTGCTACCACAGCACATGCCTGGGAACAATGGCCACCATTACCTGTAGCACAATGCCAGGCACAAGCACCGTACGGTTTTCCACAAACCAAAAAACCCGGAGTGGCTATTTGTCGTCAAAGTTATGTTACACTAAACGACACAGCCGCACGTATTCCTGTGTGGGTCAGTTACACACTAACCCCACAGAACGCACTGGGCTGTGTACCACGTTCAAATGGCTTTGCACCAGATCAAAGTATTCCCAAAGGATCTCGTGCTGAACTAGCAGACTATGCCAAGTCAGGATATGATATTGGACACGTGGCACCCAATGGTGACATGAGTTTTAATGACCGTGCGGAAAAAGAAAGTTTTTTACTAACAAACATGTATCCACAACTCCCGGGGTTCAATCGTGGAATTTGGAAATTATTAGAAACTGCGACCCGCGGGTGGGCAGTTCAACGTGGCCATACCCTTGTGGTATACGTTGGAGCTATATATGGCGCTGGTGACAAAACCATTGGCGCCAATCAAGTTGTAGTACCACGTGGCTTTTACAAGATTGTAACTGACACAGTAACAGGCGAAGTAATGGCATTTGCATTTGACCATCGTCCAGGACAAGGCAACGACTTGGTTGCAGTTCGTGCAAGTATTGATGCTGTTGAAAAAGCATCGGGTGTGGCATTTGCTTTCCCTGCCAATGCCAAAGAAGTGCCGGGCGGACAAATTTGGCCAGTGGACTACGGTGCATTGACCAATGCCAAACGTGCCAAGTGCAAGGGCACCGCTGAATGAACCCAAATCAATATCCTGTGTATCCTGAGCCAGACGGATACGACCGCCCTGTTAATCCTTACGGACAACACTAATGAAACAGCGAGTATTCACTAGGTCAGATTTTGGCTTAGCTGAACATGATGCTGGGCATGAAGATGCTGTACTAGATGTAAACGATCCTATCTTTCAAATTGCCCGCGGAGAAGAAGCACCCAAGCGTGACTACTCTCAATTGCAAGCCTGGCAAAAAGACAATCCACAAAACAACAAAGCTCGTTACATGAAAGAGCACAATATCAAACCAGGCACCCCTGCGTGGTTTGCTTTATGGTTTGGCAAATAATGGATCCAATTGAAGAACTCCGCAAGCTGAGTGGCACATGCCAGCAACCAGACTGGTCGCAGTATACTGGCATGAACATCAGTGTTACTGGTACGGAAAAGCGAGAGCTAGAAAAACAGCACAACATACAACCAGGCACACCTGAATGGTTTCGCCTGTGGTTCAGTCTGCCTTACTGGACAGGCGAAAAACCAGTCTAGCCAGTGGCCCGTTGATCTTCAATACCCAGATACTGGTACCAACTTGAGTGCTGGATATGCACAGGACGGCCTTTCCACTTGTTGACCAATTGGTAGTAGTCTGGCTTGTAAGGCATGTTCATTGGCTTCCACAGCTTGGTGCCTTTTTTGTGATTGCAAGTCTTGCAAGCAGTTACCGCATTTTCCCAGTTTACTTTACCACCTGATGCTTTTGGAACCATGTGATCAATGGTCAGCTCGTTGTTGTCAAATGTATCGCCGCAGTATTGGCACTGATACAAGTCACGTAAGTACAAGTTAGCACGGCTAAAGCGCACACCCTTCTTGTTGTTGAAATAGTTTTTGGTCACAGCAACCGCAGGGTAATGAATAGTCAAGCTGGCGCTACGAGCAACGTGATTCTCGTATTCTTCGAGCACAGTGATTCTATCCAGAAACATCAATTTGATAGCATGTTGCCAATTGATAATGCTCAATGGCAGGATAGAAATAGGCTCGTAATTAGAGTTTAGAAGAAGGCAGTTCATGTTAAATACTTATTATGTCTACACTTGAAAGCGTTATTGTAAAAAAAGCTCACCAACAGGAGAGCTTTACCGAACAGCAGATCCTTGAAATTGCCCGTTGTGCAGACCCTATCACGGGTCCACAATACTTCATGGACAACTACTTTTACATACAGCATCCTATGAAGGGTAGCATGCAGTATCATCCATGGGACTATCAAAAACGTCTCATTGACACGTATCACAATTATAGATACTCTATCAGCTTAATGCCAAGACAAACGGGGAAATCAACGTCTGCCGCAGGGTATTTATTATGGTATGCAATGTTTGTAGCTGATAGTACTATTCTAGTAGCGGCTCACAAGTATTTGGGTGCGCAGGAAATCATGCAACGTATTCGTTATGCATATGAAAACTGTCCTGACTTTATTCGAGCAGGTGTTACCAGCTACAACAAAGGTTCAATTGATTTTGACAACGGGTCACGTATAGTGGCACAAACCACAACAGAAAATACTGGTCGTGGTATGAGTATTTCATTGCTGTACATGGACGAGTTTGCATTCGTACGCCCCAGCATTGCCACTGAGTTTTGGACTTCTATTGCGCCCACACTGTCAACAGGTGGTAAGTGTATTATCACAAGCACACCCAACTCTGACGAAGATCAATTCTCACAAATCTGGCGCCAGGCAAACAAATGCATGGATGAGTTTGGCAACGAAACAGAAGTGGGCACCAATGGCTTCAAAGCCTATCGTTCAAAATGGCAAGAACATCCAGACCGTGACGATGCATGGGCACATGAAATGAAAGCCCAACTAGGCGAAGAACGTTTCCGTCGTGAAATGGAATGTGAATTCTTGATCTTTGATGAAACACTGATTAATCCAATTCACCTGATTGAAATGGCAGGCATTGAGCCACTGGAACGTCAAGGACAAGTGCGCTGGTATAAAAAACCACAAAAAGGTTGTACCTATTTGGTAGGACTAGATCCCAGCTTGGGCACAGGTGGAGATCCCAGCGCCATACAAGTTGTGGAATTGCCTAGCCTCATGCAAGTGGCTGAATGGCAACATAACAAAACACCCATACAAAAGCAAGTGGTCATTCTCAAAGAAATCAACAAGTACATTGTTGACGCAATAGGCAGCAATATTGATGTTTACTACTCTGTAGAAAACAACACGCTGGGCGAAGCCGCACTGGTTGCGATTGCAGAAATTGGCGAAGAAAACATTCCAGGTATTTTTATCAGCGAGCCACGCAGACCTGGATCAAACAACATCTGGCGCAAGGGCTTTAATACCAGCAACAAATCCAAGCTGGCGGCTTGTGCCAAATTCAAGCAACTGGTTGAAAACAGCAAATTAAAAATTGCCAGCAAAAACTTAATATCAGAATTAAAAACGTTCATTGCCAAAGGTGCTGGCTACGAAGCCAAAGAAGGCGAAACTGATGATTTGGTCATGAGCATGCTGTTGGTTGTGCGTATGCTACAGTTTGTCAAGGAATTTGACGCCAGTTTAGATAGCTATGTACGTGACAGCGTGGAAGATTTTGTAGAACCCATGCCTTTTATCATGATCTAACGTTAGAGTCAAAAAGCTAAATACACACATGGCACAAGATATTGATAAAATTGCAGAAGCATTGTTTGAAAAAGTCCGTAGCAGATTTGAAGATGTGAGCTTGGGCGACGATAAAGCACAAGCTACTGCCGCACCCGAAAAAGCTAGATTTTTCAACTTTAATTACACCAGCAAAGATGGCGAAGAGTTTGGAAATATAACACTCAGCATCATTGACAATGACAGCTTAAAAATCTACTTTAGCAAAAATATCAGCGATAAACTTGACCCTGACCAACTCAAAGAGTGGTATGCCTTTTTATATGAAATGCGCAAATTTGCTCGGCGCAACCTAATGACATTTGACACTCGAGATATAACCAGGAGCAACCTTAACATCAAGGACATACAGCAAGTGACACACGCAGATTCTACATTTGACTCAGGTGATGTAAAAGTGACTGAGAGCAGGCTGTACGGCACACCCAAGCACAGTTTTGAAAATATTGGCTCTGCCCGTATTCGTATTGTACACACCGAAAGTGTCAATCCAGAAGTGCGCGGTAGTCGTGCAAGACACATCAACGCTATCTATGTTGAAAATTCACAAGGTGAACGTTTCAAACTAGAACACAACAAACTAAGCGCCGCACGTGCAATGGCACGACACATCAGCGAAGGCGGCAATCCTTATGATGATGTTGGATCGTTCATCAATGAAACTGTCAAAGAGATGAATGAGCTTGGTACATTTGTACGAGGCATGCGCCGTCGTGTGTTTGAAGACAACGTGACCAAGACCATGGTTGAAGCCGCAGTTGCACACTATAATCACCTGCACCATCAATTGAATTCTTTGCGCGGCACAAGATCATACAATCAATTTATTGAATCGTTTGAGCCACAAACAACTCAATTGGACGAAATGGACGTGAACGATCTCAAAGAACGTTTTGTCAAGAAAATTTTTGATGACCGCATGACAGCGGCATTACCACATGTATACAAAGCATATCAGCTACACGAGCAAAGAAAACAAAATCAAATTCAGTCCATCACGGATATCATTGAAGGCCAATCTGTACTTGCACTAGCAACCAATGAAGGCATGGATGAATACATGAAGATGCTCAGATTCTCAGACCCCAGCACCTTGGTAAAATCTGTTTTAGAAGATATTGCCAATCGTGCTACCACCATGCCTGAGGTAGCAGAATTTGCAAAACACTGGGCAACACAATACGATACAATAACCGAAGACGACAGTCAATCACCCTCACGTACACTAGCAGTACAATTGGCCACACACTATCTACGCGACCTACGCAATCTCAAAGAAAATCAAAATCTACGTTACGAAGCAGAATATCAAGTGGCAGAAGACCTTGACCCAGGTGTGGATCTACTAGACGAAGGCACCTGGGCTATTCCTGAAACGCCTGAAGACCTGCAACAACTACAACAACTATTGGCCAAGCCACTGCCGTTTGGCATGGACGCAACCAATGTAACGTCAGTGTTGTATGACATCATTGGCGACGACACTTTGTTTGACACCTTGCATGATCTAGTGGATGACCTTGGCGAGGATGCAGATGCTGTGCCAGCAATCAAAGAATGGCTCAAAGACAACTGGCCAAACATATACCAAAAACTAGGATTGGAAACATCTGAGTTTGATACACCGCCTGCACAGCCTGCACCAGAAACTCCACCACCACCACAACCAACTGCGGCCAATACACCAGCTGGCCAAAACTCAGGTGGCGTGGTCAGCGAGGATGCAGATCTAGTTCAGATGCTTCGAATTGCTGGTCTCCTTGTAAAATAAAATTGAGGAAATAACATGGACCCAAAGTTTTTTAGAAAATACGCAGATCTAATTACTGAAGCTTCTGTTGAAGAAGCAATGCCTGCGGCAAATGCACCAATTGATCCACAGGCCACAGCCAAATACGCTGAAGAAATTGTTAACAAATTGAATGGTTATTTTGGCACAACGCCAGGACAATATGGATTTAGTCATAAATTCAATCAAGACGGATCAGCAACTGTGATTCAGGGTCACCCAGGCACCATGGATCCACAACACGCCAACCAAGAAGGCGTAGTAAGTCCTCAGAATGTTAGCAAAGTGATTGATCCTTACTACAACATGTTTAGACAAAAAGGTTGGCGATTCGATCAACCCGTGGGCGGCGAGTTTACTATTGCCATAACACAAACACAACCAAACATGTGATTCGAACTATTCTACCAAAGGCGCAAAATTTGCGCCTTTTTTATTGACTTGCTAAATACTAATGTTATATACTAGCACGGTGCTAGTGTGTATCTAGGCACATAAAGACCATCTTAAACTATAAAGGAAAATTATCATGGCTACATCTCTCGCAGAAATCCGCGCAAAACTACAAGCGCAAGAAAGCCGCACAGGCGGTAACTCAACAGGTGGCGACAATGCCATCTACGCTCACTGGAACATTGCAGAAGGTTCCACAGCAAAAGTCCGTTTTCTACCAGACGGCAATTCCAAAAATTCTTTCTTCTGGGTCGAACGTCTAATGATCCGTTTGCCATTTGCTGGCATCAAAGGTCAAGCAGACTCAAAGCCTGTTATCGTACAAGTTCCATGCGTGGAGATGTATGGTGAAGCATGCCCTGTGCTTGCAGAAGTGCGCACATGGTTCAAAGACAAGAGTTTGGAAGAAATGGGTCGCAAGTACTGGAAGAAGAAAAGTTATTTGTTCCAGGGCTTTGTACACGAAAACCCAATGGGCGATGACAAGACACCGGAGAATCCAATCCGTCGTTTCATCATTAGTCCACAGATCTTCAACATCATTAAAAATGCGTTGATGGATCCTGAAATGGAGAACTTGCCAACTGACTACACTGGCGGACTTGATTTTACTATCAAGAAAACATCCAAAGGTGGTTACGCTGACTACAGCACTTCTAGCTGGGCACGTAAAGAATCTGCAATCACAAGTGCAGAACAAGCATCAATTGACCAATTCGGTTTGTTTAATTTGTCAGACTTCTTGCCCAAGAAGCCTAGCGATGTTGAACTCAAAGTGATCAAAGAAATGTTTGAAGCTTCAGTTGACGGCCAAGCATATGATCCAGATCGTTGGAGCCAGTACTACAAGCCAGCAGGCTTTGCAGGTGGCGACAAGCCGGCAGCGGCAACACGAGTGGCTCATGATGACGCTGAGGATGACGTACCAGTTGCAACAACTGCGGCTCGTCCAGCACCAGTAGCAACACCCGACGAGGATGCTCCTGAAGCAACAGCACCGGTTCAACCAGCAAAATCTAATGCTCGCGCAGAAGATATCCTGGCCATGATCCGCAATCGTCAAAAGCAGTAATCTATCATGAGAGAGCTAGGGTTGACCTCTAGCTCTCTTTCTGCTAATATATCAACACGGAGAAAAATATGGCAAAACCTTTTGACGTAAGTAAATTTAGAAAATCAATTACAAAAAGCATTGACGGTATCAGTGTTGGCTTCAAAGATCCCGACACATGGATCAGCACAGGCAACTACACACTAAACTATCTGATCTCTGGAGCCTTTGATCGAGGTATTCCAATGGGCAAAGTTACTGTGTTTGCTGGCGAATCAGGTGCAGGCAAATCTTTTATCTGTTCGGGCAATTTGATTAAGAACGCACAAGATCAAGGTATCTATGTTATCTTGGTAGATAGTGAAAACGCACTGGATGAAAAGTGGTTGCATGCTCTTGGTGTACAAACCACAGACGACAAACTGCTCAAGTTGAACATGGCCATGATCGATGACCTGGCCAAAGTTATCTCAGACTTTGTAAAGGAATACAAAACTATTCCTGAAACAGAACGTCCTAAGGTGCTGTTTGTTATTGACAGCTTGGGCATGTTGCTTACTCCAACTGACGTGAATCAGTTTGAAGCAGGTGAAATGAAAGGCGATCTTGGTCGTAAACCCAAAGCACTTACTGCTCTAGTAAGAAACTGTGTTAACATGTTTGGCGATTTGAATTTAGGTTTGGTTTGTACAAATCACACTTATGCAAGTCAGGACATGTTTGATCCAGATGATAAAATCAGTGGTGGACAAGGCTTTATCTATGCCAGCTCAATTGTGGTTGCCATGCGTAAATTGAAACTGAAGGAAGACGAAGACGGCAACAAGATTTCAGAAGTAAAAGGTATTCGTGCCGCTTGCAAGGTCATGAAAACTCGTTATGCTAAACCGTTTGAATCAGTACAGGTCAAGATTCCATATGAGTCAGGCATGAGTCCATACTCGGGCATGACAGACATGTTGGAAGCAAAAGGTTTATTGACCAAAGAAGGCAACAGTCTTAAATACACCCTGGGCGATGGCACAGTTATCAAGCAGTTTCGCAAGGCTTGGGAACGCAATGAAAACAGTTCACTAGACAAGGTCATGGAGGACTTTGTAAAGAATCCACATCACGTGGTTACTGCCCAATTATCAGAAGAGGAACCAGTAGAATGATTGATGTAGAAGTTTTGTGCGAAACTTATGGAGTAATGAAAGAATACATTAGCTCAAAAGATCGCCAGGCGGTGGCAGACCATTTGTTTAGTATACTAACCGATATGGATGGTATATCCGAAAAAGACCTTAAGGCATTTTCTGGATGCGACTCATATCTTCAACGTTCATGCGAAGAATACTTCCATGACGATGAGGAAGTTGACGAAGATAACTTTGACGACGGCGAAGAAGACTAAATGTGGTATAACAAGGTAGTTCAGGACCTTGGTAATATTCCTGACTTCATTGCTTTCTATGAAGCAGAAATGATTGCTGCCAAGCGAGACGTGGCCATTGCTGGCCGTGTTGAACAACGCATAAGCGATTTGCCAGGGCTGACCGAGCATCGATTTAATCAGCTACAAGAGATTGAAGCGGTGCTTGAACACCTGAATATTCAATTGCGGAAAATACGTAGAAAACACTTTCAGAAGTATCTTGAATCTTACAATCGAGCACTTACATCACGTGATGCTGAAAAGTATGTGGATGGTGAAGACGAAGTGATTGATTTTGAAACAATCATCAATGAAGTGGCTTTGTTGCGTAACCGTTGGTTGGGTATCATGAAAGGCATTGAAAGTAAAAACTTCATGCTTGGGCACATTGTTAGATTACGCACAGCTGGCATGGAAGACGTGAGTGTTTGATGACCATACAGCAACGTGGCGAACAACTGTTGGAAGAATGGACCTTGTGCAAAAATGCCAAGCCCAAAAGCGATGCTATCAATTTGCAAATTGAAAGAGATGCACTTGAACACTGGGCAAATTATATGTCCAGGAATCTTTCATGGAATCCAACGCACACGGACACCGCAGAGTCTATCTACCAATTTGAGTCAAGATTAAAAAGCTACAGAGAAAAAATAATAGTTGAGATATTGACACATGGCTCAGTTTGATAATGCAATACAAAGTCACAACCATAGTCAAATGGTGTTGAATCTCTTACGAGAACATGATACGTTCATGGAAAGTATCAGTAGCGTAGCAGACATGGGTGCTGGTGCATGTCTGGATACACTTTGGTGGGCACAAGCATCCACCAGAGATGATGTACGAGATCCGTTGAATCTGCAATGCTATGCAGTGGATCGCAGGCCAAAGTTGATTGACTTTGAGCAACCAACCAACATGTTGTACATCCAAAAAGATTTTGAAACAGCATGTTTACCACAGACTGTTGATGTAATCTGGTGTCACGATGCATTTCAGTATGCAGTGAATCCAATAAAAACCATGCGACTGTTCAGCGAACAAATGAATGTAAACGGCATGCTGTATCTGGGCATGCCCATGCTGACCTATCATGAATACGGACGCTGGCAAAGTCGTGGCGAAAATTTTCAGTTTTTTAATCATACATTTGTGACCATGCTGTACATGCTGGCTGTGAATGGATTTGATTGTAAAGATGCGTATTTTCGCAAGGCCATAGATGATCCTTGGTTGCATGTGGCTGTGTTCAAATCAGATGTTGCTCCTATGGATCCGGCAAAAACCACATGGTTTGAGCTAATAGAAAAAGGCTTGGTAAACGACAGCATTGCCAACAGTGTTCGCACTTACGGGCATGTGCGCCAGCAGGATGCGCTGTTTCCGTGGCTGGACAAAGCTCTTTACCGTATTGATCACTAGCGCATAAATACTCTTATTACGAGTTAAACAATGCGCTATACAGACCTGGTACTAGAAGATCCTGCACTTAAGAAAGAGATTATCGCAGTGGTAAAATCCACCGATGATCCATCTGTTCTGCAAAAAGTCTTGCGAACGCTCAAAGCAGGAAACATTGAAGAACGCATCAAATCAGTGCTGGGCAAAGATGCTGACGCCAGTGTGTTTCTATCAAAGATCGCACGTTCAATCATTGACATTGATGCTCCAATTGAAGAAAAAGATGCTTTCCTAGAGCTTGTAAAAAACGGCAACGGAATCGATGTAGGTAAACTGTTAGACGGATCGTTGCATTCATTTGACGACGTAATTGGCACAGGATTTGGTAAAGAGTTATTCAAAGATTTATCAACAGAATTAACTGCGCAAGGTGTGGGTCCGTGCGAGGTGGCACTGGCAGTACTACATCCCAACATTGCCTGGAGTGGCCGTATCAAAGGCGGCGGCGATATTATCGTTAACAAGATGCCAGTTGAAGTCAAAGCACGTGCAGCCAAAGGTGGCCGCTGGATCAATGCCCGCAAAGCCAACTTAGATCTAACAGGTATTCGTAGTGCTATTGCAAACTCAGCAGGCCGCCTTGTAAAAATTGGTGATCGTGTGGGTTTGGACAACTGGGTAAACACTATTCGTCCAAGAATCAATCCCAAGAACTTAAAAACAGTTTGTAAAGCCATTGCAGACGGCACATTCAATCATGTGCCCAATGGTGAATATCAAAAAGCACTCATGGACGGTGATGAAAACTCCATCCTACGTGCCATTGCCAGGGTTGGTTATAATAACTACAAAAAGTACAGTCAATTTGAAGGCATGTTGATCATGGACCTGCCCACAGAACAAGTACAATACTTCAAAGACTTTGACGACATGGAAGGCCAGATCAGCGTGAAAACTGCTTACATTCTGGCACCAGAAGCAGAAATGATGCCGCAAGTGGAACTAGCACCGGGTGCGTCTATACGTGCTGGACGTTTTGACGTGGCCAAATCTTTGCCACAAACTGGGCAAAAGTTATCTAAACAAAAAATTATGACCATTGCTCAGGCAGCAGCCAAAGAAATGGCCTATGAGCGAGGTGTGTCGGATCCGCAATCTATTGCCAACATAACTAATATGATTGCACAAGAATACACCAAAGGGACCGATCCAGCCAAAATTGGTAAAATGGTTTACAAAATGTTTCCTAAAACCAAAAAATCAGAACCTGATGCAACAGCACCAGCTCCGGTTGCAATACCAGCACGAACCATGGCGCCATCAGCGCAAACAGCGGCAACACCAGCACCATCTGCACAGAGACCCGTGTTTCCACGTGCTAGATGACGGTTGACAGCAATCTAAATAAATCATACAATAGCAATTTGGGCTCATAGCTTAATGGTAAAGCAGTCGACTCATAATCGATTGAGTCTGTGTTCAATTCACAGTGAGCCCACCAAACATCTGGCGTTAGTATAATGGATAATGCATGGGATTTCTACTCCCAGAATGAGGGTTCGATTCCTTCACGCCGGACCAAGACATAAGTAATTACATGGAAAAAAAATCAAACCTAGCCAAGGGCAGAGACAGTTATGACTCTACCACCACAGGCGGGATTATTCCGTTTTTTAATCGTAATGTAACACCTTACCCAACTGAAGCAGGTGGACCCAAGTTTGATCTTGTGCCCGTTACACAGCAAAAAGATCTCATGATCAACCATGCTAGGATGTATGCCCAGCAAGAGTACGACAGGATCATGGAACTGGTCTCAGTACTGGAAAAACAAGCACAGTCAATCAAACGACGACTAGATGTCACAGATGCAGTGCATGCCGCTGTATATCAGTTCAGTCCTGTGATGGGCCAGACTTACTGGTTGGTCTGGGACAAGCGCAAACAACATGTTCTACTGACACACCATGGGCCTAACGATTGGTCAAGCTCTGCACCCGAAGACTACGAATACCAAACGCAAGTGAAATACATGGGTGACCACACCTGGTTAGAAATTGAAGAATCGCGGTTGACATAAATAAATATTCAAGTTATAGTACACACATGAACACTCCATTCTACATAGGCCGATTACGAATATCATCTTTATGATGATCGTGCCCCTGTGATGGAATGGTAGACATAGCAGACTTAAAATCTGCCGCCGTTGAGGCGTACCGGTTCGAGTCCGGTCGGGGGTACCAAGTTTTTAATCCCCCGTTAGCTCATGGAGAGCAGGTCGTTTTATACACGATTAATCTAGATAAGGTCCAGGATGCAGTTCGATTCTGCAACGGGGGACCAGATACATTGTGAAAAAACAACAAAAGACTAAATAAACCATAAGAGGTTGACAGCATTGCTAAATATCTCTACAATACAAGACTTACACAGTGCAATAATGTACTGAGTATCAAAGGAAAAAGAAACAAAATGAAACCGACATTCGTTCTCAACTGCAAACAGCATAGCCAAGCATATTCATTTATGCCAGTGGCCTTGTGGTCTGCGACTGAGATTAGTAATGATCGCACACTACCAGGCACCAAGGGTCCAGGAGACTCGCACAGTTAACACAAATTAACTCAGCAAACTCCAAGGACCCTAGGCTTAAAACCCTGGGGTTTTTTGTTTTTAGGATCATGAAAAGTGTGTATAGGGAACGCGACCCTGCTGGCACTCAAAACATCGGCTATTAATGTGGGCGGCTTACCGGATGAGAAGTCTGTGGTGGAAACGCAGATGGTAAAATGGTAACGTATCAAAGCATTCTCTACCCGCGAGGGGACAAGTGGGTTCATCCATGAAGAGTGCTTTGATACCTACATTGGACGAACATGACTTACCGACTGTGAATCTGTAAGTGTTGCAAAGTCAACAACCAGTGTAGTATTTTTGCAACATGTTAAAAAAGCAGTTGACAGCAATGCCAGGATCACATATACTTGTGAAACTGTAGCAAACATCGTGTTGCTAACAAGGGTGCTGTTGTTGTTTTGCAACACAGTAGAAAAATTAGTTGACAGCAATGCAAATTGCAGTTACACTAACCCAACTGCAACATCGTTTGCAGACGAACAAATGTTCTTTAACATCGTTAAAAAGCAATGCCCAGGTGACGGAATTGGTATACGTGTTGGTCTTAGAAGCCAAATTTTGAGAGTTCGAGTCTCTCCTTGGGCACCATATCTAAATGTATTAGAGGTTGCTAACACCACTAGGTGCTTGCACTGAGGATAACCAGTTGACGGACTGGCTCTGTGCAAGTCACATGAAAGTTGAGGGGAAACCCAAGTATGACACGGTGGAGTATGTTAGACTGTAATGACGAAACGGAAGTAGCAGGAGACGGTCCTGTGAGGTAAGTGGAGTTCCTGTAGTATGTTTTGATATGGGCTTTATTTGTTCTGCCTTCTGTAAGCACAGAGGCAAGATCAAGCGTTATGTAACCAAAGCAATAAACAGTAAACTCGAGTAAAGCTGTTGAGCGAGGCATATAGTGCAGATGGCAGAACAAATAAAGTTTCGGGGCAGTTTATTGTCCTGTAGGCGGCTTGCCGTCTACGAAGAATAAGTAGGGTGACCTACCCAAAGCAGATGAGTCCTACACTCCTGCGCCAGAGATGGTTCATGTAAACAAGCCTGCTCACTATCGCAAGGTAGCGATCACTGATAAGACCGGTGGTTGTAACTGTGAAGCAAGTGTATGGGGAAGAATGTGTATCGACTGGCCCGTAAGGGAACCAGGGTGCATGAAAAGTAACAGGTGGTGCTGACTTCCATACAAAACCAACTTGTCAACAGGTATGAGAAAGGGTAGTATATTGGTTCGAGGGGTTGCACCCAAGGGCTCGTGTGCAATGTTAATGGGTGGTGGACTGTTTTGAAGCAGGACACTGGTCGTGAAACATCACTGATTACTCCGCAAGAGGAAAGGTATGTGGTGAGTTGTATTATGTAGTCCAAAAGATTATATAGCAACAGAGGTAGCTCATCACGGTAGGTTGATAAAGTTCAATGGTTGAACGCTAGCCTTTTAAGCTGGATGCAGTCGGGTTCAAATCCCAACTATCATTACAAAAACGCAAAGACTGCCTCGGTCATATGTGAAAAGTATCTAATACTTGACACGCAAGTGAATCAAGTCTAATGAAGCTCGCAAGGTGACATTAGTTTGTGGAGGGGGGTTCGTAAGGTGTTAGCGCACCTGAATAGCTCGCAAGGCTAACGGAATGGAATCCGCAGAATAGCATATGATGACACGTCTACTGCTTGACGTTAAAAACGGCGATACTGTAAGCAGACTAGGAGATCCGCAAGGACCCGAGTGGAAGTCAAGAGAAAGTACGCTCGCAAGGTGTACAATAATGCTTGAGGTGCTTATGGGAGAGATGTATTCTCAGTCCTCCACCATATAAAAACACACTGGTCTACCGCCACCGAGAGGTAGTTAAAGACAATGACAAGCAACAGCCAGTGTGTTTCTATATGGTATTATATAAGAACACATTTTCAATCTGAATTGACAGATACAAACAACCAAGGAGATCCGCTGGGTTCATTCCAGGTGCATCCTGAATTGACAGGAACAAGGTTGTAAGGGGAGCCGAGTGTGTTTCTATATGGTAAAAATTTGGAGGTGTAGGAAAATGGTATCCCCAGTGGACTGTAAATCCGCCGCCCTTGTGCATTGTTGGTTCAAGTCCAGCCACCTCCACCATTTATGCACGGTTCGTCTATCGGTTTAGGACACTAGCCTTTCACGTTAGTAAGACGGGTTCGATTCCCGTACCGTGTACCATTTTTAGGTGCCAAAGTGTTCATGGACGCACACGAGCCTGTCACGCTCGAAGAAGGGGATCGTTACCCCTTGGCACCGCCAATTTTTAGAGGAGCCTTGCATCCGTGCTCAGGCTTAAACAACACAAGTGTCCTGTAGCTAGAACGTTCTGCCTAATCAGCAGATAGTGTGACCCGCACGATGAGAAGTGGTGTGATAGCCAAGGGTGGTAGTCTTCCTACCGAAAGGCCGCTGGCAATGCGACAACGGAACCCGTCGGGAAGTGGGTGGAGGCCGTGCGTGATGACTCCAAAGGTCTGATACGGTATAATTACCACCGGGGTTCGCAGAGCATTTTATTTAATCAAGGAGATTGACATGAAACGAGGTAAACTCTAGTGTCGCTCTAGGCATCCGTATGGTCTAGGGTTGGCACGTAAAATCAAACAATACGTACAACCCTGTGTGGCGCAGTTGGTAGCGCAACGGACTCTTAATCCGCTGGTCGTCAGTTCGAGCCTGACCGCAGGGACCATATGGAAGCATAACTCAATGGCTAGAGTACCCGGCTTTTAACCGGATAGTTGTGGGTTCGAGTCCCACTGCTTCTACCATATGAAAACATACTAGTTGTCCTTGCAAGCGATTGCATTGAGAACTTGCGGAGCTCTACACATACAGCTCGCCCAGAAAGACGATACACAAGTTGGAAACGACTTGCAAAGTTGCGATGGCTGCGTTAGACTGGCTCACTAGTGTGTTTCCATATGGTATTATTGCCTATTAGCTCAGTGGTAGAGCACCGTCTTGATAAGGCGGGGGTCCTTGGATCGTTCCCAAGATAGGCAACCATTGCAATTAGCATGATCGTGTGTTATACTAAGTAAATAAAACAAAGGAACTTAATGTCCGACGAATACATCACTGGTAGAACATCACAAGAGGCAGCACAAATGATAGGTAATCAATTTGACCTAGTGTTGATTGCATCAGCTAGACTAAGAGAAATCAAAGCTGGACATAGATCAAAAGTTGTATCAACAAATGGTCCTATTATTCAAGTGCTTGAAGAAATTGAACAAGGTAAAGTAGGTCGCGAATATTTGAAGAAAGTTCGCGACAAATAAGTAAAACACATGCGGGCGTAGCTCAGTTGGTAGAGCATTACCTTGCCAAGGTAAATGTCGAGAGTTCGAACCTCTTCGCCCGCTCCAGATTTTATTCCGCAGTAGCTCAGTTGGTAGAGTAGATGACTGTTAATCATTTGGTCGGTGGTTCGAGCCCACCCTGTGGAGCCAGTGTTATGGGGGATTGGTATAGTTGGGAACACAGTAGCTTTGCAAGCTTCAGTCAGCGGTTCGACCCCGCTATCCTCCACCAACATTGCATCGTTAACTCAGTGGTAGAGTAGCGCCTTTACACGGCGAATGTCGGGAGTTCGACCCTCTCACGATGCACCAGATTTTATTGCGGGGTTCGTATAGTGGTAATACCTTAGCCTTCCAAGCTAAAGCGAGGAGTTCGATTCTCCTACCCCGCTCCAGTTTCAAGCCCTGTTAGTTAAGTGGTATAACAACTGTTTTGTAATCAGTAGTTGGCAGTTCGATTCTGTCACGGGGCACCATCAATTTCGGAGTGTGGCGCAGTCTGGTAGCGCACCTGGTTTGGGACCAGGGGGTCCAAGGTTCGAATCCTTGTACTCCGACCAAGTTTTGAGAGTGTCAGCAAGCGCAGTCACGCTATCTAGGTAAGTTCGAACTACCAAAATAGTAAAAGGGGACGGGTTCAACTCCCGGCTGCTCGGAAGAGCGGTGCAGATTGGTTGCTAACTGGACAGGCGCCCAAGTGATATCCATCGCGAGCGAGGTCAGGCTAGGCGGCCGGTAAGTCCTGAATAAATCTACGATAAACGCGGCGTAGGCTCTCAAATTCAATCTCTCCCTTGCATACGGAGTACAATGAGACAAGTTGTATGCAGTCTACAGACCCCTGCTTTGCTAGGTTGTGCAGTAAACAATCTAGCACTAATTATGCGACCATAGCTCATTTGGATAGAGTACAACGCTACGAACGTTGGGGTGGTAGGTTCGAATCCTGCTGGTCGCGCCAGTTTTGTTCGGGAATGGTGTAGAGGTAACACAACAGACTTTGACTCTGTCGTCCTAGGTTCGATCCCTAGTTCCCGTGCCAATCAATGGAGTCGTTAGTTTAGTGGCAAAACCGCGGGTTGTGATTCCGCTATCACGGGTTCGATTCCCGTACTTCTCCCCAAACATGCCTCGGTAGCTCCAATGGTAGAGCAGCAGATTGAAAATCCGTGTGTTACTGGTTCGAGTCCAGTCCTTGGCACCACACATTGCCCCTTTAACTCAGTGGACAGAGTAGCTGGCTTCGAACCAGTTAGTCGGGGGTTCGAATCCCTCAGGGGGCTCCATAAATATTTGTATGGACTACTCACACGAAGACTATGTTAAGTTTATACAACAAAGTGTAGAGTCAGTGTGTCCTGTGGAATACAAGGGCAACGAAAGAATGCACAGGCTGTATCATGCAGGTTTTCTAGCAGGATATCTAGCCAAGATGCTGGAAAAAGATCCTTACTATGTGCGCGAATTCAAACGCCACATTGAGCATATCAAAAAACTAAACAAACCGCTATAGTTCAGTGGATAGAACAAAACACTCCTAAGGTTAAGACGGAGGTTCGATTCCTCCTAGCGGTACCAACAGTTCCTTAGCTCAGTTGGTAGAGCGTTACGTTGACATCGTAAAGGTCAGTGGTTCAAGCCCGCTAGGAACTACCAAAATAAACATTGACAGCAATGTGCTATCACTATATAATACAAACAACTGGAAACGTGGCCGAGTGGTCTAAGGCAGCAGGTTGCTAACCTGTCGTGTCAAGTAATTGGCACCGAGAGTTCGAATCTCTCCGTTTCCGCCAAGATTATCGCGGGCAGGGCGGCCACCACTCCGGTCTCATAAGCCAGGAGCATCCCAGGTTCAAATCCTGGGCCCGCAACCAATATGCAACGGTGGCAGAGCGGCCCAATGCACGGGATTGCAAATCCCGAAAACCGTGAGTTCAAATCTCACCCGTTGCTCCATACATGGCTCCGTAGTTCAGTCCGGCAGAACGTTGGTCTCCAAAACCAAATGTCAGAGGTTCAAATCCTTTCGGGGTCGCCATTTCAGGAAGTGTAGCATAGTGGCTAATGCGCCACCTTCATACGGTGTTTATCGTGAGTTCGAGTCTCACCACTTCCACCACTCAATACCCCTCTGGCGCAATTGGTAGACGCGGCTCTCTCAAAAGGAGTGTGTTCCCCGTTCGAGTCGGGGGAGGGGTACCACGCTCTTGTAGTTAAGTGGCATAACGGCTCCATGGTAAGGAGCAATCGACAGTTCGATTCTGTACTTGAGCACCAAATATCTATTGACGAAGCTTGTGCAACAATATATAATGTAACAATGATTAAAGTGTTCGTCAATGGTACGTTTGATATCCTGCATCCGGGGCATGTGATGCTGTTGCAGTATGCGGCTAGTCTTGGCAGGGTAACAGTTGCTATAGATACAGATCGTCGTGTACGACAGCTAAAAGGCACAGGCCGTCCGTTCTTCAATCAAGATGAACGCAGGCTAATGTTGCAAGCTCTAAGGTACGTGGACAAGGTTTGTACTTTTGACACAGATCAAGAACTAGAACACCTGATCCAAACAAGCGAGCCAGACATCATGGTCAAAGGCAGCGACTATCGTGGTCGGCCAATCATTGGTGAAGAACATGTGCCACGCATTGAATTTTTTGAAAGACTCGATGAGTATTCCAGTACAAAAGCAATTCAACATATTGTTACTAGGTGACAGTTGTTTAGATGTTTATCAATATGGTGTTGTGGATCGTATGAGTCCAGAAGCACCTGTTCCTGTGTTCACACCCACCACAGAAGAAAAACGCCCAGGCATGGCGGCCAATGTATATGAAAATCTCAAAGCACTTGGCCTAGATGCAAATTTTATCACAGGGCAACAAAGTGTCAAGACACGATTGATTGACAGTCGTAGCAAGCAACAGATTGTTAGAATAGATGCTGATGTCAAAAACGATCCGCTAGTGTTTGAAACAGCAATACCACAAGTGTATCATGCCATTGTGATCAGCGACTACAACAAAGGCCTGATCACATATGAGCTGGTGGAAGAACTACGCAGAGAATTTCCGGGTCCTATTTTCATTGACACCAAAAAGCAGGATCTAAAAAGATTGAAGGTTGCATTGTAAAGATCAACGAAGTTGAATACAAGGCAAGACACAGCGATTGCACAAACATGATTGTAACGCTGGGTAAAGAAGGCGCTTTGCACAATTTTGTCATGTATCCGGCGCCTGAAATAGACGTTACTGACGTGTGTGGAGCCGGTGATACATTCTTGGCAGCATTGGCATATGAATATCTAAATACAGATGGTGACATGAGTCAAGCAATTTTATTTGCTATTCGTGCCAGCGCCGTTACTGTACAACACACTGGTGTGTATGCACCAAGATTGGATGAAATACGATGACACAGTTAAAAGGATTAGTACCCAAGGGGTGGGGTTCAGAATTTATCTGGGCTACCAATGACAAGTACTGCGGCAAGATGATGAACTTTAATACTGGCGCCAAGTTCAGTATGCACTTTCATCAATTCAAAGAAGAAACATGGTATGTGCAATCAGGACGATTTATTGTGCGTTGGATTGACACTGCCACTGCTGAACTGCACGAAAAAGAACTGCGTGATGGTAGTGTATGGCACAATGAACCTTGCAAACCTCATCAGCTGGAATGCGTCGAAGCAGGCACAGTGATTGAAGTCAGCACACCGGACTCTGTGGAAGACAATTACAGAGTAGCAAAAGGCGACAGTCAAAAGTAATGTTCTTTTGTATCAAGCCCACACAAGACACCAAGTTCCCTGCGCAGTATCCGCTGACCAAAGAACTTTGGCTCAATTGTGATCTAGGTTGGCAAGAGATACACACCCAGTATGGTTATGCATACATCAAGGGCTATTGCTTTCAGCGTGGCATCAATCATGTGCTGGCAGAAGAACTGTTTGAAAATGCACAGCCTAGATTTGAAGGTAACTTTGTAGCAGTACTAGCTCATAAAAACGGTACAGTGACAGTTACCAATGATACCAGTAGAGCAACACCACTGTTTCGTGACGATGCCGAGCATGCAGTTGGCAACATTGAAGTACAACATCCTGTGAACGTATGGGCAGATGCCTGGGTAACTATTGATCAAACCATACATGAACATCGTTGTACAGTGATTCCTGTGCCAGGGTCCACACGCAGTTTTACTGAAGTGGTAGATGAAATGCACAACTTGTTGACTGCTAAGTTTTCGTGGTTGGGTCTAAACGCAGACAACATCAAGGTATTTTACTCTGGTGGCATCGATACCTTGCTGTGTATCAGTTATCTACGAGCACTGCACATACCACATGAATTGATCATGGCTGAACACACTGACTACGATCAGTTCACAATTAATTTTGAATCTCAGTTGCGTGAACACTGGGGTTATAACCAAATACATCATTACCGCAAGCCCACTATTCTAGTCACTGGGGCCTGTGGCGATGAGTATTTTTTGCGTGGGCCTGCAACAGCAAATATCATGCTGATGCATCTAGGCAAAAATATGGAACAGGTGTTAGAACCTGAGCATTATCATTACCTGTACTTTCAAGGTGTAGAGAAATCTGCTATCTATGCAAGACAACAGCAGGACGAACAAATACAAAAGGTAATACAAAGCAAACAAACAACTGCGGAGCATATTCTGCGGATGTGCATTAACGATCACCAGCACTGGCATCTTGGACGCACTATTACATTCACGCCGTTCAAGGACATACAACTGTTAAAACTAACACTAGAGCTGGACGAAAAAAATATAATTGACGCCATCGTTGATGCTAGTATACAAAAAGAGCTTGTCCGTCGCAATGACGCCGGGCTCTTGGCCTATTTGGCCGTGAACAAAAATCTAGATCGCACAGGCATATATCGCCTGCAAGATTTATACAACTAATGGAAGTGTGGCAGAGTCCGGTTTATTGCAACAGTCTTGAAAACTGTCGTGTCGAAAGGCACCGTGAGTTCGAATCTCACCGCTTCCGCCAAACATAGAATAAAGGGGCTACGGCCCCTTTTTTCACGACTGTAATAAATACGCATATAACTCAACTAGGAAATTTCCATGATCATCCCATCCAACTCAGAAAAATTTGACAAGCAATGGCTAGAACTCATCAGCCATGACCCTGTTCATCCAACCATTGCCAAAGAATCTCGCGCAGTGGGCACACGTACTGTGCTCATGTACGACGAAGACGAGCAACACCAATGCATGATTTGCACCAAGGTAAGTGACGATTTGGTACGAAGCATGAAAGACATCTTTGTAGACAGCAAAGAAGAAGGTTTGACTGCCATGTTCTACACCATCTTCCGTTTGCCTGACGCACTAATGGGCGTGGGTGCTAGAGCATTAAGAGAAGCTGTGAATCATTTTAGCGCACAAGGTGTGAAGAATTTCTACACACTAAGCCCTATTCCCAGCTTGCGCAAGCACTTTGATACTCAGCCCACTGAAGAACAAGTGCGTGAGTTTATTGCTCTACGCAAAGATCCTGTGGCCAAGTTCCATTTGGGCAATGGTGCTAGCCTACATGCAGTTAACTTTGACGCAGACGCCAGCGACATCCGCCAGGACGAAAGCTGGGGAATTATGGTCAACTACCGTTACACCGTTTAACCATAAATACTGGATACAGATGGCAAAAGTATCCTATGCAAACAATTGAAGCGTTTTTTTATAAAAATATCCTAGAAATTCAGGTCATAGATCCAGCCATCTTCTCTACGAGGAACAGGATCGTGTACAGCAGAACAATAAAAATCTACCAGGGTATTGATAACCCTATTCACATTGTGACCAAAAATCAGGATCAAAAAGCTGTTGATCTAACTGGTTACGATGTGCAAGTTGACATACAAGATCCAGAAAACAAACTCACAGTAGAAACTTTCACTGTGGATTTTGTTACTCAGAACAAGGGTCTAGGCGTGTTCACAATACCAGCTTCAGTGGTTAATGCACTAGATCAAAGACACTATGAATTCACAGTCAAGTTGATTGACTTGACTTCCAACGACGAAACGCCATTGTACATTGACGACAACTACAGCGTGAGATTACCTGTACAGGTACTAAGTGGCTACTATTCAAATACTCCTGTACTTCCAGTCGCAATATATGACGGTGTAGTTGACGCCGGAGAACTATAATAAAATGGCTACAGCAAACGTACAAATTAAAAAGATCCTAGTAGGTCGCGGCAACACCACAGTAAGCAGTACCTACACAGGCGTGCGTGGTGAAATCACCATGGACACAACGTTGAAAACTCTACGTGTGCATGACGGAGTTGTTGTGGGTGGTACACGATTGGCCACCTATGCTGAACTTGCCAACGTTGCAGTGGGCAACATTAACCTAAGTGGTTATGCAACCACAGCACAAATCACAGCGGCAAATGCAAACGCAGCCGTTCAAGCAGTAGCAATCAACTCCATTAACGCCAATATTGGTGCGTTCCAAACCTATGCCAATGCTACATTTACAGGTGGCGGCGCAGGTACTTACAGCAATGCCAATGTGGTTGCATACCTAACCACAGTTGCTGGCAACATTATTCCCTCTGCCAATGTAGTATACAGCCTAGGCAGTGCCACACGTCAGTGGAAAGATCTCTGGGTCAGCAACAACACCATTTACATCAATAGCATTCCATTGAGTATCACTGCTGATGGATCATTGTTGGTAAACGGTGCACCTGTAAGTGGTGCCAGCACCTATAGCAATGCCAATGTTGCGTCTTATCTAGTGGCCAATCCACAAAGCGGAACATACTCGAACACCAATGTTGCGGCATACATGGCTCCGTTTTATACCTATGCTAATGCAACATACAGCACAGTGGCCAATGCAGCCACGCAGGCGACACAGATCAACACAATCAATGCAAACGTTGCCGCAGCCAACGGTGCTATTATCACAGCCAACACAGGAATGCAGAGCTATGTTGATGCAGTTACCACTGCATGGACAGCAAATGCCGCAGCCGCACACGCAGAGATTGACGACCTACGTGCTAATATTACCGCGGCCAATGCAGCCATTGCTACCTTGCAAACTGGATCCGGATTTGCAACAATACAGCAACTGACCGCAAACGTGTCAGCAGCCAACTCAGCTATTGTCACTGCCAACACAGGCATGAAGAGCTATGTTGATGCAGTTACCACTGCATGGACTGCTAATGCTGGTACACAGGCTACAGATATAAATGCGCTTCGTGCAAACATCACCGCGGCTAACTCTGCTATTACCACACTACAAACACAGGTCTATAGTAATGTTAACACAGCCGCGTACCTGGCAGGCAATGTAACCACTGGCAATCTAACTGTGTCATACAATGCAGTGGTACTTGGTAACCTTCAGGTCAATGGTACTCAAACCACAGTTAATACAGCCACTTTGAATGTAGCTGATTTGTACATAACAGTGGCCAATGGTGCAATCAACAGCGCGGCAGCAAACGGTGCTGGTCTGCGTGTGGCTGGTGCGCTGGCCAACATCTCTTATTCATCTGTTAGTGACTCGTTTGAATTCAACAAACCAATCACAGTTGGCAACGTGATTTTTGCTAACAACACCAGATTCTTTAACAACAACATCACACTACCAAACGGTCAAGGATTCAATTGGCATTTTTACGATCCAATGATTGGTGGTGCTACAACTACTTTATATTACAATGGACTAACAACTACACTTGGTTCGTGGGTATTAGAGACTGGCAATGGCACAAACGCCTGGATACTGGACAGCGATACTCAAGAGTTTTATCTATTCAATGGCGCTGGTGATGGCAAATTGGTATTTGGCAACGCATCCAATGCAGGTACAGGCAGTATCAACGATATTGAATTAAAGTCAACTAATGGTAATGTTTATATAACAGCCAATGCAGAACCTTGGACCTTTAGAGAAGACGGTAACCTGTTCTTGCCAAACAACATGAATTTCATGAGCAGTCCTGCAATATCCACTACAGGTATTGTGTTTGGTGACGGCTCATTCCAACGCACAGCATACACACAGGCACCTATCAGTGTTCTGTTCAACAGTGGGTACAATGCCGTACTAGACACCGCCGGTAATCTCACAGTACCTGGTAGCATACTGCCCAACTCAGACAATGTGTTTGATCTAGGCAGTTCACTCTATCGTTTCCGTCACTTGTATGTGGGCCCAGGCACGGTGTATATTGGCAATGCCGCAATCAAGTCCACCGTATCTGGCAACTTGATTCTGCCAGGCGTGACTCGTGCAGTGGCCAGTTCGGCCTTTGTGGAACAAGTGGAAGAAACTGGGGATCAGTCCTACAGCTTTGCAACCAATCCAACCATAATTGACAATGCTCACTTTGCCTTCTTGAATGGCAACGCTGACAATTTATCATTCACTCCAGCAACTTATTCATCCAGCGGCATTGACGACGAAGGATACATTAGAAACATCACTGTTGACACAGCAGGATCGGGATATAGTGGCCAAGTGGCAGACTTGGCAGAACAGAACATGTGGGCCACTGAGACAGCGGATCCCATCAACAACTTTGTTGCTGGAGACTGGACACAGATTCCATTCCGTGCAGAAACTCGTGCAGGCGAAAGCGAATACGATTTTGATGCAGGTGGCGGTGCCAACACTGGCAACATCACATTTACTGATGATGAGATTGGATCCACAAGCAATGTAGTTAATATCAATGCCAGTTCATACGCACAGCTACAAAGCGGCAACGTTTATATATGGGCAGAGAGTAGTGATGGCGATACGGGTGCGGCTTACATTCAAGTGGGCAGTGGAACATTTGAATTTAATAACGTTGGTGATTCCCCAAAACTAAAACTACCCGCAGGTGCTGACATTGTCAACAGCGACGGTGAGAGTGTGCTAGGTGGCAACGGAGTCGGAAGTAGTGATAGATTAACAAATGGTGCCAATGAAGTTGTACTTGAAGCAGATGGAAACATAACATTACCACTGGGTAGTACAATAGGTGAAACAGAAACCACCACAGTTATTTCACCACCTGGGGCCGCTGCCGGACAGAGTCTGGTTATTCGTCCAACTGCGGGTGGTACTTTAACTGCCAGCGGTGCGATTGTTCCTGGACAAAATTTAACAATTACTCTAAACAATATAGATGCCAGTCTTGATATTACAGGCGTAACTTATGAAATCACTGGAGCAACAGCGCAACAGTTGGGCATAGGCAGTTTGACAGGAACATTCCCTGCTTTTTCTCCAGCTGGTGAACTTCCTCAAACAACTACGGTAGTACTACCAATTCCTGAATATACCAGTGCTACCACATTTACATTGACAGTGGGCGGCGACAACCCTTGGAACACTGCCTTTATAACAGTCACCGACAATGGTGTTATTGAAACCAGTCACATCCACTTGGTAGCAGGTGATCCCGCAACAACTGACATATACCTAGGCGACGATGACCAGTATGTGAAGATTGAAAAAGACGGCGGTGATGTTGTTATTGGCACTGACACAAATACCAAGCATTGGACATTTGACACCAGCGGCATGCTAACATTCCCGTCGGGCATGACCATGGGAAACACAGGCGCCGGCGATGTCATAGAAACAACTGCCAATAGTTTCATAGGCATTTTGGCACAAGGATCAGCTGGTGGTGTTGGTGTACAATGGGTAAATGATTATAGCAACCCAACATCTGTTGCAGGGATGATAATCAACAGTCCGTTTGCTGCCAACGGTGCTGTTCAACTCATAACTGGCTCTTTTGATCCAAGTGATCCAACATCCATAGAACACACATGGACATTTGGTGCTAACGGTACTGTGGTAGTGCCCGGCGCAATCGTTGCTGGCGTTTCAAACTCAAAGGCCTATCGCGGATTCTATGCCACTGTAAATCAAATATCAGAACAAGATGGCGGCGCAGATGACGATCCATCACTGAATCAAATCATATTGAGTCGTAGCGCCGCCATGCGTGGCTATAACCTGTCTGATGACACCAATGAAGATACATTCTTTGCCAATGGTATAACTGGCAGCAGTCATGTGGCTGTGATTAACCTCTACGGCGCCGACACCAGCGATCCAATACCTTTGGAACACATCAAAACTTTTGTTCGAACCTACATTGATTTGGTTCTGTATGATGGCGATACTTTACGAACAGATGTTGCTGACATACAAACAGCATTTGACACAGCACAAGCAGATTTGATAGACAGCTTGCCGGCCGACACTCTGCATACTCCGTTTGATTTCAATGAAATACAAGCAGTGATCAACACCGCAGGCATGACCACATCGGGCACTGGCTCAGGTTTTGTGTACTACTACAACAATGATGGCCGTACTTACAGTGGGTCTGAAGAAACACAAATCTTGGTTGCAGGCACTGGATATCAAGTCAACGACACTATCACAGTTCCTGGCACAGTGCTAGGTGGTATTGCTCCTGATGACAACATGACAATCACTGTGACTGGGGTCAATGGATCTGGCGGAATTACCAATCTCACACGATCAGGCAGCATGGCCAGTGTCAGATTTGACAACTTGTTTGCAAAACATTTTATCGTTGAAGGCAACAACGACGCCTACGATCAAGGCAACTTTATTGGCACTGACCTCAGTGAGTGTGTGTTCACAGCCACTGCCAATGCCGCAACTGAGAGAATTACTGTGTCCGCAGTGACCTCAGGTGAACTGGCTCCATTCCAGGCATTTTGGTCACAAAACGAAGACAACCACAATTACATGATACTGCATCAGGTGTCAGGCACGCCAGGCGGAGCGGGCGTTTACGCTCTAGGTGGTTATGATGACATCAATGACCAAGCAAATGCCACTGTTTACACATCCAATGGCATATACTATGGCATAAATGATCCGCAGTACAACAGCCCGGCATTTGGTGGCGACTATGTGAGCATGGTCAACACTGAAGTGGGCATGTTCACCATGGTGGCAGTGAATGCTGACATTGATCGTGTTAGTTATCTTGGTGAAACTGGAGCCGACAGTGACGGTGTAAAGATACTCACAACTGATTTTGAAATTGGCGATGGCACAGTTGAGCGCCTTCCAATAGAGTTAGTGGTTGGCACCAACACCTGGGCATTTGAAAACACAGGCAATTTGACCCTGCCACAAACATCAAATGTTGGCATTACATTCAGTGATGGCACATTCCAGAAAACAGCTTATACAAGACTGGACAACCTGATGCTGGATGGTGGCGCAGCCGCTGCCATATATGAAGTCACAGTGGACTACGCAGAAGGCGGATTCTCATCAACAAGATACGGAGTAAACACACCATCGTTCAATGGAGGTGGCGCGGAAATAACTGAACCAACCTATTACACATTAAACGGGGGCGGAGCATAACATGGCAAATAGAATACAACTACGAAGAGACACAGCCGCTAACTGGACCAGAGTCAATCCTGTTCTAGAGGATGGAGAACCAGGTTTAGAAATAGACACCAACCGGGTCAAGTATGGTGATGGCAACACAGTCTGGACTGCACTGGCCTATGCCACTACCAGCGGCAGCACATTGGTCAACGGTGCAAACACAGTTAGTCTTGAATCAACTGGTGCATTAACATTACCAAACGGTTCTACCATAGGAGATGCTGATACTTTCTCTGGTGTACCAATAACCACGGACCGTGGTACAATATTGCTGGGCAACAGTCCTGAAATTGGCCTAGCTGATCATTTCCATATAATGAAAGGTGGACAGCAGGCCCTTGATTTATTCTTAGGTGATGACAGTAATTATGTAAAACTTCCTTGGGGAGGCGGAGTTGAAATCGCCTCACAAGGTAACAGCACTCAATATTCTTGGACCTTTGGCACAGATGGCACCTTGACATTACCTACCGATGGCAACATCAACTTTGCCAACGGTGTAAACATACTCAGCACAGTGGGTGCTGGCACATACTCAAATGCCACTGTGGCCAGTTACCTGTTAGAATTTGATGGGGACATTGAATTTACTTCAAGCACAGCACGAATTGGCAATGTGGATGTGATCACAGTGACGGACTCCATACGAAGTCCTGCTTACCAATTCAGCAATGGTGTAAGCATACTGAGCAATCTTGCAGCCAGCACCGGCGACATCACATTTTCTGGCAGTGATATCACAGGCCTAGGTACCAATGTAACCATCACAGCCGACACCACAGACTATGTATTCTATTCCAACGGTACAACAACATTCCCAGCCACTGGTAATATCACTGCCGGTAACCTAACAATCACAGGTAACCTTGATCAGCCCAATCGCGGATTTGGCAATGGTCCAGGAACCGATTTATACATCACCGCAGGTCACACCCAGGGCTGTAGTATACCGGGTGGTGACACCATAATATCTGGTGGATTAGGATATAATGGTATAGCACACAACGGTGGTAATGTAACTCTACGCACAGGCGATGACTACTCTAATCAATGGAACTTTGATTATGCTGGTAGCCTAACATTCCCAAGCAACTTAATAATAGGGTCAAACCCACTTGGTTCTGGCACCATAATATCACAGGCCAATGCTGAGATCACAGTGGCCACAACCGGCAATGCCGCTACCTATATTGGCTGGAGTGAGTTTGAATTTGAACCAGGCAACATAGCCTTGGTTGCGTTCAATGACACAACTGGTGCTGTTGCTATTCAAACTGGAGCCACCACCGGTCCTGAAGCATTCATTGAATGGATCTTTGACGCAGACGGTACATTAACATTCCCAACTGGTGGTAATTTAATATTTGATTCTAGTGCCACCAGTGTGATTGATGGTGTGACCAGCATCACTGCCAACGGCAATGTTACTGCCACACAGTACAACTTTGCCAATGGCGTAAACATATTTGACACAATCACAGGTGTGACCAGTATCAGCACATCAGTTACCACTGAAACCTATAGTGATGCCACTGGTGATTTTAGTTACGGATTGTTAGGATACAGCTATGCAGTCAACGGTGTAACCAATTCGTTTGAAATACGATACTCTGCTCCCTTGGCGTTTGGCAATGTGGACATCAATGTTGGCAATGTAACAGCAACTGGCACAGCAAATGTGGCCAACTTGATAGTGTCAGGACCTGCACCCAGCACACTGTCAGGATCCGCAGGCGACCGAGCTGGCATGGTTCGCGTGGACAGCAACTACATTTACTATTGCACCAGCACCTTTGCTTCAAATGTCTACATAGTGGGTTGGGGCGGTGCAGTTAGTAACACGCTGTTTATAACACAAGGTGCATACCCAACTCCACAAGTGGGATGGATCGTTAGTCAAGGCGGGTACGATTTTACCATTGATACCATATCCGATGATGGATACGGCAGTTGGCAGATTACCTGGGTTGGTACCCCGTACGGCTCGCCCACAGGCGGTAACGCCACACTGACCAATCCAACTCAGCCTGCAATTTGGAAATCAGTTCCACTCAGTGCGTTCCAGACAGCGGCAAATGCAACCACCAGACTAACCAACGGTGGCAGCGAAGTTGCGCTACAAGCCAATGGTGTAACCACATTTGGAAATACTGCTACCATCAGCAACAACGGGGAGTTTAGACTCTGGGCTGACAACGACATCACTGTGTATCGCAACGGCCAAGATGGATACGGTGTCAAAGCTGGAAGTGTTGAAATCTTTACCAACAATGGTCAGAGAACAGTGATAACCAGCGCGGGCCTTGAAATCAAAACCGGCAACTTGATTATACCCAACGACAAAGCAGTGGTATTTGCTAATGGCGTAAACATATTATCAACTGTAGCAGGCGGTGGAGGTAGTTATGCCAATGCAGATGTAGCAGCGTATCTAGCAGCCAACACAGCCATATACCTTGGTAACCCTGTCACAAGACCTGCGCTACAGGCCAACGTTACACAAACGTTTATTGGTAACACAACCACAATTGGAGCAGGTAGCAATCAACTTGGCGGCACCTATATCTTAAACAATGCTTACTTTGGTGCCAATGGTGCAATGTATGCTAGAAACACACAAACCGGAGCCGCACAGTTCTCTATAAGCGGCGGTAGTTTTAGCTGGGCTGGTACAACTGGTGCTGTAACAGCAGGCTCAGTCCAAGGATTTGGATTATGGGCGAGCTTGAACGGCAGTACTTTTGCAACACAAAACAGTATTAGTATTGCCAGTGCAGGTACAATGACCATTGCTGGTGCTGGTGGTTTGATAACATCACAGTCTGTTGGCGCATTGTTTAACACCACTGCAACCACTATCAACTTGGGTGGTGCGGCAACCACAATCAACATGGGTGCAT